GCGGTCACCGACACACCAGCGCCCCCGCCAGCACCCACCGTCCCGGACCGGGCCGAACCCCCACCCGACGACAACTGGACACCCCACCCCCGGCGCGGCAACCACAACAACAACGACAGCGACGCGCACCGCGAAGGGGATGACCACAACGACCACTGGAACAGCCACCCCGACGGCGAACCGAGTGATAGTGACAACGGGCTGCTGATCACCATCGGTGGCCTACCATGACAGCCGGCGAGTTCGATGAGTTTGACACCGCCGAGCCCCCACCACCGCGTCAACGGTCAACGGTCGTGAGTGTCCGGCTCAACGACGAAGAACTGGAATCACTTCAGAAGTACGCAACAGACCACGGTCTCACGATCTCAGGGTCGCTGCGCGCACTCGCGATCGAAGCCGCCCACCGTAGCGACGAGTCCAGTAAAGACCTGACGATCGCGGTGCACCGCGAGAACGGCTTGTGGTGGGCCGCGATCCGCGGTCACAACCATGTTGTTGGCGGGAACACCTTTGAGGAATTGTCCCGGCGGCTTAACGAAGCCCTGCACCTCAGTGGGCTTAGCCGGGAGCAGACCGTTTTCTCAGTCAAGTGGTATCCGCCGTCGGCAGCAGCAGTCAACACGACCGTCGCGCCCGCGATCGTGCTCTGGGACCGGGCCCCGTGACCGACCACCGGTGTCGGCGCGCGGAACGCTGCTACGAGTCCACCAAAATTGAGCTACGCCCCCCCGTGTGCGACGAATGCCGATGCCACCTCGGCCCCGGATACGCATGCAGTGTCAGCGGCGGCTGCGGGCATTTACATAAAACGGTCCCCACCCGAGTAGGCGGCCCGATCATGGCCGCCGACGGGTTGTGCCCCACCTGCACCCGCGTGGTGGTATACGCCATCAACGAACTCCCCCGCGACTACGTCGACCTCCACGTCGCACTCGAACACGGTGTGATCGGCATGACCGACCTAGTCGCCGCCACCAAAGATCTACCAGCACCGCTGCGGATCAACGTGGCCGCCGTAGCCGCCGAAATGGTGCGGATCGCCACCGTGTTCGCGGAACCCGTCGCGGAGCTCCTACGCATCGACTGGGACTCCCAAAAAATGGACCGCAACGCACGGCCAGGGTTCGCGCTGCAACGCGCCACCCGGCTACTCGGCCGCCACGTCTCCGTACTGCTCGCCCTCAAAGGCGTCGAAGTGCAAATGTGGGCCGACAACGGCTGGTACTCCTCGTATGAGCAAACCGACGGCATCAGCGGCGCCCTGGCGCTACTCGAACTGCATCACGCGTCACGCGTGATCCTCGGGTTAACGAAACTCACCCACGAACTCCCCCGGTCGGCGCCTTGCCCAGCGTGCGGGGGGCAGTTGGTGCGGGAAAACGGGGCCAGCGAGGTCCACTGCGTCCGGTGCCCCGTGGTTTTCCCCGAGGAGGAGTACCGGCGCCTAGTCCTTGTGTGCCTCGCAGCCAGGCAAGCCGAAGAGCACCAACCCACGGTGGCGTGAGCAGCCAGTGGCCATGGCCGGGTGACACCGCCCTGACCCGAGCCCGGCGGATCGCCGCCAGCTACCGAGCCGTTCTGGAAGACATAGCCCCCGACATATGCCACCAACTCGACCAACAAATGATCACCATGGGGGTTGATTGGATCGTCCCCCGGGTGGTGGCGTGGTCCGAGGACGATTGGATGTCCGCGGAGCAAGTCGCCCAGTACGCCGGTGTGTCCCTCGCCACCGTGTACTCCTGGCGGCACCGGGGCATGCCGTCGCTGGTCACGAATGAGGGGATCAGATTTCAGCATGGGGTGGTTCGGCGCTGGATCGCCGGGCACCGCGACAGTTCTTGACCGCCCCCGCGTTTGCGTGATCGCGTTCTAGTGCCATACCCTGACGGACGGCATTACTATGCCCAGTTCCGCCGACCTGCCCCCGGGTCGGCGGATTTTTTGCGTCCACCCCCACCTGCCCCACAAATCCACCCAAGGGGGGAGGCGCGCTGTGATCGTTCTCGGTCTCGTGTTGATAATCGTGGGTTACCTAGTCGGGATCGGTGTGCTCGAAACGTTAGGGCTGATCCTGCTAGTAGTGGGGGTCATCCTGGCCATTTTGGGGGCCACACCGTACGCGGTCGGTGGCCGCCGGTGGTACTGGTAGCCAGCCGGTGACGATCCACGAGTGTCATCCGGTGCCGCTGGTGCCCCCAGGCACCGTGGAGGAACGCACCAAAGCCCGCCTCACGGCCGCACGGTTCGCCCGCGACGCAGACGAGCTGCGGACACTGCTCGACATGCTGGCGCTCTGGCCCAACCAAGACCCACCACCCCGGTAACCACCGCCAGGGGTGGAGCAACGCCCCCAACGGGCAGCACGTCTAAGCAACACAACAATTGGCAACTCATCAGGTCGGGGTCACACAAAGGAGCAAGAATGGTCGCTGTCGGTAAGCGTGCCTTGGTTGTGGCTGGTTTCGTGGTCGCGTTGTCCACTGCTGGTGCGGGTGCGGCGTTCGCTGACACTGTCACCCCCATGGATCAGGGTGGCAGCGGTGTCGGCATCGACCTCGGTCACCCTCACCACGGGCTTCTCGGGTTGCATCTCGGTGATTGGTGGGAGCAGAGCCCCGTGGGTGTCCCGGTGGGTGGTTGCGGTGTGGGCTGCGGCTTCCCCGTGGGTGTCCCCGTTGGTGTCCCCGTTGGTGTCCCCGTTGGTTACCCGGTGGGTGTCCCGGTGGGGTCTCCTTGTTCAGTAGGCGCGGCCTGCGGTGTGGTCGCAGCCCCAGCGCCGTGCCCCGTAGCCGCCCCAGCACCCTGCGGCTGCTAACACCACCTGTTCCGCGTCCACGCCGCCGGAACCAGCGCGGCCCCCGACTCGCGGCCCTGGTTCCGTTCGCCCGGCTGTTGGACGCGCCGCTGGGCCCAGCGACAGTGTCATCACCCACCCCGCTGGGCCCAGCACCCCCCTCCCACGTGAGGCTCGGTCGATGACTCGTGCCAGTGGTTTCCGCAAGTCAACGTTCTCCGGCGTCGGAAATTGCGTTGAAGTTGCTTGTTCCGATAACGGCGCCATCGCCGTCCGGGATTCGAAGAACCCAACGGCCCGTGTCTTGACCGTCAACGCCGGCGAGTGGGACGCATTCATCGTCGCCGTGCGAGCCGACCAGTTCAACACCTGAACAACTCACGACGACCATTCCACCGTAGGCCGCCCGCCGCCCACCCAATAAGACACGGCGAGTTGCTTAGCGCAGGTAGAATAAGACAGTAAGGACCCCGGCGGTCGCGCCAACGACCCCGGGGCGTGGTCAACCTGATGAAGGCAGGTCGACGTTCATGGATGTTACGTGCGCGGTTGAAGGCTGCGACAGACCACGAAAGGCTCGTGGGTGGTGCGGAACCCACTACCAACGGTGGCGATTGCGGGGAGATCCCGGCTCGGCGGGTGATGCGCGTCGCCGACCAGTGACTATCTGTTCGATTTCTGATTGCGGCGGGGTTGCACGTATTCGTGGCTGGTGCTTGAAGCACTACTGCCGATGGAAACGGCATGGCGACCCGACTTGCACTGTACGCAATTACGGGGTGAAGCGACGCGTTCGTCCTGATGGGTATGTAGACATTTACGAGCCGTCACACCCGTTAGCGCGTCGTGATGGTTATGTTTTTGAACATCGCAAGCAGATGTGGGACGCGGGCGCGCTGATCAATCCCGATCACGACGTACACCACGTCAACGAAGTCAAAATCGACAACAGTGCCGCTAACCTCAAAGCCAAGACCAAAGCAGAGCATGCATTGGAGCACGCCGAAGAGCGTGGCTGGGTCACCAATCAGTACGGCGTGTGGCCGGTGAAGCCGAGACATCGGCGCGCCAGCGCGCCGAGACCAGTACGCCACTGCGGGTTCTGCGGCCAAAGGATCCCGGACACCAAGCGGCGAAACGCGAAATTCTGTAATCAAGCATGCAAGCAGGCGCAATTTAGACGCCTAAATCCGGGGCGCTCACATCGAAGGCTGAGCTTAGCTGATCTTTCGTTCACTCCAGCGCAACGGCCTCCGGTGGAGAGCGGTTGCATGGAGGAGACCTGCAAGGGTCTCGCCGTCGCAGATAGAGCACCGGACAGCGATTCGTCCTGATGGAACGTAGTCCATTGTAGACGACCGTTCGGCGATTAAAACCGACCGCTTAGCTGGTTGGAACCAGCGAAGGGTTTCCGTGAGGCGTTACCCACTGGCGCACTACCGCCATGCATCAAGCATGTCGTGGTCGTCACCGGAAGCCCGGGCAATGCCGTAGGCGGGTACCTCGATTTGTGATCGGCGCATCCGTCGCGGCCGTCGCCTGTACTATCGTGCTCGACACGGGAACGGCGTACGCCGACCCAGCGTGGGGCCCAATCATTCGGTGTGAATCGGGTGGCAATCCTCACGCGCAGAACCCGTCGTCAACAGCCAGTGGCCTGTTTCAATTTTTAGATTCCACGTGGCTCGCGTTTGGCGGCGGCAGGTACGCGCATCGCGCTAAGGACGCGACCGTTGCTCAGCAGTTCGCCGTCGCTGATCGGGCATTCGCGTCTGCCGGGTTGAGCCCGTGGGCAGCGTCCCGCAGCTGTTGGGGTGGCCTCTGATGGCGGGCCGGCACAGGAAGCGGAACCCGGCGCGGGAGTTGATTCCCACCGCCGCTGGTGCCACCGTCACCGCGCTCACCCTCGTCACTACCACCGGCACCCTGCCCGTGATCACCGCCCCGGTGAAAACCGTGGCCGCTACCCAACCGATGCGACGCCCCCACCCCCACCCGCGTCCGGCGTTGATGATGCTCGCGCCGCCCCGGATGGCCCCCGCCGGCGTTGACTGGTACCCGCCCCCAGCGGCTCGGCGCTGGTACAGCGTTCCGCCCCAAACCCCCATCGCGCAACGGCCCGCGCCGGTTGCGCTGCCAACCCCGGCACCAGCCCAAACCCCCGCACCGCAACAAGCACCAGCAGCCGCGAAAGCCGTCACCGCCGCCATCTCCCAAATCGGATCACGCTACGTCTACGGCGGCGACTCACCAGGTGGCTTCGACTGCTCCGGGCTCATCCAATGGGCCTACAAACAAGCCGGGATCAACCTGCCCCGCACCGCAGCCGCGCAAGCCAGTGTTGGCTACCGGGTCAGCCTGAATGACCTACGCCCTGGTGACCTGCTCCTGTATTACACGCCTATCGATCATGTCGTCATGTACGTCGGCGACGGCAAAATCGCTGAAGCCTCAACCTTCGGGGTACCAGTTCACGTAAGACCGCTCTACACCAACGGCTTCGTTGAGGCCCGACGACTCATCAACTAGACCACCAGCCATGGTGCGCGAGGCAGTCCTCGTCATCGTCATCGGCTCAGGCATCTGGGTGGCGATGAGCGCTGTATCCGTGTGGCAGGCGTGGTGGATCGTCGCGGTGCTCGCCGCAGCTGGCTTAGATCTGTTCCCGGCACCCTGAGCGGCCGGGGGTGGCGGATTGTGCCCCGGGCGTCACCGTCCCCGCCGGGCCGTCACCACCGTCGCCTACGCCATCCTTATCGGTGCCGGGGTGCTGGTCTGCGCTGCGCTGCTGGGGCTGCTGACCCTCGCCCTGCTCGTGTTCCTGCTGTCCACACCGTGACCCCCGCTGTGACGTTGTCGCGGTTGTTAGAGAAGCGGGTCCCCACGGAGGGATTAAGCTAGGATACCTAGTGTGAGCGCCCACGCATGGAACGCAAGGCGTTCTAAGAACCCTAGGCATAATCCCGCTCATCGAATGAAGCGACGGGGCGTAGTGACACCTCGTCCTTGTCGTCTCTGTGGTTCGTTATTCGCATGGTGGCAATGGCGGATTGGGCGCGACGGTAGATCCCGTAGTAATTGCGGGTGCTGGTTCGACACTAGTACCTCCGAGACAGTTGCCCGAGGCGTGCCCTGACCGGACCCGCCTAGGCGGCGGGCACCCCACGTCACCATCAACAAACTCAACGCCGGTGGACCCGCAGGAGGCATCGTTCATGCCGCCTGAACCCGGCCAGCTGACCCTGTTTGACCGGTTCGCCACCGCCACGGCGGGGTTCGTGTCCCGGGCCTGGTTCTTCGCTTTGTGTGTTCTGTTGGTCGTGTTGTGGCTGCCTTCGTATTTCGCGTTTCGTGATGTCGATCTGTGGCAGTTGATCATAAATACGTTGACCACGATAATCACATTCATCCTGGTGGCCCTGCTGCAAAACACCCAACGCCGCGCCGACAGCGCCATACAACAAAAACTCAACGCCATCGCCGACGGCCTCGCCGACCTCATGGACGAACTCACCACCGACCACGGCGACCTACGCACCGACAGCGCCGAACTCCGCGCCGCAGTAGGACTCGAAACCCGAATCAGCTCAACATCGCCCTAAGCATCCGCCACGGCGTCACCGACGACGCTTCTCGCGTTGCGCCCAACGAACAGCCGCGACAATAGCCGCCGCCACCCGCAGCGGGTCATCGTCATGATCCCAAAAGCAGCGGTCATGAATCTCGTACACCCGCCACGTGCCGTCCTCAGGGTAAAAACTCACCCCCACCACACCATCGAACTCGGCGATGCGAACCCCCGCCGGCGTGACCCGCTTACCGCTCGCCGGGGGCAGGGCCACGACGGCCATGTCGGCGTCTTCCAACACGGCGAGCACATGATGAACCATGTCCGGGTTGATGCCATACGTCATACCGCCCTTCGTGATCCCAGCGAGCAGGGCAGCAGCAGCGTCAGGGACGGTCATCACAGGCCCCTCCTTTTGGGATCTCTTAGCGAGCGCGGCGATCTTACCGGTGACGGTTCCTTAACAGTTCCAGCACTTGATCTCGAGGGTAGCCCCGTTCCTCGGCTATTCCAGCTCGGCGCATTGTCGACCGCACCGACTCGGGGTCGATGCCCAGCAGCTCCGCGACTTGCTCTCTGGACAAAAGCTGATCGTCACGCATTGGTCGCTGATGAGGTTACGTGTGACGGCGAGTCTCCGTCCGGGGTGATCAATCCGTTACGCATGTGCTGAAGCAATGATGCGGTCTGTTTCTCGGGTCTACCCGCGAGTAGATATGTGGAAGCATGCTGACGCACAAGGCGAACACAGTCACCGTAGGCGACGCGCTGACCCATGTTGTAGTCGGATCCTGTCGTGGGTAGGTCACCTGCCCGGTCAAAGCAGGTAATCAGCGTTTGCGACAGTTCTGTGATCGCGTCGTAGACACTGTCATCTGTCGATGTGGCCATGTCACAGCCATCCTTTTGCGTACCCGACGATGCAATGATTGTGATATAGCTTGGCTCGGGGGTCGTCTCTGTGGTCTGTGGTGATCCACATCAATCCGTCTTCGTCGGTGACGATCCAAGAGGTCGGGATCGCGTTCGCGAGGCTGGTGAAGTCGTTACGCCATTGGCGTTCAACGGGATCCGTGACATCTGGGGGTGTCGGGGTTTTAGTCACGCCACCTATCATGCTCCGGTACGGAGCAGTGTGTCAAGTAGAGGCGGGGTCAGCGTTAGATGGGGTGCTGTGAGCGTCGGTGCGCGCCCCGGACCCCTCCGGCGACACGCCGAGCCGCCATCGTTTCGGTCTGACTTCCGCCAGATAATCGGATAGGGACTCCGACGCTCACAGCACCCCCAAGACGATAGTCCACAGGAGGACGCAGGATGCCCGGCGGTGTCATCGTTCGCCCACCGAACTGTCGCCGCTGCGATCTGCCGATGGTTACGTGGGCGTCGCAGCGGTACGACGGGGCAGTTGTTCACGCTGGGCGCGGCGTGTGCGTCAACTGCTGCTACGCATCGAAATGCGACGGGTCGTGGGCCGACTATGCACGACTCACTAAACCATGGGCAGACACGCTGGATGACTACAAGTGTCTTGCCGGTAGCGGACTCGCTGAGGATCAGATCGCCACACGCATCGGGCTGCGACCAACAATTCTACGACAAACGGTGAAACGGGCGAGTAAGCCCCGCGCGATACGCGGGCCGGTGAAGAAACTTACAGACGACGACATCCACGCCGCCTACCAGAAACGCCTCACCGGTGCGTTGTGGCGAGTCATCGCCGCCCAGTTCGGCGTCAGCATCGCCTGTCTGACCAGACGGGTTCGTGAGCATTGCGCGGCGGTCGGCGAGGACTATCCAGGCCGGTTGGTACGGTAACCCAGCGACTTAACCACCCAGAACCCCTCACCCCCAGCGGAGCGATCATGCACAAACCCGTCACAGCCACACTCCTCACCACCCTCACCGCAGCAGCACTACTCGCCGGCTGCACAAACAAAAACCCCAACCCCAACCAACCACCCGTACCCACCACCGCAGCCACAGAAACCAACGGCAACAACACCAAACTCACCATCCCCGCAGACCTCGTAGGCAAAAACGCGCAACTCGCCGACGACGAACTCCGCAAAACAGGCTTCGACAACATCAAATACGGTTCACAAAACACCGACCAATCCGTCGACACCGCCCACCTCGCCGACTGGACCGTCGCCAAAATCGAACCAGCCCCCGGCAGCACCGCCCAATCCAACGACAACATCGTAGTCACCTGCGTCAAAAAATAACGTGATACCCTTAAGCAACAAAACGGCCCCAGGGACGCTCCACACGTCACCCAGGGCCTAGGCAGCTACACCTAGCCTTAGAAGGTGCAACGCCCGTGGCCCACGGTACCCGATGTTCCTGGTGTTCGGCACTATATGTTCCGCAGAGGATCAATCAACGCGCATGTTCCGATGAATGCCGTAGTCAGTTACGGTGTGCAAGGAAAGTTGAACTACGTCGCCAACACGGGCGCTTACCTCGTGTGCACGAACCCGCCAACTGCGAGTGGTGCGGAGCTGAGTTCACCCCGACCCGTGCAACACAGCGAACGTGTAGCAAGCCATGCCGTGTAAATCTGAATAACTCTGAGCAGAACGCCAAAAAACACGTAACGCGCATTCAAATGCCCTGCGAGGCGTGCGGTCGCGTGTTCGAACGACCGCGGTCTGATAGCTCGTACTGTTCGGAGCATTGCCGATACGTGCTAATAGCACGCAGAACTCGTGTGGTCCGCATAGCCGCCCGGGCACCGAAGTATTGTGTAATCTGCCAAACGGATATTACCGCATACAGGGCCGACGCGGAGACGTGTTCCAGCTATTGCGGTGGGCAATACGGCAAAGTTCAAAACCGTGAACGGTACGCGGCTCGGCAACAGCAACGCAATGCGGTCAAACGTGCTGCTACCGTCGGTTACGGAGTTCCAGAGCTGGAGTGGCGCCGAATTCGTCTGCGTAGTCGAGGCCGTTGCTTCTACTGCGGAGGTAAGAAACCGCTAACGATGGAGCATGTGGTTCCCATTAACCGTGGTGGAGCGCATTCGATAGGCAACATTGTTGCCGCGTGCAAGTCATGCAATTGTAGCAAGCATGACTCATTCCTCATGGAATGGCGAATGCGGAGAGGGATAAAACCTCGTCCCTGACCGAAGGAGGAGGTGGTGTCAAATGGTAGCCGGACGTGAAGTGACCCCCGGAGATGCTGTCTCAACCGAGCGCTTAATGCGGTATTGGGCTGAAGGAGAGGGTGCAGCCAAGATTCGCTGGGGAGTTCCGGGGGACTTTAATCGATGCCGAATCCACCTGTCTAAATTCGTAGGTCCAACTGTAGTTGACGGATTGTGCGCCAATCTTCACCACAGAGCTACCGGTTTTTGGCCGGGACGCGCGCCGTCCGAACAACACTGATGACTGCGGACCTCCTAGTTATTGTCCCGACCCGGGGTCGTCCTCATAATGCGGAGGCTCTGTGGGAGGCGTGGCAGTCCACGTCTACGGGTGCGGCTGATTTGTTGTTCGCTGTGGATGTTGATGACCCGGAGCTGAACCGTTACCAGGCTGTGATCAGCCGCATGCGGGGTGTGTTGTTGCATGTTGGTCCTCGGCTGCGCATGGTGGGCACGTTGAACGCGGTGGCTGTAGCTAACGCGTCGAGGTACCGGTTTTTGGGTTTCATGGGGGATGATCATCGGCCTCGCACCGCCGGGTGGGATCAGCGGTTTTGTGAGTGTTTGTCGGGTGGTACGGGTTTCGTGTATGGCAATGATTTGTTGCAGGGCGAGAACATGCCGACTGCGGTGGCCATGACGTCGGACATCGTGACCACCCTGGGTTACATGGCTCCACCATCGATGGTCCACTTGTGTGTGGATCTTGTGTGGCTTGAGCTTGGTAATGCGATTAACCGGATCACTTACCTGCCGGATGTTATTGTTGAGCATGTTCATCCGGCGTTGGGGAAGGCTCCGATGGACGCTGGGTATGAGGACGCGAACAGTCCGGGGCGGATGTCTGGTGATAGTGCCGCGTATTTCACGTATATGGCGGACCGGTTCCATGACGATGTCGCGAAGTTGAAGGCCCTCCTTTAGGTGCGGGTTAGCGCCGTCTCATTGGTTCGGGAAGGGACGGGGTGACTGGTGACGGCTCCGCAGCCTGGTGTGGTTTATGTGGCGGCGCCGAAGCGTAAGCGGTGGCCGTATGTGTTGCTTGGTGTGGTGTTGGTGTTGGTGTTGATCGCGTTGGTTGTGGTTGCGGCTGTGGGTGGTTTCAACCTTAGGCGTGGGGGTGTTGTGATTCCCCCGTCGCCCACGTCGTCTGTTGCACCAATCCCATCGCCTAACCCCGTTGCGCCGCCACCGCAGTGACCGAACCGGCGGATGCGAAGGTGGCCCTGTTTATGAGGTCGTTTCGGGTGACGAGAACGGCGTGGTTCGGTCCGAAACGGTATCTCGGTTGGGGCTGGGCGCCTGTTAGTTGGCGGGGTTGGGTTGTGACTGCCGTGTTCGTGGCGGTTAATGGGGCGGTCACGTTTTGGCGTGGCCCGGGTAATCGGCTCGTGTCGCTGGTCGGGGCGCATGTTGTGCTTGTCGCCGCGTTCCTGACGGTGGTCGTGTTGACTGGTGACCCGCCGGGTGGTCCACGGCGCGCGGGAAGAAAGTGACTGGGCGTTATGGGCGAGAAGTGGGAAACGGTTCGCCGGCTACTCACCGATGATCTGGAAAGAGAGCGAAGCGCTGAGATCCTCCGCGCGAAAATCCCGCAGGTGAAAGGGCTGTCCGCTGAAACCGCTGCTGCGGTCGCTAGCGGTGAACTGGAGATTGTCACCGACGACGGGGAGGATACCTAGTCGGGTGTGTTGACTCGGTGTTCCCGCCGGGCGGCCCGCGACGCGCAGTGGGGGAAGCGGTGACCATCGTTGTGGTTCCGTGGCGGGACACGCCGGGTGGGGATTGGGCGGCTGGGTGTCGTGTTGTGTGCGCCGCGCTGCGCCGGGCGCTGCCTGGTTTCCCGGTGCTGCTTGTTGATTCCGGTCACGAAACGTTCAACCGGGCGGCGTCGCGTAACTTCGGTGTCCGCGCCGCCCCCGCCGGGCATGTTGCGGTGGTGTGCGACGCCGACATTCTGCCCGACCCGCAGCCTCTCGCGTTGGCGGTCGCCTCCGCGTACGACGGGCGGCTGCACTACCCGTACACGATCTGCCACTACCTCACCGAGGCCGGCACCCGCGAGGTTCTCCACGGTCAGCCACCGGACCCTGCGCGGATCGAGTTCTCCATCCCCGCCGCCCAGGGTGGGATCATGGTGATGCTCGCCGATGGGTGGCTCGCCGCTGGTGGGATGGATGAGGGTTTCGTCGGTTGGGGTTTCGAGGACAACGCGTGGCACACCGTGGTCACTGCCACGATCGGGCCGCCGGTGCGGCACGAAGGGGTGGTGTGGCATTTGTGGCACCCCTCGGACCGGAACAGCGGCAACCCCAACGAAACCGCGAACCTGATCAGAGCCCGCGGCGCGCATGGCTGAATGGCGGTTGTTCACCGGCGCTACACCGTTCGTGTCGACCGTCGAGTTCCACGCGGACCGTGACCGCGCACCCCACCTCGAGCAACCCGACCACCGGGCCCGGCTGCTGCGCACCGCGCAACTCATTCACCAACTCAACCCGGCCAGCGTCGTTGACCTAGGCGGCGGTGACGGTGGACTCCTATCTCTTCTCACCGGCTTGGACGCGTGGGGCTACGACTTCCAACCCACCAACCAGGCCGGCTGGGCCGAGCGTGGTGTCACCGCCGAACTCCGCGACGTGTTCAACGATCGTGACGTTCCCCGCTGGGGTGAACTCGCCGTATGCACCGAAGTCCTCGAACACTTAGCCGCCCCTCATAGCGTCGTGGAATGGGTCGCCCACCACGCCCGGTATCTGGTGGCGTCCTCACCGCACGGCGAAACCGACCTTCAGCACGGTGACTGTCATAGCTACGCGTGGGACATGGCGGGCTATCGAGCGTTGATCGAACCACACTTCGAGATCATGGTTCACGAAACAGTGGACTGGTCCCAAATCATCGCCGGGCGAAGCAGGTATTAGGGCCCGATACGCTATACTGATCAAGTAAGGACCCCGGCGCCTGCGGTAACAGGCCCGAGGCCATGGTCGACCTGTTAGGAGCAGGACCGACATGCCTAAGCTTATAGACCGGACCGGCCACGTCTACGGCCGGCTCACCGTAATATCCCAAGCTAGTAACTCTAAGGGGTCTAGTTCGCTACCTGGTGGTACATCTAGATGGAACTGCATTTGTGAATGTGGAAACGCTTGCATTAAGTTGTCTGCCGACCTCAGAAATGGGCACACGTCTTCGTGCGGATGCTACCGGAGAGAACATGCAGGGGATACACACCGAACTCATGGAATGCGACACACTTTAATATACGGCGTGTGGAAAACCATGAAATCGCGGTGCTTGAATCCGAATGTTCCCAGCTACTCAGATTATGGTGGCAGAGGAATCAAAGTCTGCGATCGATGGATGAAGTTTGAAAACTTCTACAAAGACATGGGACCCAGACCGCCAGGCATGAGCCTGGATCGGATCGACAACGACGGTAACTATGAGCCGGGTAACGTAAGGTGGGCAACTCCAAATCAGCAGATGCTTAACCGGCGACCGTACACTAGGCCGCGTAAATGTCGATGCAACTGCAATCGTGGACAGGGTGGCATCTGCGCAGACAAGAAGCCTCGGAGACAGAAGTGAAGCGGGCGCTGGTGACTGGGGCTGATGGATTTATCGGCAGACACATAGTCTGCCAGCTTGATAAATGCGATTGGTCCGTCACATCGGTTGACATAAACAATAATGGAATAGATGCCCGAGATTTCTTCCGTCGCGAAAGCACGAAGTTCAATCTGGTCGCGCATTGTGCCGCCCATGTTGGTGGTAGAGTAGACATTGAGGGCCGCCCCACATATATCGGTGCTATGAACCTGATGCTAGATGGGGCGATGTTCGAATGGACATTACGAACTCGACCGGATCACATCATCTACTGGTCGTCCTCAGCGGTCTATCCAGTATCACGTCAAAGTAAAGATGATGCAGGCTTGCTGCGAGAGATTGACGTCGATCTTCACAATCCAGAATTGCCGGATGCCACTTATGGGTGGGTGAAGCTTACTGGGGAGCGGTTAGCTGCTGAGGCGCAAGCTGAGGGCATCAGAACCCACGTGCTCAGAACCTTTTCTGGCTACGGCCCTGGGCAGAGCCTCGACTACCCCTTCCCCAGCTTTATCGACCGGGCACGCCGACGGGAGTCACCGTTCACCGTGTGGGGTGATGGTGAGCAGGTCAGAGACTTCATCCACGTGGACGATGTGATATCCGCCGCCCTCGCCGTCGTGGAACAGGACCACCCCGGTCCGTTGAACCTGTGCACCGGGATCGGCACCTCGTTCAACCAGCTCGCCGACCTCGTGTGTAAGAGCGTTGGCTACGGCCCTCAGATACACCACCGTCTGGATTCACCCGTTGGGGTCAGGTATCGGGTTGGTGACCCCACCGAGATGCTCAAAGTTTACGAGCCGAAGATCGGCCTAGAGCAGGGCGTCAGGGCAGCATTGGAGGTGGAATGACCACCGCCACACCTGAACCACAACAATTTCACCTCGGCGATATGCTGTCTATCACTGACGGGCATCTCGTCTCACCGAATCATATGGACGGCGTTTATCGGATCATTGATTACATCACTGGAATCCCACACTTCACCCATCAGCTACCCCGAGCTGCCGATGAATGCAAAACGTGGTTACTGAAGCAACACCCATGGCTGGCTGAAGTGATCGCGCCAGATGAGTTCCGTGACAAGGCGCACGTTGATGAATGGCTTGCCGCGCTGGCCAGCAAGTATGGCGAGTTCCATCCAGTCGCACCTATGCCCTTCGGCGCGTATGTCGGACGGGAGCCGCTGTCCGAGTTGGTGGAGATGGTTGGCAAGGACCGTGTTATCGCGGTCACGATTCCGCCAGCACTGTGAGGGCAGGGCAGGCGACCAACACTGGCCCCGATTGGCAGGTCACCCGCCCTAAATCAGATCAGGGTGATGAGCGCGATGATCGCGAGGATCGCGAGCACGATGATGAGGACCCGAGGATCCCCGCGACGTTCCCGGCGGGCCCATCTAGCGTCCATCACATCATCAAAAAAGTTGCGCGTCACACCTAACATGTCGACGAAACAGCTTGCCGCGTTACAAAACGGGGCTGGCCCGCGCTGAGTGGGAGCCTTTATGCCGGGTAGGTGGGCCAGCAGCCAACGACGTGCCAGGCTACCCGCCAACTGGCCGGCTATCAGGGCCGCTGTGCTCCGCAGAGACGGACACCAATGCACCTGGATACACAACGGGCAACGCTGCCCACAACCAGCCACCGACGTCGACCACATCAAACCCATGACCGACGACCACACCCTCGAATCCTTGCGCTCACTCTGCGCCGCGCACCACCGCAAGAAAAGCTCAACCGAAGGCAACACCGAACGATGGCGCCACCGCGAAACCAGACCCCAAGAACCACACCCAGGACTAAACGTTTAGGGGAGATAACCGGTGACCGTCTACTACCCAACCGCTGTCGCCGCAGGACTCCTCCTCCTCGCGCTGTCGTTCCTGCTACCCGCACCATCCGCGGCGACCACCAGCCGCATCACCGCCGTCGTCGCATTCGCGCTAGCCCTCATCTTCTCCCTCCTCCACTAAAAGACGCCCGCGCCACGCTCCCCAGCAGGACAAACCCCCACCAAAAAACGCGACACGGGCGCAACCAAAACCCCCAGGAACTACGGCGAACCCCCCGGCCCGGACTCAACCCCCGAACGCGCCGACAACGCCAACCTCAAATGCTCAAAATAAGCATCCATCCACGCCCTACGCTCCGCCACAGTACGACACATGTTCAACCCATAACCCCACACCGTCGCAGCCACCGCAACACACGCATCAAACCGCTGATCGAAACCCTCCACCACAAGCTCCCGCAAAATCGACGCCGGCGGCGGAGCCGGACGATACGCAGCAGCACGCGAAGACGACAACAACGACATAACACAAACCTCCGGGGTCCAGGGAGGAACGACCAACGCCCTACTGCCTAAGACGCTGCTAGGACCACGAAGCGTACCCGCACCCACCCACACCCCCACCCCCCACAACGGTAACCACGAGGCCACAACCAACCCACACACCACCCCACACCACCCACCCACAGTCACCCCACCACCCAACCAGGCGACACCCACCACGGTTAGAGGAATCACACTTCATGTGTGGCTAGCCAACCCCGACGCGCCTAACCTACGTATGCTCGAACATGAGACCTAAGCGCAAGCGCAACAAACATGAGCAGCCACAGCGACAGCAAAGCAGCAACACCACCGCTGGCACTCCAGCTCCCTCCCACGACGACTACCCCCGGGGGTCACCCCCCTACGCACAGATACCGACACCGGGAGGTTCTGCCGGTCCCGGTCGGTATAGATCCGGGTTGTTGGCCAGGGGGCTTTCTGATTGGGATAAGGAGGGCCGCTGTGCCTATTTCTGGGGCGAAGCCGAAGCCTGAGGGGATGAAGCGGCATCGGGTGAAGTCCCCTGTGGATTGGACCGAGGTTCCCGACGTTCCGTATAGCGGGGTGGTTCCGGAGTTGCCGGCTAGGCCGCGTGGTGTGGAGCCTCGTGAGGTTCCTGAGCCGTCTCGGCCGTTGGGTCGGTTTGGGTTGGAGTTGTGGGGTAAGGCGTGGAATGAGGCTGGTACGGCCCCGGTGGATGCTGAGGCGTTGTTGGTTTTGTGTGAGCAGATGGATGAGCGTGTGCCGTTGCGGGTGAAGGTGTTGCGGGAGAAGGGGTGGCGGGAGCGGGCGGCGTTGCGGGTGTTGGATCAGCAGGTTGCGGCGGGGTTGGCGTCGTTGGGGTTGTCGAGTGCGCGGTCGGTGCCTGGGGAGTGGCCGGCTGAGACTCGGCGGTGGTGGGCGGCGGTGTCGCGGATGCCGCATTGTGTGTTGTGGTCTGCGGCTGATTGGCAGTTTGCGTTGGATTCGGCTGTGGTGGCTGCGACGTTTCATGCGGGTGATGTGCGGGTGGCGGCGGAGTTGCGGCAGCGGGAGAAGATTTTGGGGACGACGCATGATGCGCGTCGGGATTTGCGGATTCGGTATGTGGAGCCGGATGTGGAGCCGGATGCTGAGTTGGCGGTGGTGTCGGCGATGGATGCGTATCGGCGGATGGCTCGGTGACGGTTCCGCGGCATGAGCTCGCGGTGTCGTATGTGCCGGTGGGTGAGTTGCGGACTTATTATCGGAATCCTCGGCGGGGGAACACGGGGGCTATTGCCCGGTCGTTGGAGGTTAATTCCCAGTACAGGGCGATAGCTGTTAATCGTGGTACTCACACTGGTCGCCCTAATGAGGTTCTTGCGGGGAATCATACGCTTATGGCGGCCCGGGATCTCGGGTGGAAAACGATAGCGGTAACGTTCGTTGATGTAGATGAGGACCAGGCCGCCCGGATCGTTGCGGCGGATAATCGGACCGCTGATCTCGGTGAGTATGACGACCGGCTGTTGCTGGAGTTGCTGGCTGATTTGCCGGATTTGGATGGCACGGGGTACGACCCTGGTGATCTGGACGAGTTGGAACGTGCGCTTGCGGCGCGGGATCAGCCTCCCGCGTTGAACGACCCCGATGACGCGCCCGGGCTGTCAGCCGAGACGGTCACGAAATGCGGCGACCTGTGGCAACTCGGCCCCCACCGTTTAGCTGTGGGCGACTCCACCGATCCGCTGGTGTGGGAACTGCTGCTCGACGACAACAAGGCCGACTGCATGTGGACCGACCCCCCGTACGGGGTCTCGTACGTCGGCAAAACAAAAGACGCACTGACCATCACCAACGACGAGTTGAGTTCCGACGGGTTGCGCCAATTCCTACGATCGGTCCTGGGGATTGCGTTCACCTCATGCGACGTTGGAGCGGCCTGGTACGTAGCCGCTCCGCCCGGGCCGCTGCATTTAACATTCGGCGACCTCCTTGTCGAGCTAAGAGTTTACAGGCAAACGCTAATATGGGTGAAAGACCAATTCGTGATGGGCCGCTCTGATTACCACTACCGTCACGAGCCGGTGTTCTACGGGTGGACTCCCGGCGCGGCACATCACCCGCCACCAGACCGCAAGCAGGACACGGTGTTCGAGATCGCTAGGCCGAAGCGGTCCGAGGATCATCCCACGATGAAACCAGTGGAACTGATTACGCGACACATCGAAAACTCCACCGACCCTGGGGACTTGGTGGTCGACCCGTTCGCCGGCTCCGGATCCACGCTCATCGCCTGCCACGGAACCAACCGCAGAGCGGCGCTCATCGAACTGGACGAAAAATATGCTGACGTGATTTGCCGGCGGTTTCAGGAGCACACTGGGACGGTGCCGGTTCTGGAGTCCACGGGGGATGAGGTGTCGTTCGTCCCCGTGCCGTGAGGAGTGGTATGACCACGGCGTCGGTGGCGGTGCGGATCGGACCGGAGGGTTTCCCGCTGGAGAACCGGACCTTGGGGTGGTCGATTCTGGAGTGGCAGCTGGAGTACTTGCTGCAACCAGATGGGCCGGATGCGGGGTCGCCGTGGCGGTTGACTGCGGAGCAGTTGCGGTTTTTTTTGTGGTGGTACGCCATCGACGACCTAGGTCGGTTCGTGTATCGCCGCGCCGTGTTGCGGCGGATGAAGGGTTGGGGTAAAGACCCGATTGCGGCGGCTCTGGCTGCGACGGAATTTTGCGGTCCGTGCCGTTTCGGTGGTTGGGACGCTCAGGGTGAACCGGTGGCGATCCCGTACTCGGCGCCGTGGGTGCAGGTCGCGGCAGTGTCGGTGGACCAGACGCGGAACACGATGACCCTGTTCCCCGGAATGTTCTCACAGAAAGCGGTTGATGAGTTCGGCATCGACCTTGGGAAGACAATCATCTATTCGCGGGGTGGTGGCCGGATCGAGGCTGTCACCAGCTCTCCGCGCGCGCTGGAGGGTGGCCGACCTTCCTACGTGATCCTCAACGAGGTGCACCACTGGATCGCCTCAACTGAGGGGCATGAGATGGCTCGGGCCATCGCCAGGAACCTCGCTAAATCGCGGGACGGCTCAGCTCGCGCGTTGGCGTTAACAAACGCCCACCAGCCGGGTGAGGACTCGGTGGCCGAACGGGACTGGGAAGCCTATCTAGCGATTAAGCAGGGTCGATCGAAAGCGACGGGATTCCTGTACGACTCCCTGGAAGCTCCAGCGGACACCGACATGTCGGATCGGGACTCTCTGCGGGCCGGGTTGTTAACAGCTCGGGGGGACTCGCATTGGCTGGATGTTGATCGGTTGATCGAGGAGATTTACGACCCTGCAACCCCGCCGGCGATGTCCAGACGGTTTTATCTCAACCAGATCGTCGCGATGGAGGACTCGTGGATCGCGCCGCATGAGTGGGGTGCGTGCGCTGATGTCACAACCAGTCTCCGTGACGGGGACATAGTGACTCTCGGGTTTGACGGGTCGGTGCGGGAGGACTCCACCGCGCTGGTCGCCTGCCGGATCGAGGATGCCTACCTGAACGTTCTGGGTTGTTGGGAACGTCCCGACCTGCCTGCCAGTGTGGAATGGCAGGTTGACCGGGTTGCGGTGGACGCGGCGGTCGCTGGGGCGATGGACCGGTTCCAGGTGGTTGGGTTTTACGCCGATCCCGCGCATTGGCAGGATTACCTTGATCGTTGGTCGGCGGAGTTCGGTTCCCGGATGCGGGTGCATGCCACGAGGGAACGCCCTTTGGAGTGGTGGACGAACCGGGTGAGAAGCATGGTGACTGCTCTTGAGCGTTTCCGGGAAGCTGCTGCAGCTGGGACGCTTCGGCATGACGGTGGTTCGGTGCTCACTCGGCATGTCCTTAACGCTCACCGTCGGGTGACGCGTTCAGGGGTCCTGATCAGTAAGGAGAACCCGTCGAGTTCCCGGAAGATTGACGCGGCGATGGCTGCGGTGTTGGCGTATGAGGCTCGGGCTGACGCGGTGGCGGCCGGTGTGACCGTCCAGCCGCGCAAGTCCAAGAGGTTGGTGCGTTTCTAGCGGCGGTTGCTGACTGACGCCTGGTTGCCGGGTTTGTCCGTCGTCTTGCTGGCCGCCTGTTGTTTACGGGCGGCTGGGTACAGTTTCCAGGTCAGTATCCCGATCGCTATGAGGGGTAGTGACACGTACCAGAATTTGATGGCGATGAGTATGGTCATCAGTGTGATGAACAGTAGCAGGAGGAGTCCTCGGCCTTCGGGGGACATTCTGCGGCCGTTGCTGTAGAAGCGGAGCAGGCCGACGCCCACTGACATACGCATGATTATTCCGTTCTGCAATTGTTGTTAAGCGGTTACTGCTGGGATCACTTCGATCGGGTCGGGTTGTAGGCAGGCGATGAGGTCCGCGTTGAGTGCGTCGGCTATGGCCTTCGCTTCATCGATGGTGAGCGTGGCCCTTCGCCCTGTTTCAAGACTTGCTATGACATGCCTGGGGATGCCGGTGGCGTTAGCGACATCCTGCGCGGACATGCCACGTTTGCGCCGGATGGCTCGGAACCGGGCAACGAGCTGGCTGCTTGTCAACAGGTGTTCGTTCATGACACAACACTAGCACAACTCGTGCCCTGGTGGCACAGCCGAGGGGGTGTGCGTGCTGCCTGACGCGAAAACCCCCAACAGCCCCGACTGGTGGCTACTGCGCCTCGGGGCCCGCCTCGGCGGGGACATCCCCCGCATGGACCGCCTCGACGACTACTGGCGCGGTAACCACCCCCTGCCCTTCGGGAATATGAAGATGCGGGAGGCGTACCGCAAATTCCAGAAGCAGAGCAAAACGAACTTCTGCAAACTGGTCGCCGAGTCCGTGGTGGAACGCCTCAAAGTCACCGGGTTCCGCACCGGGGGTGACGGCTCCGAAACCCTCGACAAACAAGCCTGGGGATGGTGGCAGTCCAACCATCTCGACGCCGACTCCGGGCTCGTACACAGGGCTGCGATCGTCATGTCCCGCGCGTACGTCATCGTCGGGGAAGACCCGGACCACCCCGGGCAGCCGCTGGTCACAGGTGAAGACCCGCGGCAGGTCATCCACGAAAGCTCCCCCACCAACCGGCGGAAACGGCTCGCCGCGCTCAAAACGTGGTGGGACGACATCAACAGCCGCCAGCAAGCCGTGCTGTACCTACCCGACTCGATCCACTACTACCGGGGCCGCACCCAAAAACAGCCCCCCACCAACATGTGGACCCAAGCCGCGTGGGAACCAGACGTCAGCGACGACTACCCCGACGGGTACGCCGTCAACACCCTCGGCGAGGTCCCCGTTGTTCCCTTCATGTGCTGCCCCGACCTTGGTGGGAACACGTTAGGCGAATTCGAGGACGTACTACCGGTGCAGGACCGGATCAACACTGAAGTGTTGGACCGGATGGTGATTTCCACGATGCAAGCGTATCGGCAACGGTGGGCCACCGGCGTGGATCTCACGGATGAGAACGGTAACCCCGCCGGGGGTTTCGACCCGGGTGCTGATTTGTTGTGGAACGTGGCTGATGACGCCGCGAAATTCGGGGAATTCCAACCCGCCGACCTGACGTCGGTGCTGAAAGCGGTCGAGGCCGATGTGCAGCATCTAGCGGCTATCACCCGCACCCCGCCGCACTACCTGCTAGGATCAATTATCAACGCTCCCCTAGCTCTCGACACGGTCATTCCTACCCCCGATGGGCGCACCACCATGGGTGATGTGTCCATCGGTGATGCGGTGTTCGATGAGACGGGCACTGTTCAGAAAGTCACAGCGATCTCTCCGATTTTCGTCGATCGGGATTGCTACAGAGTCGTCTTCTCTGACGGTACGTCAGTGGTTGCTGACGGAGCGCACTTGTGGACAACTACCCACTTCAGTGATCCGCAACGGCCGTACTGGCGGCCGACCAGAGGTACTGGATACACGGGCAAACAGTTGCGAGGCGCTTTCCGGGAAACCTCCACGGTGACGACGGAGCAGATAGCTGCGTCGCTGCGCACAAGCATGGGCACGAACAACCACTTCATCGAGGTGGCCGGACCACCCGATGGCCCGGAACGTGAGTACTTGATCCATCCCTATGTACTAGGTGTGTGGCTCGGTGACGGTGACCGAGTGAACGGCCTGATCACATCACATGTTGATGACGCTGCGGAGATGGCCACGCACTTACGTGACTGTGGTGAGCGTGTGGATGTACGCCCCTACACTGATCACGAACACCGGAACTGTATGCATATCTGTATCCGGCATGACCCGGATCTGTGTCCTTATGGGCACGATCGGGGACAGCCAAAGGGTACTCACACGATCAGCAGGCATTGCATGGAGTGTGATCGCGTTCGGCAGCTGGACAAGTATCATGGGCGTCCGAGCCAACTTCCGGCTAGGTCCAACCGGTCATTCGTGGCGCGGCTTAAACTTGCAGGATTGTGGAAGAATAAGCACATTCCCGAGGAGTACTTCCACGGATCATTTAAGCAGCGGCTTGCGTTGCTGCAAGGGTTGATGGACACCGATGGCACCGTGAAACGTGGCCAGGGTGGAATGGAGCTAGGCTTCCATGATGAGCGGCTATCTACAGACGCCGCGCGCTTGATTCAGTCCCTTGGACACAAGGTGATGTTGCGAAAGGGCCGGTTCACGTCAAAAAGCAAGGGAATCGCGGGGGATCGTTGGCGTTTGGTATGGTCGGCCCGCGACCCAGTGTTCCGGTTGGCGCGCAAAGCGGCACTCCAGAACACTGAGTTCAGTAGCTCAGGGCAGCAGAAGGTATTCCAACGGTTCATCGTGTCATGCGACCCGGTTGATTCTGTGCCGGTGCGGTGCATCACTGTAACAGGCCCATCGCATCTGTTCTGCGTGACCGATGCATTTATCGCAACACACAACAGCGGCGACGCCTTGGCCGCCGCCGAAACCGGCCTGACCAGCAAGGTCACCGAACGCAGCGCCGAATTCGGGGAATCGTGGGAGACCGTGTATCAGCTCGCGGGGATGGTGCAAGGCAAAACCGTCCCCGATGATTGCGAAGTGATCTGGCAGGACCCCCAGTTCCGGACGTTGATGGAGATGGCAGCGGCGAATGTGCAGCTGGTCACTGCGGGGGTTCCGTGGCGTACCCGGATGAGTTTGTTACCGTTCACGCCCAGCCAGATTGATCGGATGCAGTCGGAACGGGCATCGGACGCCATGCTGAACTCGATTCTGTCTCCACCGGCGGCGCCGTTCAATGCGCCTAAGCCGGCTGGTGCCCCTGGTGGTGCCGCGGTTCCCGCCCAGGCGGTCGCTCGGGCTATGGGGCTGCCCGCTGGTAGCGCTGCCGCTGAAAGGGTGCGACCGTCTGGTCCTGCCATTAGTTCGCAGCCGTGACCGCCCCTCCCAATCCGCCGCCGCAACCCCAGGACGCCAGCACAGCGGCCATGACCGCCGCCTATTTCGCGGCTACCACCGCGTTGAGGTCCCGGCTGCTGGGTTTTGTGGCCATGATGTACGCCGCTCAGGGTGATTATCGGGATGCCGCGGCTGAGGCGTTCGTTTTGTCGGTGGTGCCCACTGTGTTGGCTGCCCAGCAGGTCATGGCGGGTGTGACCAGCGCTTATCTTGCGCAGGTGATAGCCGCTGCCGGTGGGGGCAGCACCGCCCCCGTGGGCATCTCTCAGGATGCGTTGAGCGGGCTGCGTGGCGTCGCCCCGACCGAGGTGTATCGGCGGCCCTACGTTCAGGTGTGGACCGATCTGTCCCGCGGTAAACCGTTTGATGTGGCGGTGGCTGCTGGTGGGCGGCGGGCGCAGAGCATCGCGGCCACCGATTTGCAGCTGGCCAAAACGCACACTGCCCGAGAGGTGATGCGGAATGATCGACGCGTTACTGGTTATCGCCGCGTTCTTACTGGTCCGCATTCTTGCGCGCTGTGTGTTTTAGCGTCAACCCGGCGGTACAGCCGTGGTGACCTGCTTCCTATCCACAATAATTGTGATTGTGCCGTGGAACCCCTCTTCGGTGGTGCTCGCCCAGATGAAGTGCCCGCTGAAGAGTTGCACGCTGTGATAGCTCGGGACTTAGGTGACAAGTACGTGTCGGCCGGTGGCACCAGCGGGCCTATTGATTACCACAAAATACTCGTCACGCACAACCATGGGGAACTCGGTCCTGTCCTGGCTGTGCGGGATCAGCATTGGACCGGCCCCAGCGAGATCCCGGGAGGCTAATCGTGGGTAACCACAACGCTGAGGCGCGACGTCAGTTGCTGAAGCAGGGTAAGGCGCTGCCCGGCAAGGACGGCGGCCCGCCACGGTTCCCCATCGCTGACAGCTCCGACCTGGACTCGGCCATCAACCTTGCCAGGACCCCGGTGGAACGAAAGCACGTCTATAAGCGTGCCAGGGCCATGAATCAACTCGGGAAGATACCCGCGAACTGGCGACCGGACGGCACCCTGCGTTCCTGACCCCTCACTGAAGACGCCCCGCAAATAGGCGGGTTGACGCGCCACGGCCGCGCTGAAGGCCGGAGCAATGCCGACGGGCTTACGGAGAACCACATGGCAGACGACGACGCCCCCGAAAACGAGGGCGGAACCACGGAACCCCAGCAAAACGACCAGGACAGTGACCCGCGCGCCCAGCGCGACGACACCAACCAGGACCAGCCGAGGGAACCGGACCGCAAAGACGACAACAAAACATTCACCCAGGCCGACGTTGACCGGCTCCTCACCGACCGGCTGGCCAGGGAACGCAAAAAGTTCGCTGACTACGACGGGCTCAAAAAGAAGGCCACCGAGTTCGACAAGATGCAAGACGCCCAAAAAAGCGAAGTTGAGAAACTCAACGACCAGCTGGCTTCCGCGCAAGTCGAATTACAGGGTTTCCGGGTAGCCGAGATCCGGCGCGGCGCGGCGGAAGCCGCTGGGCTGCCCCCGAAATACATGAAATACATCACCGCCGCGGATGAGGCGGAAGCGCTGGAGCAAGCCAAAGAACTCGCCAAAGACATCAAAACCCCAGAGCCCAAACCAGCGGACCTCAAACAAGGCACCCGACCCCACACCCCCGCGCAGCAATCACGCGATGAGCTGCTCCGCGGGCTCGCCGGGTACGGGCACTAACCCCAGCAGCAGCCAGGCCCAAGCCCGGCTCCTAGCTGCGCCATAAAGACAGGAGACGGGCCTCGTGCCTACCTACAACACGGGAATCACCAGGGCGACACCGCCCACCACCGACCCCCTCGTCCCGGAACCGTTGTCCGAGGACATCATCCAGGAACTCCCCACCCAATCCGCGGTGCTGAACATGGCGCGCAGCGTGCCCATGTCCACCCGCACCCAGCGGCTCGCCGTGCTCGACGTCCTACCCCAAGCCTATTTCGTGTCTGGGGATTCCGGTCTCAAGCAATCCACGAACCTTGAGTGGAAGAACGTTTCGCTGGTGGTTGAGGAACTGGCCGCTCTCGTGCCGATTCCCGACGCGTACATGGCGGACACCAGTGTCCCGTTGTGGGATGAAGTCCGCCCCCGTCTCGTTGAAGCCCTCGGCAAAGCCATCGACCAAGCCTGCCTGTTCGGTGTGAACAAGCCAGCTACGTGGTCCCAGGCTCTTATCCCAGCTGCTATCGCCGCGGGGAACACGGTCGCTGACACGACTGCTGATGTCCCGGCCAGTGTGGCGCTTCTCGCGGAGAAAGTAGCCCTCGACGGCTACACCAACATCAACGGATGGTTGATTAGGCCCGGGTTCAAGTGGCGTCTGCTGCGGATCCGGTCCACCGGTTCCGGTGACCCCATTTATGAGCCTGACCTGCAAAACGGTCGCGGTGGCAGCCTGTACGGCTACCCCATGACCGAGGTCGCGAACGGCGCGTGGGATCCCAGCGTCGCGGACCTGCTCGTCGGGGACTGGTCCAAGGCCATTATCGGCACCCGGCAAGATATCACCTTTAAGATCTTTGATCAGGGCACCATCAATGATGCTGACGGCAAAATTATTTACAACGCGGTCCAGATGGACGGCAGCATCATGCGTGTGGTCATGAGGTTAGCGTTCGCGACGGTGAACCCGGTGACCGCGTTGAACGCTAACTCGGCCACGCGATTTCCTTTCGGAGTGCTTACTGCGGGTAGCGCTTCCAGCTAGTGGTCCAGATCGACGGAGTAAGGCCCCGGCAAGCGATTAGGCCAGCCCGCTGGGACATGTCGAACCTGAGAGTGCAGGTCCAACATGTCCCAGCGTACCAACGTTTGCACTAGGTGTAATGAGTGTAAGCCGCTTAGTGAGTTTATTGTAAGGCGCGATCAACAGCGCCGCGCTCACCGTCAGTTATGTGAAGCATGTGCCGTTGAACTCGTTGAACTTCGGCGTAAACGAGATGGAATCAATCAGGCAGGGCGGGCATGCTTGGCGTGTGACGCCGCGATACCAGCGGAAGCAAACTGGAAACGAAGATTCTGTTCTTCCGCTTGCCTTCACTGGTATCGGGAACACCCACCTGAGGTAAAGCGGTTGCCAGTTGGTGATCGTGTTTGCTTGGCGTGTGACACGATAATTCCAGCTGAATCGGACCGTAAACGGAAATACTGTTCAGACAGATGCAAGTCGTGGGCAGTCGGCGGCGGTAATGCTGGCCGAAAGCGTCCACCGAAAGCCGGTCGTCAATGCAACTATATCGGGTGCAAGAAGTCACTGGATCATCGCCGAATTGATGTAAAATATTGTGGCAGCTTGTGCTACTCCCGCGCGACTATGGGTCGCTCGGCGTTGCCCGATAAAGTTATGTGCCAGGAGTGCGACTCAGTTTTCACGCCTGGCGACTTTGTGCGTTGGAAATACTGCTCAAAGGAGTGTAGTCAACGCCAGGGGCAGCGTGTGTGGCGCGAAAACAACAGGTTGTATATGCGTCTATGGGGCCGTAATCGACGTAGGCTAGTGAGAGACAACCCTTTCACTGTCGCGGTACTAGAACGCGACTGGCGTCGTCTCGTGAATCGCTACGGTGGGTGTTGCGCCTATTGTGGGGATCGGCCGAACAAACTACATATTGACCATGTGGTGCCGGTTTCTCGGGGTGGTCGAGGTGGGATAGGTAACATCCTGCCAGCTTGCGCCACATGCAACGTGTCCAAGCATGCGTTACTGCTTGTTGAATGGCGCGCTGGTTCGCGCAGTCGTGGGTCTCGGCGGAACATCGAAAATTTCATTAAAATGAACGATGTCCCCCCGGTTTCTAGCGAACGGTTACCTTGTGCATTGTGCGGCAAGTCGGCCCTTATCCAAGTAAAGGGCTGCTGTAGGTCGTGCTACATTTACAAACGAAATAACCCGAACTACCCTGGTGATCCTGCCTACAGGCACTGCCCTGCGTGCGGTACAGAGATAGCACCAGGCCGCCGCCGTGGGGCTACTTACTGCAATAAGAGGTGTCGTTACTGGGCCACGTTTCACCCAGGTGAGCCACTCCCCTCTACGGGGTGATCTAGGGTTGGATCAAGGGGGCCACACGTGCGGGTCCTGTGCTGCGCGCACCTCTGGTTGCCGCATCACTGTGCCGGCGCGGAGGTCATGTCTAGTGAGTTGCTGAAAGCGTTGGTGGCCAGCGGGCATCAGTGTTCGGTGCAATTGTCAACGCCGCACCCGATGTTCGCCACCGGACCGTACACCTATGAAGGCGTGACAGTATTTCCCTATCAGGATCAGTACGATCCGATACGTTGGGTTGAGTCAGAGCATCCACCAGATTTGATTGTTACCTACCTGGAGAACACGCTACGGGCGAGCATCTTGGGTGACATGCACAAAATCCCGGTCGCCGTTATCGTGCACAATGGGCATTCGAAGAGTTTCGCTGACCTGCGGTGGGGTTGCAGGCTCGCGGTTTATAACACGGAGTGGATGCGCGCCGATGCTGAGTTGTGGTGGCGAACACACCACAACGACACCCCACCGCGGGGGATTGTGGTGCACCCGCCGATCGTTCGGGACCGGTACCGGGTGAAGCCCCCGTCGGCCGCCACAGGGCATGTCACGTTGGTTAACTTGTTTGAGGAGAAGGGTTCTGACGTGTTTTACGCGTTGGCGGCCCGGTTCCCTCGGCTGAAGTTTCTGGGTGTGCGGGGCGCCTACGGCACGCAGGACATCCGTTATGGCCTGCCGAATGTTGAGATCATTCCACATGTGGCGGCGCATGACATGCCCCGTAAGGTGTATGCCCGCACCCGGATCCTGTTGATGCCCAGCTCGTACGAAAGCTACGGCCGGGCTGGGGTTGAGGCGGCGTGTTCCGGTATCCCCACCATTGCGCATCCCACTGCGGGTTTGGTGGAGGCGTTGGGCGATGGGGGCACGTTCTGCGACCGGGATGATCTGTCGGCGTGGGTAGCAGCGTTGCAGCGGCTCACCACCCCCCGGGAGTGGCTGGCCGCGTCGACCCGGGCCAGAGGCATCGCGGACCGGTTGGACACCGACACCGACCTCGAGCGGTGGGTCGCGGCGGCTGAATCCCTGGTCCCCACATCCCGCCGCCTGACCACGGTCTGAAAACAACCTTGATTGAGGGGGTGGCTGGTGGGGTTGCCTCCGCTCGCGCAAGTACGGGACGTCACCAACCGGCTGCCATCAACGATCTCCGTGGAACCCATCCGGGTCACCGCGCTACTCGCGGACGCATCCGCAGCGGTCCGCCGGTTCACGAAACAAACATTCACCGCCACCCAATCCACCGCGAACATCCGCCCGGTGGGATCCCGGCTGCGTTTACCCAACCAGCCGGTTATTTCGGTTGACGACGTGCGGGTCTGGTTGCAGCGGGACGGCGACCCGGCGCCGTTCCCCGCATGGTTCTGGGACGGGTCCAACGAAATATGGCTACTCACCTCCGGGAACTACGTCATCAACATGCCGGAGGAGATGACCGACACCCTGGCGTGGCAAACACCCATGTTCGCGGTGACCTACACCCACGGCTACACCGAAATCCCCGAAGATGTGGTGGCCGTGGTGTGCTCCGTGGTGACCCGCCTCATCACCGCCCCCAGCATGGGTGGTGTCGTCTCGGAAAACGTCGGTGACTACGGGTACCGGTTGTCGGACATCGCCGTGCAGGGCCCGATGGCGCTGACGAGCGCCGAGAAAAGCATCCTGGCCGCCTATCAGCCCGCTCCGATGTCCTCGCTGGAACTGCGGGGTGGGTGAGTGTTTTTCCTCCATTCGATCACGGTGACGGTGAATCATCGCGCAGCGGACCGTAACGGGGATTACACGATTGTCAGCTCGTACCGGTTACCGGGATGCGCGATCAGTCTCGCGTCGAAAACCCGGTCCACTTTCGAGTTGGAAACCTACGAGCACGACATTGTGGTGTCCCGCACCATTCTGTTCGCACCTTCCGGGTCCGATATCCGTAACTCGGACACGATCACTCTTGATGATGGCACGGTGTGGCGGGTGTGGGGGTTGCCCACCGAGTTCCAGTCCCCGTTCACCGGGTGGCTGCCGGGTATGCAGGTCCCCTTGCGGTACTTCTCGGGCTAAACGAGAGGGGGGTAGGGTTGGTGGCGACGTATCGGGCGAACATCGCCGAGACGGGGGCCTGGTTGCGGTCCAGTGGTGACCTGAGCGCCGCGGTGCGTGTTGAGGCTGAGCGGATCGCTGACGTAGCTAGGGCTATCGCCCCGGTCCGCACTGGGCGGTACAAGGCCAGCATCCACGTTGAGGCTGGCCGCGGCTGGGATGGGCGGGTCGCGGCTGATGTCATCGCATCAGTCCCGTACAGCGCCGCTGTTGAGTTCGGCAACGCGCATACCCACGGTCGGGGCCAGCACGTGCTCCGCAGAGCATCGGGGGCCTAATGACTGTTCTGGCCCCGTACCCCGATGCGGAGCTGGTGATGATGGATTTGCTTAAACCGGTTGCCGCGCCGGGGACCACGGTCACCCACACCGACGAGAACCTGGTCCCGCCTTACATTCTGGTTCAGCGTATCGGCGGGCCCGATGACGGGGTCACGGACCACGCCATCATTCAGGTCAGCACATTCGGGTCGACCAGGCCGCAGGCGTGGTCGCTGTACCGGGATGTGCAGCAGGTCATTCTCGCTGCCTGCGGCACCGCAGTGAGTGGGGATTTCGTCACCGACGTTTTGATCGACTACACCGAAACGATTTCTTCGGGTAAACAAATCCCTTACCCGAACCCCGATATCCGGTTCATTGTCGCCGAGTACCGCGTGGATTTGCGCCGCCCCTTCTAGGTCATTTTTTCCCCACCCCAAATTTCGGGGATGTCCGGTTTTGCAGCCCAACCCCGTGAAAGGGGTCGTTTGTCATGCCACTGTCCGCCATTACTCGTAACTCGGGCCTGATCCGCAAGGCGCAGGACGCGGTGATCATGCTGGGGCCGTCGACCGCCCCGGAGATCACGTCGATCACTTCCGGTGCGTCCCCGACGCTGAACGCGATTGACCCCGCCTACGTTTCCCTCGGGCGACACACCAAGGATCATGGCCTGGTGTGGAACCGGGACATCAAAAACGATGAGGTGTTCAGCCACGGCGTGTCCGACGCGGTCCGCCGCGACATCACCTCCGATGTGATGTCGGTGAAGGTCACACTGCAAGAGTCGAAGCTGATGACGTTGCAGCTGGCCCTCAACGCTGACCTATCCACCGTGGTACCCACCCCGGTCACCGGGGAGGTCTACTTCCGGAGACCCACCACACCGTCCACCACATACTTCCGGCTGCTGGCCTTGGCGCAGGACGGCGCGGGAACATCCACGTACTACTACGCCCGGTTCCTGCCCCGCGTTTTGGTGTCCGACGTCAACGCCCAGTCGTGGTCGGAAACCACGGAAATTCAGGTGGATGTGACATTCACAGCCACCGTGGACGACGCCCTGGGTTACGCGGTGTCCGAACTGTGGGGCGGCCCTGGGCTTCAGGCCGCGCTACCAGCCATGGGGTTCCCGCCGATCGTGGTGCCCGTCGCCCCCACCGGTCTTACGCTCGGGGCGAAGACAACGACCACGGTGGTGTTGTCGTGGAACGCCACCGCTGGGGCCACCAGCTACACCGTGTCGAAGCGCACCCCCGCCGGGTCCGGTTCTTTCACCGCGGTCCTGTCCGGCGCTGGTGGCACCCCCACCACGAACAGCACCACCATCACCGGGTTGACCACCGCGACCAGCTACGACTTCGAGGTGTTCGCCGTCAACACCATCGGCCCCTCGGCGACCCCATCCAACGTTGTCACCGTCACCACCTCCTGAGAAAGGGGGATCCCGCATGATCCGGCTCATCGCCCCCGACGGCACCGAATACGAGGCCGCCACCCCCGTCGAGGCGAACGATCTACGGTTCGGTCACGGATACCGCATCGCCCCAGACGCCCCCGCTGAGGCCCCCGCTGAGGCCCGCGCTGAACATGCCCCCGAACCGGAACCCACCAGGGCCACCGACAAACCACCAGGATTAGGGGACGGCGGCTGATGGCTAAACGTCTCGCGAGCCGCTGGGACACCTACACCAAAGAAGCCGCCCGGGAACCCGTCGAGCTGGAAATGCCCGACGGGGAAATCCTGACCATCCCGTTCCCCTCCAAACGGACCATCGACCTCGTCAACAAAGCCCGGCGCTCCGACGACGACCAGTTCGTTTTAGCACTCATGGGGGCCGAGCAAGGCCGTAAACTGCTTGACGCGGCCATCGACGCCCCCGCGGGGGCGTTGCAGCGGATGCTCGGTGATGTGATGGTCGAATTCGGGTTATGGAAACGGAACCCGTTCGACCCCGACTACGACGGTGAGGACGACGACCTGGGAAACCTGCGGCGCTCGTCTCGCTTATAGAGCGCTACGGCGAGCACCTCGAATACGATTTCCACGCCCGCCTCGGGATCGATCTACTGGACTTTTTCCGGGGCCGGTACTCCTGGCGGAAACTACTGACGCTAGCCGAACGACTACCCTGGGATTCCGCCTACAAACTAGCCATCGTTGACGACGACGAAACCGCCGCCGCCGTACTCGACGACGAAGACGACCCAGAACAACGCGGAACCACAGCGTCGATACCACTGTCACATTGGGACCAAATGGCCGAGCTGCGGGCATCGCTGCTCGACGGGCTCGCCATGGTCGTTCGCACCATTATCCTCGTCAACACCCCCCAAGGAGGCCGGGTCCCGGAATTCCGGCCCCAACCCCGCCCCGAAACCGCGGTGCAACGCGTCCACCGGCAACGTCGCGATGAGGCCATGAGTGACCTCGAGCAACAACTAGCCCGGCTCACCGAACCACCGCTCAACGGGTCACCGTAGTCACCACCCCCTTTGACCGCCTTCGGGCAGTGAGGGGGTGGTGCCCATGGCTCGCTTCAACGTAGGCGAGGCTTAGGGGAGCCTTCCTTCAGGTCACGCCTTCGCTGGAGGGTTTGCACGAGAAGATCCGCGCGGCTCTCGCCGACCTCAACGACGCTGAGGTCGACATCTCGCCGAACATGGCGGGTTTCCGGGAAAAGGTCGACGCTGAGACCGCGAACATTCGGGACACCGAAGTTGACGTGTCCCCGAACATGGCCGGCTTTAAGGAGAAGGTCGCCGCTGAGACCGCGACGATCGGTGACACCAAGATCCGGGTGGATGCTGATCCGGGGTTGTTCCGTGAGAAGATAGCGGCTCTTAAGGCGGAGTTGGCGGCGGCGCAGGCCGCTAAACTGAGGATTGAGCTTGATGATGCTGTTGCTCGGGCTGAGCTGACTCGTTTAGAGGCCGATTTGGAGCGGCTGAAGGCTCAGCCGTCCAGCGTTAAGGTTGATGCGGATATCGCTGAGGCTGAGGCCCGGATTGATGAGCTCAAGGCCCGCTTGGACGCGTTGAGGGACGCTCATGTCAGTGTAAACATTGACACCGCTGCGGCTATGGCGAAAATCGCTGAGTTGGAGGCTGCGTTAGCCGCTTTGGGTGCCCGGTCCCCGAATATCAAAGTCAATGTTGATACCAACTCGGCGACGACTGCCCTTAAAACGTTGGGGACAGCGGTCACCGATGTTGGCAGCAAGGGCTCGCTGATGGGTGTCGCCATGGGCGCGGCATTTGTTCCTGCGATCGCGTCCGCTGCTCAATTGACCGGTGTGCTGGGTTTGATTCCCGCTATCGCGTTGGGTGCTGGGCTCGGTTTGGGCGCGGTGGCCATCGGTGTCCAAGGTATGAGTGAGGCGCTGAAAGGTGCGGGCACCGCGGCGGATGCCGCCGCGAAAGCCACCGAGGCGGACGCGACGGCTAACAAGGCTGTCGCGGCTGCGGTGGGTGGGTCCGCCGCGGCGCACCAGGCCGCCACCCAGGCCGTGACAGCAGCAGCAGCCGCGCATAAGAGCGCAGCGAAAGCCGCTGATGACTACGCAGCGTCCCTCAAGAACTTGGCGCCAGCCGCTCAGCAGGTTGTGTCGGCGATTATTCAGCTCAAACCCGCGTTTGATGCGCTGAAAATGGATGTTCAGCAGCAACTGTTTCAGGGTGTCGGTGCGGCCATGCTCAACATGGGCACCACCGTGTTACCGGTGCTGCGGTCCGGGTTGACCCAAGTAGCGGCAGCGATCAATGAGGCTGTCCTGAACTTCGCGAAGTTCGCCACTTCGAAAGCAGCGATCGCGGATTACCAGGCTATTTTCAACAATATTGGTACCGCGGCGCATTCGCTGGCGGGCGCGGTGCAACCCATTTTGCAGATTTTCACCGATGTCGCCCGGGTGGGCTCGCAGTTTCTGCCCGGGTTGGCGGCGAGTTTCACGTCCGCCGCGCAAGCTGCTGCCGCGTTTGTGTCTAATGCCCGGCAAACCGGGCAGTTAGCGCAGTGGATCCAATCTGGTATGGCTGCGGTGAAGGAGCTGTGGGGCGCGTTCAAAGACCTTGTGGCGATCATCAAGGACTTGGCGACAGCCCAAGGGTTCGGCCCTAACTTCCTGCAAGCACTGCATGACGTCACCAGCGTCATCCGCTGGGTCATGGACAACGTGCCCGGTGCCACCGCCATTATTCAGGCGTTTTTCGATGCGTGGCTGTTCGCGAAACTCGTATCCGGCGCCGCTGGGATGGTGTCCACCATCGGGTCGGCGATCGGGTTACTCGGGAAGCTTCGGGCGGCCTGGTTGGCTGTGACCGTCGCGGAGGAAGCAGCGACCGTGGCGGGAGCGGAAGCAGGAGTGGCAGGGGCCGTCGCGGGTGAAGGCATCGCCGCTGGATTCCTAGCCGCGCTAGCCCCGGTGGCGGCGATCGCGCTACCGCTGCTGGCTTTGGCCGGTATCGCGCTGCTGGTGTGGAAAAACTGGGATTTCACTATCCAGGGCTTCAAGGACATGTGGAAGGCCATCAACCCCGACAACATGTTCCTGCAAGGATTCAAAGACGCCTGGGCTGGTATCAAAGCCGGCGCGGACGGGGCGTGGCAGGGAATCAAAGCCGGTTGGGACAAGTTCGTTCAGGGGTTCAAGGACGCCGGTTCCGGGTTGTCGACCGCAGCTTCCGCGACGTGGACCGCCATCAAATCCGGTTGGGACACGTTCGTTGCTGGGCTGAAACAGGGCTGGGATGGGATAACGGCAGCGGCGTCCGCGACGTGGACCGGCATTAAAGCGGCGGCTACGGCGGCGTGGTCGGGGATCACGGCGGCGTGGGGCGCTGTCCAAGGGTTCTTCGCCGGTTTGTGGGCTGGTATCTCGTCGGGGGCTACGGCGGCGTGGTCGGGGATCACCGCCGCCGCGTCCACTGCCTGGACGGGGATCACCACCGCTTGGGGTGCTGTCAGCGGGTTCTTCTCCAGTTTGTGGGCTGGTATTTCGGCGGGTGCGGCTGCGTTGTGGAGCGGCATTGCGAGCGCCGCGACCACCGCGTTCACCGCCGTCACCGCAGCCATTCAGGCTGTCATCAACAAAGCCAGCGAATGGGCTGGTCGGGCGTGGAACGCTGTCGTCGGCGCGATCGACACCGCGAGTGGTGTCATCCAGTCCGTGATCGGCGCGGTCGGTGGGTGGGTCGGGCGGGCGTGGGACGCTGTTGTTAGCGCCACCGACACCGCTAGTAGCGTCATCCAGTCCGTGATCAGCACCGTTGGTGGGTGGGTTGGGCGGGCGTGGGATGCTGTGGTCAGCGCCACTGACAGTGCTAGCAGCGTCATCCAAACCGTTATCAGCAAGGCCGGTGAATACGTCGGTAGGGCGTGGAACGCGACGATCGGTGCCCTAGACAACGCATCCGGTGTTATTCAGGGCATTCTCGCCAGCCTGGAATCGATCGTCAGCCGCACCTGGACCGCTGTGGTCAACGCGGTCACCGGCGGCGCCAGCGGAATGATCGTGGCCCCTATGGCGGCCGGTGGGGTCGTGGGAATGGCTGCCGGGGGGAAACTCACCCCAATGTCGTCGAGCATCGCGCAAATCGTGCCCCCCAACACGTGGCGCGTCATCGGTGACCGGCTGCAAGGAATGGAAGCGTTCATTCCCATCAACCAGTCAGCGATGTCCCAAGCGATTCTAGCCCGGACCGCTGAACTGATGGGGCAAATGCTCATCCCCCGCAAATTGTTGCCGCTGCTCAAAATGCTCGCCCCGATCCTGGGGCTGGCCCAGGGCAGGATCCTTGCCACCGACGACTCGGGGGCGGCGTTGGGTTACGCCACCGAACCGGATGCCCCCGCACCGGACTACGGCCCCCGCGGGCGTCGCAGAGGAGGCGACGGCTTCGACGGGTTCAACCTGTGGGGTCTGCTGCGGCGCCTGTTCGCGCAGTTCATCGCCCCAGCCCTCTCCGGGGCCGGGGCTGGTGGTGGCCAGCAGTTGGCGGGCCTGCTGCAACAGCAGGCAGCGAGCTTCACCGCAGCGATGCAAACCATAGCGCCGCAAAGCCCCCAATTAGGGCAGTGGTGGCCGCGGCACCAGGGCACCGGTATCGGCACCACCGCCGGACCCTCCACCACCACCGCGCTGCCACCCGGCTACGACCGGGCCTACACGGGTGAAATGGCCAACTCACCCCGACCGGACCCGTCGTGGATGTACCAGCAGTCCCGTGACCGGACTAGGGAGCAGTCGGTGTTCCACATCTACCCACGGGCCGACCAAAACGAGGAATCCATCGCCCTCATGGTTGACCGCCGGCAAGCGTTCGCCCTCCGCTCATGACAATGTTCGCGCCGGTCACCACCCAATCCACCGTCACCCTCGACGGGGTTCAGCTGCTGATGCGGGTGATCGGCGGACCGCAACCAGTCGATAGCGGCGGGGTCGAATGGGTGTGCACCAAACTCAGCGGCTGGGCTGGGCGGCCCAAACCCCGCACCGCGCGGACCGCGAAACCGTTCGGGGCCGGATCATTCCGCTCGAGGGCATACCAGGACAGCCGCATCATCGGTATCGAGTTCGTGGTCACCGCCCCCGACGCGCCCACCATCCGCCTCGTTGAACAACAACTAGGCGCGTGGTGCTCCGACGGTGGCCGGCTTTATGAGCTCAGTGTCAGCGACCCGCCCCTCGACCCGCAAACAGCGCTCGTCGAACTAGACGACGCGCTGCTGATCGCCCCAAGAACATGGCAGTCGTTGCTGGTCAGCGCCCAGTTCGTGGCACCCGACCCCCGCAAATGGTCAGCCGCGTGGATGGACCGCACCTCACTACTACCCACCCCCAGCACCGACGGTGTCGACTACACCGGGGGTGTCGACTTCACCAACGGCATGGACTACGGCGTCAGCGGCTCACCAGCGGTGGCGCAAGTCGCGAACTACGGCACCGCCCCAGTCGGGCCATACATCTCGATCACCGGACCAGTTGACCAGCCGCGAATCACCGACCTCATCTCCGGCTGGTCGCTGCTGTTCATCGGGTCCCTACTCGCCGGTGACGTACTCACCATCAACTGCGACGAATTCCCACAACGGGGCCAACCAGGGCACAGCGCCCTCCTCAACGGGGCCACCAACGTGTGGTCCCAAGTCGTCCGCAACGGCGACTGGCCACAAATCGACCCGCAGGACATCGCGACCTACCAAATCACAGCGTCCGCGCTGTCCACCGCCGTGCTCGTCGCGTCCGTGCGCTCAGCTTGGTACTAATCATTTACTGTATGCTGCGTAGATTAAACGGACCCCCGCGACGGGCGCAACCGTCCGGGGGCGTGGCCCAACCTGTGAGGCAGGTCAGACAGTGGCGATTATACATACCCCGCGCGCTTGCGCGGATACACGTTGCGGCAAGCGTTTTATACCTAATCGTTCTGACAAGATTTATTGTTCACGCGCATGTAAACATCATGTCGTCGGCTTAAGATGTGAACGCAGAGCGCGAGGGGACTCTTCAACCGCTCGGAGTTGTGAACGCACTGGCTGTGACCGAATGCTTCCCGCGGGTGTCCAGCGTAACCGTAGGTTTTGCAGCAATTCATGTACACAGAAAGCGCGTAGGCTAGGGCCTGGGCGTGAGATGATTCTCCGACGAGAGGCGCGTTACCGTGCTGACAATCATGATATTGTTAAGGAACTAACACGACGCAACGGGTATAAACGGCGTACGGGTTATCGTATCGAGATGGCTACGTTTTCTCGGATAGACGTGTGTCGTCGTGATAACTGGATCTGCCAGTTGTGCGGGGAGCCTGTACAAAAAGGCGTAAAGTACACACACCCGCTAAGTCCAACACTAGATCATATTACTCCGTTGACTCGCGGCGGCGTTCACGCGCTACATAACGTCCAATTGGCTCACCTGGTGTGCAACCAGCGCAAGGGGGCCAGGATGGGGGCTTGACAATTTCCAATTTATCCCAAATGACGGATCCCGTCGCCGTGCACAAGGATGTCACTAACGGGATAGGCAACACAACCGACGACTGGCGGATCGCGCTCGGCGGGTTAAGCCAGGGGCTGCCCGGTGGCGGCTCGTTCGGTTTCGGCTCGGGTATTTTCCCCACCCAAACCAGCAACGGCACCATCACCGACTGCCAGGTCACGGCGAACACCCCCACCGCGAACATGGGCGCCCAAGTCAACTTCGGCAACTACATGATCGCCCGCTCCTACCGGGGCGTGTACCTGGGTGCGATCACCTCACCTGTTCCGATCACGTTCGCCACCGCTAACGCCTCCAACCCGCGCATCGACTACGTGGTGATCCGCATCCGCGACGGTGACGTGGACACCCCCGCCCCGACACGCACCGCGGACATCGTCATCCTTCAGGGCACCCCCTCATCAACCCCGGCGGAACCCACCGGGCTGCTCACCGAAGGCGATTTCCTGCTGGCCGCGGTCACTGTCCGGGCAGCCACCACCCAAATCTTGACCAGCGACATCTCCGGTCGCAGGGTGTACGCCACCGCCCGCGGCGGCATCTACCCAGCAACATCAATCGACACCCGCCAAGGCGGCTACCCGGGGCAAATGCGGTACAACCTCACCACCCTCGCCTACGAAGGGTGGGAGGGCACCGCACAGGCGTGGGTGCCTATCGTGTCGCTCACCGGATGGTCCAGTTTCACCCCGTCCCTCTACTACCAGCCCAGCGGGCCGGGCAGCGCAGTCGACCTCACCAAAATTTGCAGCCTCGGGTCCGGCGCGGTAACCGTGGCCCGTTACCAAACCGTCGGTAAAACACTGCGACTCAACTACTTCTTCGACTGGGGCAACTCCCCCTACAACATGGGATGGGGCGCGGTATTCACACTCCTACCCGCGGGGGCGTTCGCCAAACAAGAAACCCACCTGCACACCTGGCTGTATGTGGCCACCAACACCACCCGGTGGGTTGGCGACGCGGTCATCTTCGCATCCGGGAACCTGATGTACCCGCAGTACCCGTTCTCGTCCAGCGACTGCCGTCTCGGCTACTACCAAGTCGCGTCGACATCATCCCAATTCACGGGTACCGGCATCCCCTACATCTCGGGTAACTACCCGCAGGCCGGAATTTTGAGTATCACCGGGGAAATGGAGCTTTTGTAATGACCGACGCTATCGAAAAGCCTCCCCCCAACGAGCTGGTGCCCGCGTGGGTGGGGGCACTGGAACGGACCTGCATCGCCTGCGGGCAACGAGACAACCACCCCAAACTCATCACCGGTGCGCTGGACGCCCCACCCATCTACTGGCACCACGACTGCTACGTCATCTCCCAGCAGCCCGGGTGGGAAGACATCCAAGTCGCGATCCACGGCGCCGAAGGCCGCACCGGGCACCAGCTGCGGCTGCACCTGTTGCAGCACGCCCAGGCGAAGAAAGACGCGGAAGAAAAGCGGCGCCATGACCCGCCGGGAAGGGACGACAAGTAAATGGCAGCGTTGACCACCACCGAAGGCAACCGGCTACTAGACGCGAGCTTCGGGGTCGCCACCTACACCGCACCCAGCCTCACCGGCGGGGGCGGCACCTCCGGGATGCGGCTCGCTCTGAGCAGCACCGTGGGCACAACCACCACGGCCGGCACCGAAGTCACTGGCGGCTCCTACGCGCGGCAAGCGTTCACGATGGCCTCGGCTGCGTCGTTGAGTAACTCGAACGTCGCGGCGATCAACTTCACCGGGATGCCCGCCGTTGGCTCACCTGGTGTGCAAGGTGTCGAGGTTTACGACAACGGGGCCACCCCGCGCCGGGAATGGTTCGGAGCGTTGACTACTCCCCGTATAACCGCCGCCGGTGACACGCTTAGCTTTGCCATAGGGGCGCTCGTCGCCAGTTTCACCTAGTATGCGCCGATTGTCTGGTTTGACCTGCGTGTTTGCGTCAAGCCTCGTGGAGCAACGCAAACATGTGACGTTGTCACCCGTGCGAAGGTGTCACCGCCCGTAACTGGTTGAGGTGAGGTGGTGGCGGGCGGGTGGCTATCGCCGAAGACGCATCAACCCCGGCGCCTGTCCCGGTTACTGGCACGTCGGGGGCGTGTACCACCGCGTCGTTCACGCCCCCCGCGCAGTCACTGTTGGTCGCTTTGGTCGCTGGTGGTTGGGGCAGCGGCAGCCTCATGGATGCTTCGGTCACGGACTCCGTTGGGGGCACGTGGACCGCGGGGCCTAATGCGCAGGGCACAGCGAGTGCCGCGCGTGGTGTCGCCAAAATATTCACGCGTTATCTGACTACCGCGCCGGGTGCGATGACGGTGTCCGCGACGTTCACCAATCTTGGTGGCGGGCGGATGCTGGCCGTTCGGGTGCTTACGGGCGCGGCTAGTAGCCAGGCGGGCGCGGGTTCTAACACACGGGTTGATGCGACGGGCACCACTAATGGGGCGCTCACTGTCCCGCTGACAGTTACCGGGTCGTGGGTTTATGGGATCTCGGATAACTGTTCGATCAATGAGGCGCTGACCCCTAATGCGGCTACTACCATTGTCGCGAGTGGTGACTATAACGACACGACTGACACGGTACGGCTTGTGGCGTGGCGTTCGGCTAGCGCCACCACGTCAGCTGCGGTGGGCACGTCCCCGTCGTTCGGTGGCACGTGGCCCACCGCGGACAAGAGCAACACCGCCGCTTTAGAGATTCTGCCCACGGCCGCCGCGGTCGGTGTGGCGACGCTGGCTGCCGCATCGTCATTGACGGTGGGGGCGTCACTTCCGGCCGGGGCAGCAACGCTGGCGGCGACATCGAACATATCCGCGTCGGCACCTACCCAGCTCCTGACGGCCACGTTAGCGGGGCAATCCAACCTTGTTGCCGGCGCGGCGGTACCTGTAGCCGCGGCAACGTTGGTGACCAGCTCTAATCTGGGCGCGGCGCTGACGTATTACGCGGTGTCCCAGGCCACCTTGAGCGCCACGTCTTTGTTCAGCGGGTTGACGACACCCCCGACCGCGCTGCTGGCGAATTCCCAACTGGTCACCACCGGGTTGTTAACACCCGCCAAGGCGGGCGGCGGATTGGCCGCGACCTCAAGCCTGGGGATTGTCGGGTTCGGGTTCATCCCGGTTGGTGCGCAACTTAACGCCCAGTCGGGGTTCGCGGGTACGTTGTTCACCACCTGGGCTGGGGCCGCGAATCTGCGCAGCATCACCGTATTAACTTCCGGTGGGACTGTTCCGGCGGTAGCGGCTACGCTGCGCGCTGCCGCGCAATTCACTGTCATCGGCCCATATTTGGTAGGCGGCGGTTCGGACCTCGTACTCCTGGTCGTCTCATCCCGGCTTGTTGCCAACGCGGACTCTTACCGACCGGCTTTGGTCACCCCCGCTGGCAGCGTCTACCACCCGGTGCAAACCCCGCAGTACCGGCTTTACGCGGCGGACACCCGCACCGGGCGCATCGGGTGGGAACTACCCTTCGAGTCGATCCAATGGAACACCCCGATCAACGCGGTCGGGCAGCTACGCGCATCCCTGGTCATCGAAGACGCCTTGGACCAGATCGCGGCCACCGGGTCGATCGATCCGAGGGCCACCCTCCGGGAAGTCCTGACCGGCCCCTACCGGATCTCGCTGGTCCTGGTGTGGGGCAACGCTGTCGTGTTCGCCGGCCCCTACCTGCCGGGCACCATCCCGGGGGACACCCCGAAAATCGATATCGGCGCCTCCGAGCTGGCCCGCATTTTCGATAAGCGCGTCCTGACGGACCCCGCCGGGTCGTTAAGCCTGGGACCCACCAGCCCCGGCGACATGGTCAAACAGATCATCGATTCGGCCACCTCACAAATCCCGGGAACCACGTGGTGGCGCACCGGGCGGGAACTGCCCATCACGTGCAGCAACCCACCCTCAACCCAAGGATCGGTCACCCGATTCTTCCAAGGGTTCGACACCGTCACAGCCACCGAAGCGATCAACAGCATCGTCACATTAGAAGACGGCCCAGATTTTCGCTTGGACCCCTATCTGCAAACCGGGCGCGACGGGCTGTATGTGGCGTGGGAACTCAACATCGGCAACCCGCACCTTGGGTCGACCAGCGATCCCTGGGTTTTCGACGATTCCAATTCGTTGATCAGCCAAGACATTGACGCCGCCCGAATGGCCAGCATGCTGTTCGTCCCCGGCTCGGGACAAGACGAGAAGAAACTGATGTCTTGGTGGGTGGACAACCAGTTGGTGGATCAAGGGTTCCCCGCGTTGGAAGAGGTCGACACCTCCCAAAGTTCGGTGGCCGACCCAGCCGCGTTGGACTCCTACGCGCGGGCCTCACTGGCGCGGTACACGCTACCCGTTGACAAATGGACGGTGAAAACCCGCGCCGACGGTGAACCCGGCCTCGGCTCCTATCGGGTGGGTGATTCCATGCTGCTCGATATTAGGCGGCACCCGATCATCATTCCCGACGTGTACACCCGGCGGATCACCGAAGTCTCGGGTGACGCCAGCCCGTGGGTGTCCCTGGCCAGCACAGAATCACTATAGGGGAGAAGGGAACCTATGGGCGCGCACCCCGAAATTGACACGTCCACACTGGACCACATCAAGCGGCTCGCGCAGAACCAGGCGGATTTGTCGCGGGCGGTGAGTCACGGGCAGCCAGCGCTGCGTGACCCGTCGGGGAACATTCTCGCGCTCGATCCCACATCGGCGACCCCGCTACTCGCCGCGCAAGGCCACGACGTCGCCCTCAATATGCGTGAAGGCACGCTGCATGTTATGGACGAGTCCGGCTCGAACTATCGGGCCGTGCAAGCGGACTCCGTCACCGCAAATAATGTGAACGGGGCCACCTTCGGCACCCACCACGGTGATGTCGGAGTAACCGGTGATTGGTATTATTTCAATGGTCACACTGTGGGTATCCATCACGGCGATGTGGTAGACGGGGTCATCTTCGGGGATAGTCACGGAAACCACTTCGGGAATGTGTTCCCCCAGGTGCAGGGTCCTGTTGGTCCTGTGGGCCCCGTTGGACCCGCCGGTCCTAAAGGGTTTGTTGTTGACCACCCCACCGATTCGCAGCGTTGGCTGGTGCACGCCTGCACCGAGGCGCCGCATAACGGGGTTGAATACTGGGGTGCCGCGACCCTCACCGGCGGTTTCGTAGATGTTGCGCTGCCCCCCTATTTCGAATCCCTCACCGAAACCGGGAACCGGTCGGTGCATCTCACCGCGACAGCCCCACCCGATCGCACGGTACGAGACGTGATCGACACCCCCGTCCTCTCCGCCACCTACCCCACCGGGGGTCGTTTCCGTATTTTCGCTGACGGTCCCGGAAACATCGACGTGTGGTGGCTCGTCAAAGCCGTACGCAAAGACCTTCCCGCCCTGTTGGTTGAACCCCGCCGATCCGAAGTCACAGTATCCGGGTTCGGCCCCTACCGCACCTACTCCCCGATAGCCAACAAAGACGGTAACCGCACTACCCGGCAGCCGTCAGGTGCGGACCAAACCGCGGGAATGGTCCGCGTGTTGTGGACAGCGTTAGGGATCGAACAAGCCAGAGTGGACTCCTTAACTGAGGTCGTTGACAAATTAGTGACCAGCCACAACGGGCACCAATGCGCGGGGAACACCCTTTGAGCACCGGCGGCAGGATCCGGGGCTGGGTGCCGCGTTTCATCCGCGCCTGGGTTGACCACCAAGCCGGGTTAACCACCCCCATCATCCTGGGCCCCATCGGAATCATCGCCATGATCCTCGGTGAGGACGTTTCTCGCGCGTTCACCAACGTGGGCGGCGGCGCCGACGTTCGTATCCTGGGGGCGGCGTGGACCGTTGGTAGCGTGACCAAACTGTGGGGGATTTGGCGTAACGACCCTCTCTACGAGGTTGTCGGGCTAGTGCTCATCACCCTAGGCAGCGGAATTTATGTTGTCGGTGACCTGCTCGGGTTGGGGATGTTGGGTTTACTCGCCGCCGCTGGGCATGTTTGTGTCATCGCTTCCTTGTTGGGGCGTGTCCACATTCAGGTCACCGACGGCCGTGACCGTGACCGGCTCGACCCCCACGGTTCGTGACCGTCGACCTGCCCAGTGCGCTCACCACCTCCATGGTGGCCATATTCGCAGCCTCCGTGCCCCTGTTCATTTTCTTGTTCACCCGCAAATCCCAACTGCGGATGAACAACACCACCTCCGACGCCACCCAAATCACCGCCGCGGCGGCGCTGGTGACCATGCTTCAAGAGCAAGTGAAAGCCCTCGACACGAGACTCGAAAAAGCGGAAAGCGATGCCAGCACGGACCGCACCCGGTTCACCGAACAATTGACCAGGGCGCACGACGAGAACTCCCGCATGGCCGCGATCATCGCCACACTCCACACCGACCTGGACATCGCGCACCGCCAAATCGAGGAACTGCGGGTCACCAACCGGATGCGGATGAACGCCGAAGCCTCCCAGGCAGCCGAAGACGCGATGACCGAAGGTGGGGAACTCATCGAAGACGAGGCCCCGCGGTCATAAACCCCACGCCTGAAGGCGGGGCCCCGACCGATGAGTTTCGCCCTCGACGCAGCACCCGGCGCCTTCCTCGTCATCAGCACGGTCGCGTTGACCGCGCAAACCGTGACCCTCATCCGCATCCGACGCAACAAAACGGCAGGTGATGTGCGGCGCCGCGGGTTGGTCCGCACCGTGGCCTGCCGCGTGTTCGCCGCCGCCCTCTACGTGCTCCTCGGAACTGGTGCGCTGCTCGTCACCCCAGCCGTCGCCGGGGTCGCCGCGTTCCTGTGTTTCGGGTTCACCCAATGCCTCTGGCTGGGCAGCAGCCTCCTCGACCTGCGGCTCAAACACCAACTGTCCCCCAACGAACCCACCGGCCGGCACCGCGAGGAAACGCATCACTAAAGGAGTTGTGTTATGCCCACTGTCCGCCTCGGTAACCACGCCGCGCTCGACCCGGACGGCAACACCGTACCCGGTCAGCAGATCACCACCATCCACATCCCCGACACGGACCCCCACGAGGACCGGATGCGGAACATCACCCACCGGGACGGGTTGTGGTCCCGGCTCGCCGCTGAACCCCCCGCGTGGGTCGCGTCCGACGACCCCGAACTCGAAGCCGCGCTCGCCCGGCATTTCGACTGCCCAGCCGGCGAACCCGATTTAGATAAAGCACCCGACGACGCCCGCGAACTCACCGAATAAGGCTTATGGCAGCAATTGGCTACCTAGTCGCTGCCTCCGACCCACCCTAAACGTTGGGTGGCTTTAAGTCACTCCCGCGCGAACCGCCCAGGATTGGATCATCGTCCGGGGCTTTTTCGTGCCCTAAATAGAAGAAGGTGTTCAAGATCCGGATCAATAGCGGGACTGACGCCCAAGCCGCCTCGATGGGTGGTGATCTTGCTGGGTATACTGGCACAGCCACCGCCAGCACGGCCACCACATTAACAGCCACCGGCACACCGTTCGTGGCCAGTGCCTACATTGGGCACATTGTGGTCACCGTTTCCGCAGCAGCGGCGTACGGGGTTATCACAGCGAATACTACGTCTCAGTTGACGGTGGATCAGTGGTATGCGTTGGGCACCCCCGGTTCCGGCCCGGCGACAACGCCGACCGCGACCACCGTGTTCATGATTGTGCCTGGCCAGGCGCCCTACTGGTATATGGCGATCAGCACTGACACGGCCACCGTCTTGGCCACGGACTCGACCCTTACTTCGGAAATTACTGCGGCCAGCTCGGGTTGTTTACGGAAACTCGCCACCTACGCGCACACCACCACGGTGGCCTCTTATTCGCTGGCGGCGACTTTTACGTACACGGGTACTGACCAGACTTTTGGGGCGCGCACTATTGGAAAGATGGGTATTTTTAATACCCTGTCCGGCGCGACTGGTCGTCCGCAGTTTTTGACGCTTATTTCACCCACCGCCACGTTGACGGCCACCGGCGACGCTTTGACCGTTACTGAAACAGTCAGTATGTAAGGACGGCGTGTGAGTTTCGCCACTGTTGCCACCAGTTCAAGTAACACGGTCACCTCCGGTACCTCAGCGGTGACAACATTTCCCACGGGTGTCACCGCTGGGGATTTACTGCTCCTAGTGATCGCGACGGGTGCGGCACCGGGAACCACCACCGGGTGGACCGGATGGACCAAGCTCGTGAACACCACGCTCGGTGGAAAAGCGGAGATTGCTTATCGCCGGTATCAGGCCGGGGATACCGCACCAACCATTGGTGGACCGTCCACGGGGTGGGCGTGGCTAATGCTACGAATCACCGGAGGAAGTGCTACCGCCGCGCCCGAGGTGGGCACATTCTCGACCTCCGCGAGCGGTCAGCCTGACCCGCCGTCGTATACCGCGAGCTACGGAAGCGCCGCCACGTTATGGATAGCCATAGCGTCAGCTACCGGTAACGCGATTCCGAGTGCCGCGCCCGCCAACTACACGGGATTGGTCCAGTCTTCCGCGGCGGTCGGGCCGACCGTGGGGATAGGAACGCGGCAACTCACGACCGCCACGGAAGACCCCGGCGCTTTTGCCGGTTTCAGTGGCACCTGGTATGCCGCAACGATAGCCGTCCCACCCGGGGCGTTTCCGACCGTTGCTAGTAACTCTAATAGCACAACAACCGCGGCATCAGTAACCACCACCTTCCCTGCGGGTGTAACGCAGGGGGATCTATTACTGTTAATCGCCGCCGCGGGTACTTCTGCTGGGCAAACGACAGGCTGGACCGGTTGGACTCAGCTGAACAACAATGGTGGTACTGCTAACAAACTGGAATCCGGGTACCGGTATTACCAAACCGGTGATACCGCTCCGACGTTAACCGCGGCCACTACTGTCTCTTGGGCTTGGTTAATGCTTCGGATCACTGCCGCATCGGCCTCCACGGCGCCGCAGATTGGTACTTTCGCGACTAGTGGTACAGGTAGTGGTGACCCACCGTCGTATACGCCGGGTTACGGTCAGCTTGACACGCTATGGATAGCGGCGGAGTCGTATGCGGGGTCAACCGCGGCTACCGTCCCAACGAGCTATGCCGGGCTTGTTAATCCCATAAACGGGCTTGGTCTAAGCGTGGCTATAGCAACCCGCCAACTCAATGCCGCGAGCGAAAACCCCGGCGCGTTCGGTGGGGGTTCTGGCACCTGGTTCGCGGTGACGTTCGCCGTACCCCCGGTGTCAGGTGGTGTTCCCATCAGACTTCGGATTGTCTCCCAGGCCGTGGCACGCGCCGCGAACTTTTAGCGAATAAGAGGGTGCTGTGGCCGACCAGTATGTTGCCATATCGGAAGGTATTAACCTGGGCGCGGCGACTGCCTTGGTGGTGCTGGATGTTACCCCCACTGGCACCACCCGGCGCATGGGCCTGAATGAGCTGTCGGTGACGTTCAACGGCACCAGCGCGACGGCGGTACCGGTAATTGTTCGGGTGGTGCGGACCACGGTGGTTCCGGTGGGGGGCGGCACGATCACCCAGGCGCCAACGCCGACCGACACCAACTCCCCGGCCAGTTTATGCACCGCGTATATGCCCACCACGGCAAGCCCGGGGGTGTATGCAACAACAGCACCCACCGTGGGTGTCATGCTTCGCAGCTGGTACATCTCCCCCACCTCGGGAATGGTTTACCAAATACCCCTCGGTTTAGAGGTGGTGACCCCCGCGGTGGCTGGCAGCGGTATCGGTATTCAATGCGTGGCCCCGGCTATAGTGGCGTGCACAGCCTGCCTCGCGTGGACTGAATAGCCCATTCTGTAGCGGCCCGTTTCTTGAGGGCATCCCCCGCCGGGCAATAACGTATTGAGCCGCTCGGTGGGGGGCTGTCGCGATGGCCAGGCTTGGGCGCGGTTTCCCCGATCGGGTTCGCTGGATTCGGCCGATTCCCGGGGCGGGGTCGGCTGCTTTAACGCGCGCTGCGGCGGACACCGCTGCGGCGACTGACGCGGCCCCTCGGGCCGCTTTTGTCCCCACCCGGGGCGCCGTGGACACCGCGGGCGCGGTCGATGCGGTCACCACCAGCGCAGCAATCAAAACCCGGGTGGCCGCCGACACCGCTGCGGCCACGGACACCTCGTCGAAAACCGCGCAAGCCCTGATCCGCGCCGCCGCGGACACGGCTCCCATAGTGGACGCGACAGTAAGCAGCGCGGCGCTGAAAACACGCGCTGTTTCTGATTCCGGCGGCGGCGCCACGGATTCCGTGACCCGTGCTGCTGTGCAGTCGCGGGCCACCACGGACACCTCGTCAGCCGCGGACGCGGCGGCCAAATCCGGGTCGGCGTGGGTTCGTGGTGCCACCGACACGTCCCCCGCGGTCGATGGCACCAGCCGGACGGCGCCCCATTCCCGGGCCGTCGCCGACGCTGCTGCCGCCACGGACGTAAGCTCGCGCGCTGGCCAGGTGTTCATTCGCGGCGCCGCCGACGCGGCAGCGGCCACTGATAGCACTTCTCGTGGCGCAGCGGCTTGGTCACGCACGCTGGGCGACTCGGCCAGCGCTAGTGATAGCTGCGCCCGAACTATCACCACGGCTCGGGCTAGAGCGGACGCTAGCCCCGCCGCGGACATTGTTACCCGCCCATCTCAGCTGTTCGCCCGGGCATTAGGTGACACGAGCTCGGCTAGCGACGTTGCCACGGGCAGCGCGTTAACCAAAGCGCGAACCGTTGGTGATCTAGCGTCCGCGTCTGATGGTGTCGCGCGGTCAGCGCAAAGCATCACCCGTAGCACCGCGGATTCCGCACCCGCCGCGGACACCCCGGTCAGGGCGACGCTGTTACTGGCGCGGTCAACAGTTGACACCAGCGCAGCAGCCGATGCGGTTGTTCGCGACGCGAGCGGGAAAACCCGCGGCCTCGTTGATTCCGCCCCGGTGGCGGATGCCGTCACCCGGGCCGGGTTGGTTCTCACCCGCGGCGCCGTTACGGACACCGCTGCTGCGACCGATGCGGCCGTTCGCGCAGGTCAAAGCCTTACGGGTGCGGCCAGCGACACCGCCAACGCCGGCGAGGTGTCCGCCCGCGGTGTTAGCGCCTTCAGTCGCGCCGGTACCAACCTTGCGTCGGCGTCGGACAGTACCGGACGGAGCGCTCTCGGGTTGGGCCGCGGCGGCACAGACACCGCGACCGCAGCTGATGCGGTGAGCGTTGGGCACGCCACGCGCACCGCCACCGCGGACACCGCGCCCGCTACTGACACCGCCATTCGGGGTGCTGAAACAAACCCCCGCGCCGCTGCCGACATCGCACCGGCCGCTGATGCAGCTTCTCGTACTGGTATCGCGGCACGGCCGATCAGCGACACCGCGCACAGCGCCGACGTGGCCGGCCCGATATCGGTCCGCGCCCGCGCGGTCGGTGATCTCGCACCGGTTACCGATGCGGGTAGCCGGGTGTCGGCGCAGCTCCGGGTGGTTACCGACGCGTCGTCTTCCGCTGTTGACGTAGCTGTTCGGGGTAGAACCTCCACGCGGATCGGTGGCGACCCCGCACCCGCCACCGACGCCGCAACCCGCTCGCCGATCGAGACCCGACTGGTTACCGACAACACCGCGGGGGCATTCGACGCCACGAGTCGGGCCGCGGGTGCGGGGGCCAGGGGCACCGCGGACGCTGCCACCGCATCGGACACCGCCACCCGTGGTGGCACCACCCGGACCCGGGCCGCGGCGGACGCAACCACCGTCACTGACCTGCCCACGCGAGCCCGCACTGCGACGCGGGCAGCCACCGACACTGCCCTACCCGCCGACGTAACCCAGCGCGCCACGGTGGCCCTAGGGCGCAGCACGGGCGACGTCGCGACGGCGGGGGACGCTGCTTCTTCAGGTCACGTCGCGAGTGCCGCGCCCACCGATACGGCGACCGCAGCGGACACCACCACCCGGGTCCTGGCCACCACGCCCCGGGCCACCGCGGACACCGCTACTGCCGGCGACGCCGCCACCCGAGCCACGACGCGGATCAGCGCCGCAACCGACGCTGCCGCCGGGACCGACACCACCACCCGGGCCACGACCAGCGTCCGCAGCACCCCAGACCCCGCCACCGCCACCGCCCTCACCACCCGAACAGCTCAGCTATTCACCCGCACCGCAACCGACGCCGCCACCGTCAACGACACGACCACCCCAGTTCGGGGCGCGTCTGCGGTCACGACCGACACAGCGCCCGCCGCGGACGCCGCACTCCGCGGCGGGCTGACCCTGACCCGCAACCGAGGGGACACCGCGACCGCGGTGGACACGCCCGCAACCGCGGGCACCCAGTCCAGCGCCCCCACCGACACCGCACCAGCAACCGGGGTCGTCACTAGGGCAGCGGCCCAACCCCGGGCGACCACCGACACCGCACCCGCCGCCGACGCGTTGACCCGCCGGGTTAGCACAGCCCGACCGGTCACCGGCACAGCTCTCGCCCTAGACGCGGAAACCCAGGCGCTGACCCAGCTCCGGTCCCTGGCGCTGGACACCGCACCCGCAGCCGACACCCCCGTCGGGGCGCCAGTCAAGACCCGAACCGCTACGGACACCGCGGCGGTCACCGACACCACCACCGTCACCGGCCGTCGCATCACCCGACTCCTTGGCGACCCCGCGCCCACCACCGACGCCGCTACCGCGATCACCCAGGTCCTGATCACCGCCACCACCGCGGACACCGCCGCCGCAGCGGACACCACCCGTTGGCTGTACCCCGCGCCGTGGCCACCACACGCCACCAGCGCCGCGCTCATCCCCAACGCCACCAGCCGACCACAATTCGCGACACTCAGAGCACCCACCGCCACACTAACCCCACCCGCATTTATTGCTCACTAAACGCGAGGCGCCCTCGTTTCAGAGGTACCCAAAGGAGGCCCATGCCTATTCCTGAAGACGCCTCATCACCGATGGGTTTTTCCAGCTTTAATCAAAGCGTGATGTAGATGGCGTTTCCGTCTGTTGCCACAAGCTCTAACGGTATAGCGACCGCAGCAACGATAACCACTATAACTTTTCCCACAGGTGTAACCCAAGGCGATTTGTTGCTGTTGATTGCCGCTGCGGGTACTTCTGCTGGGCAAACGACAGGCTGGACCGGTTGGACACAGCTCAACAACAACGGTGGCACCGCCAATAAGTTGGAGTCTGGGTACCGGTATTATCAGACTGGTGATTCGCCACCGTCATTAACTGCGGCTACTACCGTTTCGTGGGCTTGGGTGATGCTCCGGATTACTACCGCATCGGCTGTCACTGCACCACAGATCGGTACTTTCGCGACTAGTGGTACAGGTAGTGGTGACCCACCCTCGTACACGCCGAGCTACGGCCAACTCGACACGTTATGGATAGCCGCTGAATCGTATGCGGGGTCAACCGCCGCGACTCTCCCAACGAACTATGCCGGGCTTGTTAATCCCCTGAACGGGCTTGGTCTAAGTGTGGCTGTAGGAACGCGCCAGCTCAACGCCGCAAGCGAAAACCCCGGCGCGTTCGGTGGGGGGTCTGGCACTTGGTTCGCGGTGACGTTCGCTGTTCCGCCTGTACCTCCGCCACCTCCTCCGAGGGTGTTGGTTCAGGAGGCTGTGCGACGGTCCTATTACTGGTAATCGAGCCCGCATGAGGAGAGTTCTCGATGGCGTTGACGCTAGGTCAAGGCGCGCAGCTCGTGAACGACGCGTCATTCCAGGCACGGATCCGAGCGGCGATGGTCAAGGCCGCGATGAACGTATCCACCGAACCGCAAGGCACACTAAGCGTCAACGCTTGGTGGAAGCGTCGACGACTAGCTAACCGGATCCTCGTTAACCCGGACTCGTATCTACCGTCGTTTGTGGCGGCGGTGGCCTCCGACCCTGGGCTATCGCTGTCGTGGTTCGCCCCAATTGCGATCACGTCATCGACCAACGCTAACCCCATCGTGATCACCACGCCAGTACACGGATACACCTCCGGTGATGTGGTGGAGGTCCTCAACCACGCGGTGAACACCAACGCCAACGGTACGTGGGTCGTGACGGTGTTGAGCACCACCACGTTCTCAATCCCTTGGCCTGGTAACGGTGTTGGTGGCGCGACCGGCACGGTGCAGAAGATGGAAACGGACACCAACCTCAATTTCACCGTTAATTCCACTGTCCCGACGAATGTGTTCAGCGCGATCGCCGGCCTCGACCCAGGCGAATGAACACTCTTTGCCCAAGAGGCCGTCCGACGATCTTACTATCGGTAATGGGGTAGACTAAGGTGCCTGATCTGTACTGGGCCGGCAATGGCCCCATGCCCACGACCGCCGCGTTCGCACCGGTCACCACCGGCTCCGCCATCAAAACGATGCTGCAAATCGCCACCCCAGCGACCCGGCCGCTCACCATCAAAGCATGGTCCATCAGCTTCGACGGCAGCGCCGCCGCTACCCCCATCCGATGTGAACTACTCCAAACCGACGTGGCTGCCACGGTCACCGCGCACACCTCCACCGGGGTGCAGGCGTTCAACGACCCGAATGCTCCCCTATCTTTAGTCACACTGGGCACCACAGCCACCGGATACACCGCTACCGCCGAAGGCACCATCACCGCCACCCGGCAATTTGATTTACAATTCATCGCGCCCACCAACCAATACAGCTACCAGTGGCCACTGGACAACGAACCACAAGTCCCGGTCAGCAAGTTCTTGAGGGTGCGGGTCACCGCCCCAGTCGCCGTCAATTGTTACACATGGGTGCTCTGGCAAGAATGTTGATCGGGGACGGTCTGTTGCCCACCGCACGCAACAGTAACAGTGCAGGGGGGGATTCAGTTGTCTCGTTTAGGCCGCAGCTACGCGCTCCAAGCAAAAATCACCCCCTACAACAATATAACTGCCGTTCCGCAAACCCTCTGGTACGCCCTCTATGACACGACCACGGGTGAACTGCTCTCTTTGGGTACCACCCTGGATTTACCTCTGCCGTCCGGTACTGATGTTTTAGTAATAGGTAACGAACCAGACGCCTCACTGATCTGGGACACCACCGCGAGAAATTATGTGGCCGCCCCTGTCGCTACTCTCGTGGACCGGGTGGTGGATCTGGTTGCCGACCCCACACTCACCTCGGCATGGGCTTCACTTTCCGCTAACGATAGTCAAGCGATGCAGGCTCGGATCGGGCAGATGCTCGGGCCGTACCGCTACCGGTTCGATTTTCAGGACATCGATTTGCAGGCCGGGTGGGGGTCGAGCTAGTGCCCTGGTTTGTGTCCGATGCGGGATGCAACGGCATGGGCGGACACGTCCCGACCACTTCGCTTATGACGACTGTGACAGCCTCAGCCACGGTTAACGCGGTAGGAAACTGGATACAGCTGCACGCGGGGGTCACGTTTCCGGTCTTCGGTGTCGAGCTGTTTATGGGAAAAACCGGATGGGCGGTAGCGGCCAGCAACACTCAGGCACTACTAGACCTAGGTCGGGGAGCATCCGGAGCTGAGGTCGCCATCAGCCAAGATATCGCGTTCGGCGGATCGGTAGCGTTCGCATCCTGGTCATTCCCGCTGTACATCCCTATCGGTAGCCGCGTGGTAATGCGAGTCCGTTCCGCGGTTGCCAGCAAAGCAAACACGTTCGCCATCCGCCTTTTCGGTGGGGGGCAGGGCATCGAGGCCGCGCACCGGGCGGTGACCTACGGGGCGGTCACCGCATCCAGCACCGGAACCGCGATCGCCGCACCCACCGCGATCAACACCAAATCGGCGTGGACAGCCATCGCCACGACCACCGCCCCCGCTCGCTGGATGCTGGTAGGCATCAGCTCACCGCCCACCACGACGGCGACCGCGGGGGATGGCTTGTTGGACATTGGAACGGGCGCCACCCCCGGGGTCATCATCCCGGACCTGCCGTTTTCTGTGTCCGTGAATGAAGAGATCAACTGCGGGAGACCGCTGCTATTCCCCGTGGACATTCCTGCGGGCATTAGCCTCGCGGCGCGTTACCAGTGCACGTCGATTTCCACCGCCTCGCGGCCTAACATCACGCTGACGGGATTCGGCTGATGACCCTTACCGTCGAGTCATCGAGCACCCAAACAACAGTCATAGGTACTGAGCATACGCTGGCGACGCCGAGCACTAGTCAGTGCCGGTTGCTGCGGATTGATCGCGGTGCGATGGTGGCCGGTGACACGATTGAGGTTCGCCTCAAGTCAGCGGTACTCGCCGCTGGCGCAGTGGGCGATCAGTTATATCAGACTTATTTCCACGCGCCCGGTGTTCCGATCGTTGAAACCATCCCGGTTACCGCTAACCAGGGTTTGACGGTCACCCTTAAACAAACCGCGGGCGCAGCCAAAGCATATCCGTGGACGATACTTACTACGGGCCTCGTCCCGGCGGTCGAATCATCTGGCACCCAAACCGCAGTAATCGGCACCTCGCACACATTGGCGGCGCCCAGCACCAACAAAACGCGGGTGCTGCGTGTTGACCTCGCGGCGATGGCATCCGGGGATATTCTGGAATTGCATGTACAAACACCCGTACTGGCGGCCGGCACCCTGCGGGACCAGTATTATCAGACATTCGCTAACACGCTCGGTGTCCCCATCATCGAAACCGTTCCGGTGTCGTCCAACCAGGGGGCCACGTTCATCCTTAAACAAACCGCTGGCACCGGGCGAGCGTACCCATGGTGCGTGCTCACATTGGACTGACCTGACCTCCGGGGGTTGACCGTGGCGGTCAAGCATTATCACGCTCACTGGCTTCCCCTAGCGGCGCGCACTGTTACTGCGACGGCAACCGATACGGCGTCAGCGACTGATTCCGTGTCAAGGTTTGCCGCGAAAACCCGGACCGTGGTTGATACGACCCTAGCGACGGATTCCGTCACCGGGGTCGCAGGATTAAAAACCCGCCCTGACGGCGAAAACGCGCCAGCTACCGACGCGGCGGGGAGAACCACTCAAGTCACCCGCACCGTCGCGGACGCAACGACGGGCACCGACGCGGCAACCCGGGGCGCTGCGGGTTCCCGCGCCGCCACGGACATTGGCGGCGCTGTTGACGCCACCAGCCGGGCAGCGTCAACCCTCACCCGCGTCACGACGGACACCGCCACCGCAACGGACACCGCGACACGGGTTTCGGTTAAAGCCGGGGCTGCTGGGGACACGTCCGCCGCGTCGGATGCCCCCGCCCGCTCGGCGCTGAGTTTCACCCGTGCCCGCGCCGACACTGCGACAGCCACGGACGCTGTGACCTGCGGCGCCGCCAAATCGCGTACTACTTCAGATCAGGCGCCCACCACCGACGCCGTGGCCCGCGCCTTCGCCCTGATCCGAGCGGTCATTGCGGACACCGCGCAAGCAACGGAAACCGCCACCCGGGCAACTCCGGTTCTACCCAGGTTGGGTATTGACAGCGCACCTGTTGTTGATGCGATTGGCCGCGCACTCGTGGGCTGGGCGCGTTCCGTTGCTGATAGCGCTGCCGTCGCTGACACCGCGGCCCGCTCATCGCGATCTAGTACCCGCGCCGCCCCGGACACGGCGACAGCCGCGGACGGCGCCACCCGCGGCGGCGCCACCTGGGCGCGGGTCAGCACTGACATCACCACGGCCACCGATAGCGTTACCCGCAGCGCTGGCACCAAAGTCCGCATCGCGTCGCTGGACACCGCGACCGCCTCAGACGCCTCGTCCCGCGCCTTCGCCCTGGTTCGCGTGGCCACGGACAACACCGCTGCGGGCGCGGACACCGAAAGCCGCGCAACCCAGGCTTTCGGCAGAGCCACCGTTGAGAGCGCGTTGGGCGCTGACACGACCGCGCGTAGCGCCCCGGTCCGGGCGCGTGTTGCCGCTGACATCGCCGCTGCCGCGGACACCGCCGTTCACTCGCCGCTATCTGAGGCCCGCGCCACCCCGGACACGGCAGCCGCTTTCCTCGACGTTGCCGCCCGCAGTATCCCCACCCGGGTACGCGGCTGCGCCGACTCGGCGAATACCGCTGACACCGCAACCCGCTCCCCGCGGTCCCTTGCCCGCAGCACCGCCGATTCCACAGCAGCATTCGTAGAAGCCACCAGCCGCGGTCTGACCGTTACCCGCGCTGTCACGGACAGCGGCACCGCCGCAGACGGCGCCGGTCGCGCCCTGATCGTGTTACGCGAAACATCGGGCACCGCGCCCGCCACGGAATTCGTCAGCACCTCATCATCTAGCGGTCTCCAAGACCGCGCCCTTGGTGACGCCGCTGTCACCAGCGACGCCGCAACCCGGTCAAACACTGCGGCACGCGACCGCGCCGACACCGCGACCTCCGCCGATGTTGTTACTCCCGTTACGGGTGCCGGGCGCCCGATCAGCGATACCGCTTCCTCTGGGGAAAGCAGCACCAGCGCGACCACCGTCAGCAGCCGGGTGGTCAACGACACCGCTTCGGCTTTGGACAGCGCCGCCAGCGCGACCATCAGCAATCGGGTAGCCAGCGGCGATACCGCTCCCGCTGGGGACAGCGCCAGCGCGGCCACCGTCAGCAGCCGGGTGGTCAGCGACGCCGCCACCGCAACGGACACGGCCGGTGCCGCGTCCGGGGTAACCTACCGCGCCGCCACCGACATCACCGGGGCTGGCGACGACACCACGACCCGTACACAAGACCTGCTTCGTGACACCAGCACCGACCAAGCCGTCGCCGCTGACGTTGTGTCCAGCGCCTATTACCGCGCCCCCCTGCTCTCCCTCGCCGCAGACGCTGCCACCACCACCGACACCGCCATTCGTTGGCTCACCACCCAAGCACGGCCAGTCAGCGACGACATCGCCGCCAGCGCCGACAACGCCCACGGACACGCGGTGGTTTCCCACCCCGCGGCCTGGCCCCCGCTGGCCACCGCCGGTGGCATCAGCGTCACCGCAGCTGGAATCAACGGCCGGGTCACGATCCTCAGCTCCGCCACCAACGGGGAACTGGTCGTCACCAGTAGCGGCGTGTCCAACGCCGAACTGGTCGGGAACCACAGCATCACCGCCGCCCTCGCCGGCGCAGCCACCGCAACCAACGGCCGCGTCACAATCGTCGCCGCCTCGGCCACCAACACCACCACCGAATCAACAACCGGGTGCGCCACCGCAGCACTCGCCGACACCCCCACCGCCCCATCCGCCGCGTACGTCTAACGCGAGGAGCCCCCCGTGTCCACCCTTCTCGCGCCGACGATCCTCAACCTCAACCTGGTCCTCAAACAGGGCGCCGGGGCCGTGATCACCCTCACCGTCGTCGACCGGCTAGGCGCAGCCATCACCGACCCCACCGGATACGGGGCACGCGCCCAAATCCGGGCCGGTGGCGGCCCGGCCCTGTTCGAATGGAACACCACCCCCGGGGAAGAGACCGGCGCCGCCGCTTTGACCTACTCCACGGTCACCCTCACCTCAACCCTGACGCTGGTCATCACCGGCGCGCAAACCGCCGCGCTCACCTTCCCCGGGCTCGCGTCCTGGGACTGCTTCCTCACCCACGCCCAAGACGAACCAGCGTGCCTCGCCGAAGGCACCGTCGCCCTCGACCCCCTCATCACCCACTAACCGGGAGTGATCCTTGTGCCCAGCCCGCCCGCGTGGGACCTACGCCCTTACTCGAAAACCGTGGTCGCGGTCCTCTTCGCCGCACTCACCGCCGCGCAAGCCGTCAACATCGCCGGCGGATTCACCACCGCCGGATGGCTCATCATCGCCACCGCCGCGCTCGGCGCGCTCGGCGTACACCAAATACCCAACACACCCCCAGCGCCGCCACCTCAAGGACACCTCCGGTGATACCCCGAGGCTGCGAAAACCGCCAAGGCACCCCCATCAGCCTCATCAGCGTGCACACTGCGGAAGGCGCGACCACAGCAGCGGGCCTAGTCAACTACTTGGACCAGCCAGGCGTCGAAGCCTCCTACCACGTCATCGTCGACGACACCACCACCATCCAATACCTACCCGACGACGTCGCAGCATGGGCGATGCTGTCCGGCAACCACAGATCACTCCAAGTTTGCTTCACAGGGTTCGCGAAATGGCCCCGCTCCGAATGGCTAGCCCACGACCGGATGCTCCGCTCCGCCGCCGCCGTCGCCCGCGCATGGTGCGCCAAGTGGGGCATCCCGGCGGTGAAACTCACCCCAGCGCAAGTCGGCGCGGACCACTCAGGTATCTGCGGGCACTGGGACTGGACCCTCGGAAAAAACGATGGAACGCACACCGACCCCGGCCCGAATTTCCCGTGGGACGTGTTCATGGCGTACGCCAACCCGGGCGGCAACCACCCGCCGCCGCCACCGCAGCCAGGCCCGATCATTGAGATGCACTACGGCCAGACCAGCGACGAAATCCGGCGCCTACAAACCTGGCTCAACGCGAACTACGCGTCATACAGCAAACTACCAGTGACCGGATACTACGGGGACATGACCCGAGCGGTCATCGCCGAATTTCAGCGGCGAGTGGGCATCACCGGCGCGGACGGTAGAGACATCGGACCCCAGACCATCGCAGCGTTAACCCGCGCCGGCTTCAAAGGATAACCACCTGGTGCGGTATTCCGCGTCGGACCACTCAACATGCGAAGGGGTCACAATGCCAACACCCCCACATATTGGTACTCACTACCCAGAATTGAAATTCGGTCGTTTACCGAACGACCCAACGAAGCCTCGGCTTAGGCTCAGCCCGTTCCTTAGAGCCGAGTACACCGGCCAAGTTCCCCCAACTGTTGATTATCTGTCGTCGGTGAAAACGTGGCCGATGGCGTTGAACGACCGTCTCGGGTGCTGCACAGCATCAGCCGCATGCCACTGCACCGAGGCGTGGACTACGTATGGTTCCGGTGTGACCGCAACACCGACAGACCAGGATGTCCTCACCTTCTACGAACTGTGCTCCGGGTACAATCCAAACAATCCCAGCAGTGACAGCGGCGCGGTAATGCAGGACTGCCTCAACATCTGGCGCAAAACCGGGATCGGCGGGCACAGGATCGGCGCGTTTTTTGAGATCAACGTCACGGACTTGGTCGAACTCAAAGCCGCGTTGTATCTATTCGGTGGACTCTATGTGGGCCTCAACTGCCCCAACTCCGCCCTTCAGCAATTCCGCAACGGGCAACCCTGGGATGTGGTCCCTAATGACGGGGGTATTGCTGGTGGTCACTGCGTCCATCTAGGTTGCAACGTGAACGGGCAGGATTTGGTGGTAACGACATGGGGACGATTGCAACATGTTACCCCCAGGTTCTGGGCGCGTTATATGGAAGAAGCGTGGGCTCCGGTCTCATTTGAGTGGATCAGCGCTAATAAGGCCCCGCAAGGGCTGGACGTGGTGGCGCTTAATGCCGCGTTCCAGCAGTTGACCGGGCAGCCTGGACCGTTCCCTGTCGCACCAACCCCCACACCAACCCCCACGCCTGTTGTTGACGCCGCCGACCAGGCCCTCGTCACCGCTGTCGGACCCTGGGCGACGCAGGGCTGGCATCCGTGGACGCAGAACATCGCCGACGCCATCAACACCTGGCGACGGGCTAAAGGGATCTGACCATGCCCAACTGGTTCGCCGCCACCGGCCTCACCCCCAGCGGGAAGTAACCTCCCGACACACCAGAACTCGCGAAGGGAGGGATCAGGGATCACCGACTACAGCGATGAACGTAACTACGCGCTCATGTACGCGGCGCTCTCACACAGAAACGACTTCGGGCCATGCAACCCACGCCGGGTGCTGCGCACCGCGAACCTCTACTTCTGCTGGCTCACCGCACCCATCCGACTCACCCTCAACCGCGGACCAACGATTGACCAAACAACCAGGCAACCAACAAACAACGAAGGAGACACGATGAAAGACACCGAAAAAGCGCCGATCACCGTCACCGCTGAAGACGCGAAAGGTCAAGTCACCGCTTCCGTTACCGACGTCACCTTCACCTCAGCAGACCCCACGATCGCCACGATCACCACAGACCCGGACGGCACAGTCTGGGTCGTCGCCGGCAACCCAGGCTCTACCGTGATCACAGCGGACTGGCCCGACAGTCCCGGTGGGGATCTTCAAGGCACGTTGGCGGTCGATGTGACCGCTGGTGACGCCACGAGCCTCACGATCACCACCGGTGCGCCCGTCGCTCAGTAAAAACACCCAGCTAGGTCGGGTTAAAAGATCCTCCCCCAGGTCGGTCGCGTGTCCCTCGTCTGAGCGGCACGCGACCGACCCACGACCAGACGGAAAGACACCCAGTTGTCAAATACCCCGCGCCCCGGACAGTGAGATGGGCGCGCTACCCCAGGGCGGCCCTGGGCTCATCGTCCTCAATCCCGGAGCGGACGACCCGGTTTACGGGGTCATCGTGTCCAACCGGCGAGAGACTTGGACCACCTCGGTTAAATGGCCAGCCACCACCGCCCCGACCGGCGAGCCAACTACCACAAACAGAGAGCCGGGCCCGGAAGGAACACACTTGAGCAAACGCACAACGCGCCGACACGTCCGCGACGCGCTCAACCAACTCCACCCCCAACAACCCAAACACCCACACCTACGCAACGCCGCCAAATGGGCACCCGCCGTCGCCCTCATCACCGCCGCCGGTGTGTTCGCCTGGCGCTACGTCACAGTCAACACCAGCTTCACCACCACCGGTGACCGATGATGCTCCCCCTCATCCTCGTCGCGCTCCTCGTGTGGCTTGCGTTAGCGATCTTCGGGTTCGTCATCAAACTCGCCCTGCTCGCCCTGATCGGCGTCGTCCTGTTCGCGGTCACCGGGATCATCCTGCTGCTGCACACGGTGCTGTAGAGCCCGTGGAGACCTGCCTCCAGTGCAACCGGCAGTTTGACCCGATCAGGTATCGCTGGCGCTGCCCTAACTGTTTTCATCGCGCGAGCTGTTGCGAGGGAGCGCCACTGCCGCTATGTCAGCCATTCATGGCCTCTCCGACGACAACACCGGCCCCGACACCACCCCGAACCAGCGGCGCACACGCTCCAACGCCTCCACCAACGAACACAATTCACCATTGACCAGGATCATGACGCGTCTCCTGCCGCTACGTCAGCGAGTTGCTTAGCAAGATCCGCGCATTCCGCCTGCACGTACGCCAAGGTGCGGTACTCCTCACCGTATAAACGGTCATAGGGCACCCCCACCGCGGTCATGCAGGCAGCCATCGCTGGGCTGTAATCCCTGCAGTGCGCGCAGTCGAAACCGAACCACCACACGTCATCCGGCTCACCGGGTGCCGGGATGTGGCACACGCGGTGTTCAATAGGCCGTTCGTCTTCCTGACAGCCGTCCGCGTACGTGAGGCCACCATGCACCTCGAGGTGCCCAGCGGCATCCGAGTCGTAGTCACGGCCGTGGAGTGGGTGATCGGCATGGACACCGACGTAACCGCACCAACTCCCAGACGTCCCGCTGCGCTTCGCTAGGCATGTTAGACCGGTTGCCTGGTCGACCCATTGCACCTTGTCGGGCTCATCCACCCACGGGCCATCGCCCCAAGCAGCTTTATCCGCCACAGTTGTCCAGGTCTGCATCGGCTAGTGGCCTCCTTTCCCTAGTTGCGGTTCAATGTGATCACGGTTTGTTCAGGATCGGTGTCCAGCATGGCCTCGATCGCGGCCTTGACGCGGGAGTTACCGCCCCGTTTAGCGATGTAGTGACGTTCAGTCGTCCGCGAATCGGAGTGACGGAGACGACCAGCGATCTCCATCAAGGTGCACCCAGCGGCGTTCAGTTCCGACCCGAGGGTGCGGCGGCACCAATGCGACGACACATGCCCGTAACCGATCGCTTTCAACGCTGGCCGTAGCTGCTTGCTGGACACGTTCGACGGGTCACGAAGCTCCCCGAACCGGCCGGGGAACACCAGCCCCTTCGGGTTGTAGTCATCCCGTTGTTGGCGGGCGAGCAGCATCGCGATCACCTGCTCAGGCAGATCAACGCCCTCAACTTCCTGGCTTTTGCTGGTGCCCTCGTTGATCCGTAAACCTTCGCCGGGGACCCGGATCACGTTCGGGCCGAGGCGCGCGGTCCCGTTGACCATGTCGATCAAGGGCCAGCGGACAGCGAGGGCGTTAGAGATCCGGTCCCCGGTGCCGAGCATCCACAACCACAGATCAGGGATGAACGCCTCGCACATCATCGCCCGGTAACGCCGGTTGTTCACCGCCGGCGCGGGGGTGCGGGCAAGGTCTGACAGTAACCGCCAAATGTGCACCGCCTCCCCGGCCTCGAGGGCTTTGATGCGGCGCCGGCCGTCGCCGTGGATGTCGGCGCAGCCTTCGATGGGGTTACGGGGGATGACCTCATGCCGCACGGCGACCGCGAGGATCTCTGACAGCACCGAGCGGACGCCTTTCACGGTGGCATAGCCGTGTGCGGCCCGCAGGGTTTTCAGGAACCGGTCGCAGCGTTGCACGCCGACCCACTCGACGGCGAGGTCCCCGAGTTCGGGTTCGATGTGTCGCCGCCAGTGCCCTTCATAAGTCCGTAGGGAGCCGGGTGACATCTGGGCTTCGGCGACCATGGCGCGTTTCTCGTCGAACATGACCTCAGCGAACGCGCGCAAGCGGGTCTGGCCGTTGATGGTCGGTCGACGACTGGAGAAGGTTTCAGCAATGAGGTGACGGAGCTTGCGTTCGGCTTGTTTCTGTGTGGCCGCGCTCGCGGAGCACTCCACGCGGCGGCCCTGAAGGTTGCACACGTAGGCCCGCGCACGGATAACGGTCTTGGTGGTGCCGTCCGCAAGCGTGCGAGTGCGTTCGTCGAAACGGACGGTGCGCGGCGGCTCGCCTGGACGCAAACGACTGTTCGGCATGGTTGACCCCCCCTGCTAACTCACGAGCGCGACGTTGTACCTGGGATGCTCCGTGCGGATCGCCTGTCTCTCAGCACTAAGTACGGCTTGCCTAGTCGGGTAGTACTCGATCTCGATCGATGCCACTTCGTGCCACCATGGCTGTCGTGCCCGGTGCGAACTCATCCGTTGAAGCGCCGATAGTGATATGCCCACATACAACAGATCGCAGCGGTCGGTGAACAAGCGATACAGAGCGTGCGGCTTGCGCCACAGGGGATCCACCTTCTGGCGACGCTGATCGCTCTTGCTGACCGTCACTTTGTGGCGACGCGCCGGCAGGTCCGTTCTGTTAGTTGAAGGCAGTCCTCGTGCCGCGATGGTTGGAAGCAGCTCGCCGATGATCCAACGCCGGAAGTTCTTCCTGTAGGGATCGCCGCTGCGAAACACGACGTCATGAAGGCCATACTCGGAGAAGAACCAGACCGCATCGTCGCCAGTGATCCGCAGATGAGCCTGACCCGTTCCTAGGCATCGCGCGGGGATGCTGTACCGGTCATCACCGTGAACTGACCATACAGCAGTCATGAGGTTCCACCCGGTGATCCGGCACACGTCGTATGCGACGAACCAGGGCTGATCGTCAAGGACCACCGTCCGCACAGGGTGCCCCTCGTAGGTGAACTCGTCTATCTGAAAGACAACAGAGGGGGTCGGTCGGTTCACCTTCGTCTTACTGTTGCCCACGTCGACTCCTACCAGTCGGCCACGCCCCGGGACGGTTGCCGCCGTTGCCGGGGTCTCTTATTACGCCCTCGATCGAACGGTGATCATGGGCGTGCGTACGGGCCGATCTTATCACCTAACGGTGACGTCTGCCCTTAACTCGGCCTCTGACCTGGGCGTTTGGGCTCCCCGAGTTGGACTCGAACCAACAACCCTGCGATTAACTGGCGCTCGTGCGTAACAGTGCATTACGTGGCATCATGCCAAGCCGGCCGCCCCGAACTGTGCCGCACAACGCACGACAGTGCATACCAACATAAGGGCAACCCCAGGGCGGAACCAGCGCCAGAGTGGGCTTTCGCATGGCACCCCAGCTAGCCGCGCTCACCGACCAGGAATACGACAAACGCACCATTGACGCGGCTACTCCGGTGGTGGCAAACGGGCCATTATGGAACAGGGTGTGTTTGCGTGTCTACGACCGTGGTGACAGTTTGGGCTAGGGGCAGCGCATCGGGTTTAATCCGTGTTGACGGATGCGACGCTGAGCGTGCTGGGGTTAGCATCGGCACGTGCATGTGCAGGCCGCCGGTAAGTCCACCGGTTGGGAGCCACCCCCGTTAGCAAAGGATCGATCGGGTGACCCACCAGTAGCCGATGTGGCGAACCCCGCGACCTTACGGAGGGGGTACCCCATAGCTATGCCTGAGAGTCTTGGCGGCGCCGTTGACACGTCCAGCGCCCGCTTTCACATCGCTGAGCGTGTCGGTAAACCGGTGGCCGCTTGGGTCACCCTCGCGTTGACCGAGGACGGGGAGGTCTTCGCGGTGTACCCCACTGGGGACGATCCCCGTGTCACGGCGGAACTTACGAGGCGGGGGCAGCACCTGTTGGGGTGCAGTGAGGGCTGCCCTGGCTGCGACAGCCGGGTTTAATGGTTGTTCATGTCTTCTGGGACGCCGTCGGTTGTGGACAACCGGACCACGTTCACGGGTTCCCGCCCGGGCGCGGGGTTCCGCCCTTCGGTGAACGCGCCGATCAGGGACACGACGGCGTGCTTCTGTGCGGGGGTCAGCCGGCCCCATAACTGTTCTAACTCGGGCCACGGGTCCGTTCTGCTCGGTAGCCGTGACCGTTCCGCGTTCGTCAGTGGCGGGTAGCCCAGCGCGGCGAGTTCCGCGTCTATGTTCAGCCCTAGGGCGTGAGATAGGTCGATCACGGTGGGGCGTTTCGGTTTAGGTGGGTGATCCATCCCTTCCAGCCGTTCCAGGAGGTTAGGGGACACCCCGGCCAGTTTCGCGAGATCCGGGCGGGATAGGCGCTGTTCTTCCCGCGCGGTCCTGACTTTCGTTGCGAACGTTTTCACGGGCACTGAGAATCCTCCCGAAGGAAAAAGCCCACGGCTGGTTAAGGTCGTGGGCGGGAATAGGCGTGCGGGTGAGTGTTTGGTTTGTTGGGCTCGTTGGCCCCGTGGGTGGCCTGCAACCCCCGCGGATGACGTCCGGGGGTTTGGGGGTTTGGGGCGGGCACTGTTCGCATGTTGCCACGTGAACCCTGAACACGGCTGTCTCAACGGTGGGTAACCACCTGTAAGAGCAACAAAAAACACCCGGAAGTAACGGTCTGTGCCCCTGTTGTCACACACCGCAGTCTGCCCTGGTGGGTCCTGATGTGTTGCGGTATGGTCTCATAAGCCCTATTCTGGCATCATGGGCGGAACACCATCCTGGCGAACCAGCGACAACTACCTACGCAGACTGCGCCTAGACGCGAACCTCAGCCTCCGCGCAGCAGCCACCCATATCGGCTGCTCCCCGAACCACCTCGCCCGCATCGAACGCGGCAGCGGGAACCCCAGCGACGAACTCCTCCAAGCCATCGCTGGCATCTACCACCTGCGCCCCTCCGAACTCATTGACGCCCTCCGCCGCCACCAAACAGAACCAGCGGCCTGAACCATGGCCACACCCCGGCGACTCAAAGGACTCGACGCCCTCCGCGACGCCGCAGTCGAAACCGCTCCCGCGCTTCACGTGCTCAACATCGGGGACATCACAGTCGGCGCGCTCACCGTCAAAGAAGCAGCCGTGTTCACACGACTGCCGTACCGGTGGCTGCACGACCGCATCCACGAAGGCCGGATCCGGGTCATCAGCGAAGGGCTCCGCGAGAAAGTGATCCCCCTCTCGGAGATCCCCAAAATCCTCGACTGGGCCACCCACGAAAACACCGCCTGAAAATGCGGAAGCGGCCCCCAGGTGCCCACAAAACACCCGAAAGCCGCCCCGCAACAACACCAACCGGCACCCGAACCACCACGAACGGTGCCCAACCAACCCAAGAAAGGTCTTAAACACATCATGCCACAACCCGTCAAGTCACCAACCAGGGAACAGATCCGGGGCGCGTTCGAATGGACCGCCCGCTACTACAGCGGCGGTGCTCACATCGGTGAACCGGACCTGTCCGACCGGGCCGCCGAGGTACTCGGCGACCGCTGCTACACCCTCCTCGCCCACGGCGCGCGGGACTGGCAACAACGCAACGGCGGCCCCCTGAACAGGCCCCGCAGGATCTACCTCGCCGCCCGGTACAGCCGCCACAACGAAATGCGCGCAGTCCGCGACGTCCTCCTCGCACTCGGGTACGAAGTCACCTCACGGTGGATCGACCAACACAACGGCACACTTGAGCAGTCATACACCCCCGCCAAACTAAACGCCGACCCCGACGAATGCGCCGTCCTCGGGCAACATGACTTGGACGATCTGAAAGCCGCGGACACCGTCATCTCCTTCACCTCCGTCGACGGGGGCGGTAAAGGCGGCCGGCACGTTGAACACGGGTTCGCTCTCGGGCTGGGCAAGCAAGTCATAATTTGTGGCCCCAGGGAGAACATTTTCCACACCCTCCCGCAGATCCGGTGGTTCCCCGATTGGCGGCACCTTGCTGGTGATCTCGCGGCAATGGCGGCTAGGGGCGCGGCGTGAGCACGCGTAAACCGCCCTTCGGTGGACGCGGACAGATCCAAGGCGATTCCTCTGCGGACCCGATCGGAACAGTCCGCCGATCCCCCAACGGCTGCTTCCTCGCGATCATGTGGCCCAGTCCGCCGCACCCACGTTCATGGCATCTCATCGATCATTGCGGTTCCGTCGGCTATGAAGAACCAGCGCGAGTCGCGCATTGGCCAGTAATCGGATCGGTACCGGGATCGCCGGCCGCAGGAATGAGCCTTGCGCCTCATGAGGCTGCGTCATGACCAGCGCGGCGGTCCTCGCGTCGCTGCGTGTCATCGCGGACGCCGCCCGGGAACACCGCATCACCCTCGATCCCCACGACGTCATCTACATCGACAACACACCAGCGACCCTGTTCCAGGGGCTCGCCGTCGCCGTGCTGCACCAGTGGGGATGGGTCACCGTCACGGATGATTCTTACGTCACCCTCACCGACCGGGGACGCGCTGAACTCGCTGAACACTGCGGCCCCGACTTCTCGGACCCTGGGCAGTGGCGCGCGTTCGAACACCACATGTTCGACGTCACCGACCAAGACATCGCCCGTGAGGCGCGTCAGGCCGGGCAAGGCGACAGCGGATGAGCCTATTCACCGGGCCTATCCGGCGCGTCGACACCGCCAAAGGCCACCACTACGTGGACGCCAACGGGCGCCGGGTCCCCGGAGTCACCACCATCCTCGGTGGTGGTCTACCCAAAGCAGCCCTCATCAACTGGGCCGGGAACGCCACCGCTGGCTACGCCATCGACAACTGGGACGAACTCGCGACACTCCCCCCCTCCGAACGCCTACGCAGGCTCCAAGGCGGACGGTACGAAGACCGAGACAAAGCCGCGAACCGCGGCACCCAAGTCCACAAACTAGCTGAACAACTCATCACCGGCGCCGAAGTACCCATCCCCGAAGAACTAGCCGGGCACACCGAAAGCTACGTCCAATTCTTAGACCAGTTCGAACCGCAACCCGTCCTGATCGAAGGCACCATCTACTCGATCAAGTACGGGTATGCGGGAACGCTTGACCTGATCGCGGACTTCCCCACAATGGGTAAGCGGCTACTCGTCGACGTCAAAACCAACCGCACCGGTATCTTTGGTGAGACCGCGCTGCAACTCGCCGGGTACCGATACGCAGAGACCTGCGTCGTTGATGGCGAGCCCCGGCCGATGATAGAGGTCGACGACTGCGCCGCGATCCACGTCCGGTCCGACGGGTTCGACCTTGTTCCCGTCATCGCTGGACCCCAACAATTCCGTGACTTTTTGTACGCGCAGCAGATCAAACGGTTCGACGACGAGGCCCGCGATCTGATCGGCGCGCCGATCGACCCGCCCAGCCGGGTGCAGCGCCGCCGTCTGGAGATCGTGGCCAGCGAGGTGGCGTCGTGACCGAACTCGAAACCTACGACGACTCCCGCAACGGTCTCACCCACTACCAGCAACCCAATCAGGTCGCGTTGCGGCCGCGTACCGTGCAGCGGCTCACCGAGTGGGCGGAGTCCGCGCAGGCGGCCTACACCGTGGCCGAGAAGTTGGTCAAAACATCGTTCGTCCCTAAGCAGTTTCGGGATAAGCCACACGAAGCAACCGCGGCGATCCTCGCTGGAGACGAACTGGGTTTCTCGCCGATGGCGTCGTTACGCGCCTTCGACGTTATCGAAGGAAACGCGGCACCCAAAGCCATCACACAGCGCGCCGTGTTGCAGTCAGTGGGTCATTCGGTTTGGCTGGTAGAAGCGACGGACACTCGGGCGATCTTCCGGGGTCGACGCGCCGGGGAAACCGAAGTTCAGGAATCCGTGTGGACAATTGAGCGTGCTCGTCAGCTGGGGCTAGCGAACAAAGACAATTACAAGAAACAGCCGAAGGCGATGCTGATGGCGCGTGCGACGTCTGAGGTGTGTCGACTGGTGGCGTCCGACGCGATCATGGGTATCCCGTACTCGGCGGAAGAACTCGCCGACGGGTTGCTACCGGATTTTGCCCCCGGGCCAGAACTTGAACGCGCGCAACAACCATCCGCGCCGCCGGCGCGCCGGACCGCGCAGCGGCGCACACAACCCCGACAGGCCCCACCCGAGCCGGAACCACCCACGGAGCTCGCTGCGGAGCCGCAGGGACCGCCTCTGCCCGGCGAAGACGACTACGAACCCGCCACCGAACCTGAGCCGGGGATCACGAAGCCGCAAAGCGACGAGCTCCACGCCCTGTTCGGGAACGCGGGCGTCAAAGACCGCGAAACGAAACTCCAAGCGGCCAGCCTCATCGTGGGCCGCGAACTCGGATCCTCTGCTGACCTCACCAAGCGGGAAGCATCCCACCTGATTGACCAACTAGAACAGTTTGAGGCCACGGGCAACCTCGCGGAAACCATCGCTGAACTAATCGGACAACCCGAAGATGGTGATGACCAGTGAGCCCGCCCGACGGCTGGGACCGGGATTCCCTCTGGGATTTGTGGGGCGCAGCCCTCACCGAACCCCCCTGCAACAACCCCGAATGCGAATGCCAACCACCAGACGAAAGACCACACGTGCGTACCAGCAACGACACCACCGCCGCCATCGTCATCGCCGCCCTCATGCTCATCATCGCGATCGGAGTGATCCTCTCGTGACCACCACAACAATCCAAAACCCCGAAACCGACACCGCGAAACTCGTCGCGCAACTCATCGCGGACTCCGTCACCGGACTCCACTACATCAACAGCAAATTCGTCCGCGCCGACGCCATCATCACCAAAGGCGCCAGAGGCGTCATCACCCTAACCATTCAGCAAGTCGAATTCGACGCCGACGACAAAGCCGTGCAGGTCGTGGTGCAACTCACCCCACCCACCGTTATCACCCCCACCCCCCCACCGGCCGCGCCATCCGTTTTGGACAACCCCGCAGCAACCACCCCAGACACGTCACAAAACGGCGACCACCCCCCACCGGCCCCTGAAGCGACCGCACCTGAACCGCGCGAAGCGGGCGCCGCGTGACCACCACACTCGAACCCATCGGCGCCCGCCGCATGGGCCACTACACCCACCCACCCGAATACCACCGACCCACACCCCTCACCCTCGGCCCCAACCTCCCCGACGCCGCATGCAAAGGCGGAGGCAACCTCTGGGACGCCAACATCGACGGCGAGGAAGACGACGAACGCGCCCAGCGGCACACCAAGGCCACCGCCAGCTGCAACAACTGCCCCGAACAAGCCGCATGCCTCACACAACGCCTCACCAACCCCACCCTCGGCCCCGGAATATGGGGCGGCCAACTCTTCGAACACAAACAAGGCAACTGCACACACTGCGGCGGACCCATCACCAACAACAACTACTCCACCCTCCGCAAATACTGCTCCGACACCTGCGAAAAACAAGCCGCCGTGGACCGCAAACGAAACCGCCGGAACGCCACACGACCAGCACCAGTCACACAAAACTGCCGCATCTGCGACCTACCCTTCACCCCCAAACACAAAAACCAGATCACCTGCGGCCCCACCTGCCAACGCGACAACTACACACGCCGCCAACGCGAACGCCGAAAGACAACCGCCGCATGAAACCCCACCCGAACCGGCCGGCGGTGCCACTGTGAGCCCCGCCAACCCCGCCATGTCCCAACCCCCACTCTGGGACACCCCCCAGCCCGCTAAACCGCCCCACAAGCGAACCAGACGGCATTTACGACCCATCCCCAACAACCCACCCACCGTCCGCCACACCCCACCAACCCTCACCCCAGAACAAGCCACCCAAGACGCCCACACCGCCCTCACCACGGCTGGGCTACGACACCAAATCAGCCGAATCGTTACGTGGCCCACCAACAACAACCCCGGCTGCCTCACCACCGTCGCCCTACTACGACACGGCGCCAACCCCCAACAAATACACACAACCCTCACAGCCCTACCCGGCGTCACCGGAAGCCACCCAGGACAAGCATCCATATCCACCTACCGACAAATCACGACATGATCGCCGACGCAGCACGCTGGAGTCTGGCGCAATCCACCGTGTCAAATCCAACATTTGGCCAAGGCAAAGCACCGCGCATGATATACATGCCATGGCGTCGGTCACAAACCACAGAACTCGGCGCCACAGCCAAAGATGCATGGTATCGCCGCTGCTTGACGCGAGGCTGCCGTAGATGGGCCGGGCCCTACGCCAACCCGCTGGATGCGAAAGAAGACGGCACGTGGCACCAATATCACGCCCACGACGCGGTGATAGCGCCATGAATAAACCGTACTACGCTGACGAACACGTCACATTGTTGCTTGGCGATTGCCGCGAATTGCTGCCAACCCTGGACATCAAACCCGATTCGGCCGTATGTGATCCACCGTACGGGGAAACGTCAGCAGCGTGGGATCGCTGGCCTGATGGATGGGTCGCCGCAGTAGGCGCCGTAGTGCCCGACACAGCATCTCTTTGGTGCTTCGGATCAGCGCGGATGTTCCTCGATCACGTGAACGAATTCACCCAGTGGCGCTACGCACAAGAAGCGCTCTGGGTAAAGAGAAACGGAACCGGACCCGCGAGCCGTGACCGACTCGTGAAGATCCACGAATGGGCCTACCACTGGTACCGCGGGCGCTGGTCCGATTTACATCACGAATGGGAACGAGATAAATATTTCGGCTCCAGCGAAGGAACGAAACAACGGATTACCCCCAGCTCACCCCAACGTAACGGATACGAAAACCAAGCCTGGACCGACGACGGCACACGCCAACCCCGGTCTGTCACGTTCGTAATTGAGGCTGGATCCGTTCGATATCAGAAACGACACCAAGACGAGAAACCCCTTTCTGCTGTTATTCCACTGGTTCGTGAATGCACACCACCCGGTGGACTCGTCCTGGACTGCTTCGCGGGTTCAGGAACCACCGGAGTAGCAGCCAAGACTATCGGACGCCGCGCTCTCCTCATTGAAGCCGACGAAGCAACCTGCGAAACGGCCGCGTTACGACTGAACGACCGCCAAGGCTCTCTCCTAGACATTATTGACGGGGAGGCATCGTGATCCACCCGTGCAGGTACACCTCAACTGGTCATGAGGATCCGCTAGATCTGCTGGACCTACTGAAGGCTCAACGGAGCGGCCCCATGAGCCCCTAAACACAAAAAAGACTGGGCCCCCAGACACCACACCCAGAGACCCAGCCAACAACCAACCCCGACACACCCAAACACCCACGAAAAGGAGCGCCGGCACCCCCATGACACCACAACCAACCACAAAACCACAACCCCACCACACCGACGCCCCCACCACCCACCACATCAACCTCCCCTGGCCCAAGCCGCCACTCACCGCCAACCAACGACTCCACCACATGGCCCGAGCCCGCCTCACCAAACAAATCCGCCACGACGTCACCTGGCTCATCAAAGCCGCCCGAATACCCCCCGTTGAGCACTGCACCGTCGTCCTCTACTGGGCACCAGGCGACCACCGCGAACGCGACGAAGACAACCCCTACCCCACCTATAAAGCATGTTGCGACGCCATAGCAGAAGACGCGCGCATCGTCCCCAAAGACACACCCCGCCACATGACCAAACACACACCCGTCATCCTCCCACCACCACACACCGGCGGAATGTGGCTCGAAATCACCATAACTCAACTTGGGCAGTCGGGGGACGTCAATAGCTTGACGAGGGGGGCCGGATGCGAGAATCAGCGCTAATCTCAACACATGTATGGCGCCGATCAGAGTTCCGCGCATTGCACCGTTGGTCGCAACTTCTTTACTTTGCCATTCGCACCACTCCAACCCTTAACCGGGTTGGAGTCACGACACTGCTCCCCGACCTCTGGGTTGAATGGACGAACATGACCCATCACGGGGTTAACGTAGCACTCCTTGACCTCCGATCAAATGGCGTTATCGCGATCGATGATGAGACAGCGGAGTTGTTCATCGAGGACGCCATCCATGACGAGTATGTGTTCAAAGTTCCAACCGTGCTGGAGCGCGCCATCCGTGACGTCGAAGCGGTCCGCTCACGGCCACTACAACTTCTTATCGCGAGCGTGTTCGAGGCTAGCGGTAACCAGAGAGCTCTCGACGCCGCCGTCGCGTTGATAGCGCAAACGAATCTTGCGCCCAACTCGGTCCTGCGCAAACGAAATAATCTCATTTCAGTGAGCGAGCTGAAAGAGTTGCGACGGTCATTCGCAGTCAGCGCCGGGCGCCGTCGGCTGCACGCCGAAATCAAAGCTGGGTTGCACACATGCCCCTGCGGGGCCAACAACTCGCTCACGGTAGATCACATTGTCCCGCTTGCCCGCGGTGGAACTAATGCATACGAAAACATGCAAGTTCTGTGCGTGTCGTGCAACTCCAGGAAGGGGTCGCGGGTCTGATGCGCATTAGGACGATCAAGCCGTCGTTCTGGCGCTCAGACGACATCACAGCACTTCCGATGGATGTGCGCATGCTTTTCGTTGGTCTGTGGTCGTACGTGGATGACAACGGGGTTGGCCTGGATGACTACCGTCAGATCACGGCTGATCTGTTCGCATTGGAGGAAGACCAAGCAGGCTTCCGGCAGTTCGTTCGCGACGGGCTCGCGATCCTGTCGCGACGGTTGTTGGTGGTTCGATACAAGATCGACGACAAATCGTTGATCTTCGTCACGAACTGGGATCGGCATCAAAAGGTTGATCGCCCAGCCAAGCCACGGTTCCCGCGCCCACCGACCGACTTTGACCCTTCTACCAGGGGAAACCACAATGGGCCGGATCATCTCGCGAAGGTGCCGCGAGATATCGCGACGGTCTCGCCCCGCGCGCGCGTAGCTGGAACAGGGGAAGAGGGGAAAAGAGGAACAGGGGAAAAGATCTCCTGTGACGCAGCTAAAAACTTAACTCCAGACCGTGCGCCTGCGTTTGCGCCCGCGCACGAGCCAGCAGACCCCCCAACGCCGCGCCCAGGCCCCGCCATTACCGGACCCCACTCAGGCGGCGCCTATCGGATCGTTGATCGAGCCATCGGACTTAACCACCCGTCCGCCGTCCGGACCGATTTAGCTATTCAAGTTACCGGACTCCTCCGCGACGAAATCAGTGAGGACCTTATCACTGCCGCGCTCAAACTGTGGTTGGTGAAACCGACTCTCGGACCTAGAACGTTGCCCTCTCTTGTTTCTGAGGTGATCCGCACCCGAGACGCGATCGTGAACCCGCCGGCCCAGTCCCCTCCTCGCCCGTCCACGACGGATCAGCGGGTGGCTGCGGTTTTGGCTTTGCGTGATGAGATGTGTGGTGGGGATGCGGCGTCTGTGAATTTGTTTGCGCTTCCGGGTGGTGCGGCGTGAGTGTTGAGGAGATTCTTGCGTTGTTGGCTTTGGCTGCTTGTTTTGATCAGCGTACGGTTGGGCAGGGTGATGCTCGGGCTTGGCATGCTGTCGCGGTGGCTCAGGGTTGGACGTGGCCGTTGGCTCGTCGCGCGTTGATTGACCATTACGGGGAGTGTCGGGATCGGGTGATGCCGGCGGATATCACTCGTCGTATCGGTGAGGCCCGTAAGGCTGTGTACGCAGCGTTTCGGATTCCACCGCATTCGGCTGAGTTGGCGGATGATGGTCCGGGGTTTGTGGCGTGGGCGAGGGGGTGTGCTGCTGAGCATATGGTTGTTGGTTTGGCGGAGTGGGCTGAGTTTGGGCGGTTGCCGCAGCCTCTTGAGTTGGAGGCGTGATCGTGGCTGGTGTCTTGTCGCTCGGAGGGATCTGCTGATGACCGCGGTGGAGCGTCACACTGAGGCGTCGATATTGGGTTTGCTGCGGGAGCGTCACGCGGCGAAACGCGGCAACGGGCCAGAATGGGCGTATGTCGAGAAGGTTCGCGATGCTGCTGGTTTCGACGCTAAACGAACTGCGGATGCCTTAGCTCTGAGTTTGTGGCAGAGCCGTGGTTGTGAGTTGCATGGGTTTGAGGTGAAGGTCAGTCGGGGTGATTGGCGTCGGGAACTAGCCGATCCGGCTAAGGCGGATGGTTGGTGCGCGATTGTTGACCGCTGGTGGATTGTGGCGCCCCGTGGTGTCGTTCCTCGGGACGAGCTGCCGTCAACGTGGGGGCTGCTGGAGACGGGTGCGCGCGGTCTCACGGTCACGGTGCAGGCGCCGCTGCTTCGGGAAACCCGTTTGCCGCTGGAGCGGAATCTTCTGGTTCCGGTTCTTCGGGCTGCTGGTGCGGGGTTGTCGTTCACACCGGATGAGGCGGCTATTAAGGAAGCCCGGGAGCAGGGGTGGGAGGCGGGTCGTAAATCGGCTGAAGACAGCGGGCATGAGTGGAAGCGGTTGTATGAACGGGCGATCGAGGATGCTGAAAGAGCACGCCGAGCGGTCGCTGAGATAGAAAACGTGTTGGGGACTCATATAACGGGGTGGGGTAGTTCGCCCGGCGTGAGGACCGCGGAGGTGGCCGCGGCGCTGAGAACGGTCCTCGAAGGTAATGGCGCGGTGAAACGAGCCCAGCAGGTGGTGGATCGGGCTGCTAGCGAACTGGAACGCCAGGCGGCGTTGCTGCGGGGTTTCGGTGGCCAGCCGGAACTGCGGGTGCGGTTATGAGCCCCCCCGATGCGGGGCAGGAGCTGTTGCCGCCGTGTGATGTGGATGCTGAGCGGGCGGTGTTGGGTTCGGTGTTGATTTCCCCGGCGGCGCTTGATGTGGTGGTGGACACGTTGAGTGTGGCGGAGTTTTGGCGTCCGGCGCATCAGGTGATTTATGCGACGGTGTTGGCGTTGTATGGGTGTGGTGAGCCGGTTGATCCGGTGACGGTTGCGGCGCGTTTGGATGCTGATGGTGAGTTGCGGCGTGTGGGTGGGGCTCCGTATTTGCATACTTTGACTCGGGATGTGCCGACGGCGTTGAATGTTGCGTATTATGTGGGGTTGGTGAGTCGGCAGGCGGTGAAGCGGCTGGCTGTTGAAACTGGGAATCGTATTGTTCAGGTTGGTTATTCGTGGCCTGCGGATGAGGATGGTCTGAGGGAGCGTGTTGAGCAGCTCGCGGCGGGTGTGTCGGCCGGGTCGGGGGTTGATGATGGGTTGGTTGATTTGGATACGGCTGTGGCGGAGGCGTTGGAGCGTTTAGCGGGCCCGGTGCCGCCGACGGTTCCTACTGGTTTGCATGATTTGGATGATGTTCTTAATGGGGGTTTGCGTAACGGCGCGGTTTACGCGGTTGGGGCGCGGCCTGGGTGCGGGAAGTCGCTTGTTGGTAGCGGTATCGGGCTTCGCGTCGCTGAGCGTGGTGTGGGTGTGCTCATCAATTCCCTGGAGATGGGGCGTTGTGAGATCACTAGTCGGATTCTTTCTGATATGTCGGGTGTTGAGCTGACTGCTATTAACACGCATAGGTTGAATGATTTTGATTGGGTGCGGTTGCGGAAGGCTCAAGCCCAGTTCCGTGGTGCGCCTTTGTTGATTCGGGACACGCCGAGTCTCACATCGGTGGGGTTACGTCGGCAGGCTGAGAGGCTTGCGCGTAGGCCACCCGGTTTGGGGCTTGTCATTGTTGATTACACCCAGCGGATGACCCCGGCTGATCCTAAAGCGGTCCGTGAGCAACAAATCAGTGAGATCACCCGCGATTTCAAGTTGCTGGCGATGCTCCTGAACATTCCTATCATCGCTCTTTACCAAACGAGCCGGAAATCGATGGAGCGGCAGACGCCGGATATGAGCGATTTTCGCGAGTCGGGCAGCATCGAAGCTGATTGTGATGTTGGGATCATTTTGAAGCTGCCTACGGAACCGGAACGCGCCGGTGAACTCGACGCGTATGTGGTGAAAAACCGTCACGGTCGAACGGGTGTGGTGACGTTGGCGTGGTCGCCGCATTACGCCCGGATCCGTTCCCTCGCACGGGGAACCGCAGCATGAACCCTATGAACAAGTCCGACGTATTCAATGGACGGATCGGCGGCGTGATGGACGAGTGGTACCCGCGTGAGTGTACGTTCTGCACCCGCGAAGCGGCGTTAGCGTGCGCGGATCCGGTCTGCCGGAAACGGGGCTATGGGGAACCGCATCGCCCGGACTGTCCGGCGGATCAATCCAGGCGAACAGAAGACTGCGTGTGCGTCATCGAATACCGGACGGGCGCGCCGTGGAGGTGAGTTCGGGTGTGGTGTTCCGCACCACTAGGGGGGAGCCGGTCAACGCCCGCTGGGCCTACGCCACCACGGACCCGCACGCGGTCACCCTCACCTTCCACACCCCCAGCGGGGGGCAGGTTGAGTGGGTGTTCGCCCGGGACTTACTCACCGCCGCTCTCCAAACCCACACGCTGGTCGGGGAAGGCGACGTCCGGCTGCTGGCCGCTGGTAGCCGCTTGTGGGTTGTTCTGCGGCCCCCTGGGGAGGCTGTGCGGGTGTCCTGCCCGGTTGCGGTGGCGTCCGCGTTCCTGGGCGCCACGATGGTCGTGAACCCGCCGTGCGTGGACCCGGCTTGCGTGGACCCGGCCTGTGTTGAACACGGCCGCACCCGCGCCGCGCTTGACGAGGCACTCACCCGGATCCTCGAGGAAACACGATGAAACGTAAACCGGATGGTTGGGCGAGGGACATTCCCGCTAAAGGGGAGCTGGCGGTGCTCTGCGGGGGCCCGGTGTATTTGGATGGGTCGTGGTGGTGGCGGACCGAGCTTGAACGGCACCAGCAGGCTTGCTGGAATGTGCACCGGGATTGGCGGACCGTGGCACCGAACCCGGTGTGTCGTTACCGACCGACCCCGCATCTGGTCAGTCACCCAGCTGAGGTCCATCCCGGTTCGGTAAGACCTGTGGAAGGCCGTGTGTGGGAATGGGGCACCCCGGATGCGCCCTGACCCGGCCCGGGTGGTCGCTGACATGTACACCGAACACCACCCGTGGATCCTGGGGTGGCTTACCAGGAAAACCCAGGACCCCGCTTTCGCTGAGGATTTGACCGCGGCCACGTTCGAACGCGCCCTGAGATACGCCGACCGGTTCGATGGGCGGAACCCGGGTGGCTGGCTGCGGGTGATGGCCCGGAACGTCCTGTACGACCACCACAAGGCCGCAGCGGCGCGGCGTGAAACACCCGTAGCGGCGATCACCGACACCGCCGACGACGAACCGGGCCCGGACAGCATCGTCGTGGACCGTATCCTCGCCGCTCTCGCCGCTGGTGAAATCAGCCGGCGCATCACGCGCCTAGCAACACCCCGGCAGGCTGAGGTCCTGCGGCTGCGTCTCATACACGGCCTGTCGATCCCCCAGACCGCGAAGATTCTGGGGATCAGTGAGGGCGCGGTGAAAACCGCGCAGCATCACGGCGTGGCTTGTCTCCGCGAATCGGTTACGACGCAGCCGATTGAGTACCTGACCCAGGGCGGCACCATCAGCGAGTTGGCCACAGCGATACGCGCGCTCAACACACAAGCAGCAGCATGACCTTTGAGAGGATGCAACACGATTGGCGATGCACCGGAGGATCCCCCCGAGACGTTACGCGCGTTTGCTGATGACCTTGAGGCTGATGCGCAGGAGTTTGAGGTGACGCATCCGCATGAGGGTGGTGTGGCGTACGGTTTAGGTCGCGCTGCTGGTCGGGCTCGAGAGCGCGCTGATGAGTCAGAATCTGACACCAGCTAGATTCCGTCGCCAGCACCCCCGATAAGATAACTAAGCGGGGGTTTCTTCGCAGCGCATTACTCGTTCAACCCGATCACAAAGACCGGGCTGGTAACCATGCCGCTCAATCAAGCCGAGCAGTAGTTCCAAATAAGCCAACCTGCGACCACGTAGGGTGTCTGTCACTGGTAGTGGAGGCGCTACTTGGCCACCGCCAGGACATCGCGGATTACCACGTGCGATGGGGTGCACTCTGAATAGCCCGTTGGGTCGCACGGCTGTCACGTCGCCGCATTGAGGACATGGGCGACGCGGCGGCCACGCTCGATACCGATGGTAGGTGCTCACGACTGCCTCTCGGGCGCGAATGCTTCCGCTACCCCGTACGCCGGGGACTTCTCGATGTTGATGATGTGCTTGCCGTACTTGTCGGTTTGCTCAATGTGGGCGTGACCAACCGAGTGCTGGATCACATCCCCAGAATAGCCCAGCCGTCGGGCTTCGGTGATGTACGTGTGCCTCGCCACGTGCGGGTAAACGCTCTGTGGGTCATCCAGACCCGCGAACCGGGCGATGCGTTTGACCAGCGTACGCACCTCCCCCCGACCTAGCGGTTTACCTGTTGAGGTGGCGATCAGAGGTATTGAGGACCCGGAGCCCTCACCGCGGCGGGCTGGTAGCCGTGAGATGTCTTCTCGCGTCGCCAGGTAGGCGTCAAGTCTCGTGCATACCTGTGGCGGTAAGGCGAAGAGGAGTTCCTTCCCGCCTTTGGCTACGGTGCGGAGGACGCGCCTACCATCTTGCACGCGCATGTCGCTGAGCTTGGCGTTGCACACCTCTCCGACGCGTGGCCCGCAGCAGAACAGTAGGGCGATGATCGCGGCGGTGCGTGGTCGGGTGAACTGGACGGGGTCGTTGTCCGCTGCGGCGATCATCGCTTGGGATTCTGTCGCTGACAGGGACCGGCTCGCGGAAGGGTCGTGGCTGACGTTGAGTTGTTTCTTGCGGCGGTTGATCAGCGCGACGGGGTTGGATTCGGTGTGCCCTTCGTGCATGGCCCAGGTGTAGAAGCTTGATGCGGTGGACACCAGCTGCGCGCGGCTCCGTTTTGCGAGTGGTTCCCCGCTGTCGGGGTGCCGGCTGGCATTGACCGCTTCGATCCAGGCGAGGATGTGGATCCGTTTCGCGTCGAGTAGGTAGACGCCGTTGGTGTGGCACCAGCCTAGCCAGGTGACGCCGTTGCGGGCGCTTTGGTAGCCGCGCCAGGTGCCGTTGGTGCGGTAGGGCCAGCCGATGCTGCTGGAGTAGGCGGCGAGTGTGTTACCGGAGTGTTCGAGGAGCCATTGGCCGACGAGTTTGAGTTCGGTGAGCCACCGCTCATCTTCGGTGGCTGCGGCAGCGGGAACGAGTTCAGCGGTCACTGAACGCTCCACGCGGGGTCGTAGTCAGGATGGTCCGCGTAGGGCAGCGCTAAGGCTTTCAACGTGTCGCACGGCGCGGGCACGTCATACCAGCCGTCATCCACACCACACGACCAGCATGTGCGACGGGTCGAGTCCTCGGCTTCATAGATGGGTCGCCCCGGCCGATGCAGCTTGAGGATTTCCCGTTTAGCTTCCACCTCGGCCAGCGCCCGTTGGGGGGTGAAGCAGCGCTCAAAGTTGCTGGCCTCGTTCACGAAGTATGGGTCACCGTCGCGCAGGACAGCTTCGGCCCGGGCGCGTTGCTCGTCTTCGTCGAGGCGAGCGTGGAGGAACGTCAGTACGCAACTCATGCGTACTTGGCTATGTCGATAAAGATGATGGCTTCCATGTTGATCTCCAAGTGATCGAATATGGCTCAGCTCGATCTTGGCACATAACCAAGATTATGACTGAACGGAGTGTTCGTGCACCCTCGCGACGAACTCAACGAGCGCCGCTCTCCGGAAGCGCAGACCGATCTGATCACGTCCCGAATCGAGGATGATTTCAATGAGATCTTTACGACGTGAAGGGCTGACCATCACGTCGTCATCACCGGCGGGGGCGTCTAGACCATCGGTCAGCAGCGCCAGGTCAAGATTCCAGCCTTTGTGGTTGAGCACGCTGTCGGGGAGCCACTGAGCGAGTGATGGTGTAGGCACGAGCTGCAAGTGTGCCGCATCCCGCTTCCCGGAAGACCACGTGAGGTAGATCAGAATTCGAGGTGCCCACGTGACATCAGGTAGGACCCGCTTGTCTGCGGTTGGATCGAGTAGTGTTGGTGTAGCAGTTAGGATGATGCTGTCATTTACCGCGATGTTCGTCGTCATCGGTGGGCGTCCTCGCCCCAGTCAAGCCCGGTTGGTTTCGGAAAATCGAACAGGTCAGGAACGTTCCCAATCGGCCAGTCCTCAAAGATGCATCCACGATTGCCGCAGACGGCATGGCTGCGTTCTAAACAGTCTTTGCATACCCACACGACTTTAGGTTGGAGCTTGCCCCGCTGCGGCATCTCAGCGCCGTTCTCGACCCGGCCCTCGGCTAGCCATTCTGTGTAGTTCTTCGGCAGCGTTGACGCTGGAGTGCCAGCCGACGCGCCCCATGCGTCCGCGTCGGCTCCGTACAGCAACGGGTCTGATGGATTGCTCATTGGTTGTCTCCGTTGATCGTGTTCGCGGTTCGTTTGCGGTCGGTGCGGGCGCGGATGGCTAGGCAGTCTTTGCAGGTGAGGTCTTTGTTCACGGGGCGGTAGGTGATGCCGTGCCGCGCCCACCGACAAACAGGCTCGAGGACACCACCCACTCTGGCGCCGAGGTGGACTTTCCCGCCGTGTTCGTCTTCCACATTCGGATACCGGGTCATCGCCGTGCCTGCCCACCTAAGCGCGTCATGGTGCGCTCCCGGTGTCCCAGCTGTAGGTGTCGGGGCCGTCCTCACCAGCACAATAATCGGTGATCACCCGCTCGTATCGGTCCCCGGTGAGAACACGAAGCATCTGATCAATCACCCACGCCTTATGATCAGCGCCGTCGTAACCCCCGTAGTACAGCGCCAACTCAATCGCCTGCTCAATACGATCCGGATCCGTCTCCGGCGTACTCACCGTCGTCTCCTGCCCCGCCGCCCACCGAACACCAAATCACCCAAACCGAACGGCAAACGAAGCGACAACCGGCGACGCGTCACATTGTAGGTAGCTGGGCCTTCGTGGACACCCCACGACGTCGGCCGGAAGTTGAAACTGTTCCAGTAGAAGCCGCCGGGCACGTTATGCCGGCGACGACGCTGCCAAAACATCACTCAGCCCTCCTTGGTGAGGTCGTCTGCCTCTCGGCTTGCCTCTCGGCTTGCCTCTCGGTTTGCCTCTCGGCTTGCTTCACACATCGCTGACCACTCGATTTCAATGAGCATGTCTTGAATGGGGGTTTCGATCATCCATTTGTCTGCCATTTTGTTCCTTTGTTTCGTGTGCTTTGGTGATGTGCCACCGCACCGACTGCCGATCAATCCCCATCACCGCGCCGATCTCCGCGAGACTGCACCCACCATCCACAGCGGCTAATACCGCCCGATGCAGGGAGCTACGTGTGCGCTGCGCTTCGGTCTGGGCAGCTGCGTGACGGCTCGCGGCGGCAGCTAACAGGGCCAGCAGCTGCGTTTTGGTTGTGCTCATAGGAACGACGGGGAACGACGACGACGGCTGCTGGCGCGTTTCCGGGTTGATGCGGTGCGGGTGGTGCGGTGGCTGATGAAGTAAGCGAACACCAGCGGCATCCACACCGGTCCGGTGGCGAAGATGAGGACGGTGGACCAGTCAAGGTTGATGGCTCCGTAGTATTTCATTCCGATCAGGACGAGGCTGACGATCCACATCTTCGGCTCCCCGACTAGTGTTGTTCTTGTAACACCAATCGTATGTGTGGGGATCCGACACAGCTAGGGGCTAATCGGGTGAACCGTTACCGCAGCATCCGCCGATGATCCCCCACGTCCAACCGCGACGACGCAGGCACATACGGCTCCCCATTCAACTCAGGCCGCTCCCGCCCCGCCAACAACAACTCCCGATACTCCACCCGGTCCAACACCCGCTCCACCCTCTGATTCATCGCATACCACACCAACCCCACCACCCCAACAATCGCCAACGTCAACAACACATACAACGCCGAGCTGTCACCTGTCGTGACCACCGTGGTGTGTTCCTGTTGCTGCTGCTGCGGCGCCGAACCCGAACCCAACACATCACACGCCGACACCAACAAAAACACCGCACCAACACCAACCACCAACATCATCAGCTTACGAACCATCCTCAATCTCCTGTCACTCGTTTATCCCACATACGACGCCCCCACCGCACATGCTCACCCTTACGCCCACACTTCTTACACGGCCGATGCCCCGCCCCGAACGGATTCTCCAGCTTCCCTTTACCGCCACACCGGCTGCATGTAATCAGGTGGAACACAAACACCTGAGCGAAGTACACAACCGCCGCCAGCGCGGCTATCTCCAGCGCAACGTCACGCCGCCCACCGAGCCAGAAGAACACGACAGCGACAACCGCGACCGTCATAGGCATGTTCATGAGCCATCACCCATTTCAGCCGCGAGCATCGTGAGAATATCGAGCCGGGTGGCGACAACAACCTCGTTTCCGTCCGCGTCAAGGTGGTAGATCCGGTCTGCGTCACTCATCACGTCGAGCACGTCTTCAAGGAACTGGCGACGCGTCAAACCACGCGGCCCGGTCCCGTCGTCGCGCGTCACGACGAGCGCTCTTGTCGCGGTCGCGCGGCGCATCGCATCGCTGTCTGTTCGGTGCGACGGGTGATGCGACAGCACCCCGGATGCGATCGTTTCTGTAGGTTCGGCCGACCTACACGTAGGTGCTGACCTTCACGAGAACCTACACGAGGGAAGCGGCGTGACCTGCGGTTACTGTCAGGTGTAGGTCGCAGGTCCCCGCTGTGAGGATCATGGTAGGTGGCGTGTTGAGCCAGATCCCGGCTCGCGGCGACTGGGCCTACGCGTGCTGCGTTCACGGCCGCACCTCCTCGCGGTCCCGTCGCGCTATGGCCCGCTCCAGCACTGCCCGCTTGACGCCGGACGTGACACCGGAGGGCACCTCGTCGCACTTGGGTACGCGTCCGTCAGAGTTCTCAATACCAAGGTTCATCCCGCGTAACGTGTCGCCGATCGCGCGGCCTGTTATCTGCGCGTACTGCTCCGGTAACTGCTCCGCTAAACGCGACGCGATCTCAGTCCAGGAAAGCCAGTTCTCCCCCAGCTGGAAAACGTCAAGCGTGTCCGCCAGCGGATCGCGGGGCTGGATCGCAACAGCTTCACCGGCGGCCATCCCATCCAAAGTTCCACACGCCTCACGATGCCTCCGCGCGGCAAGCAGGATCTTCTCCGCGTCCTCATTATCGGCGAGGTAACAGCGGACGGTGCAGTTGTCGACGGGGGCGTTGTAGAGGATCCCGACCCCCCGGTATTCGTCCCCGACGGGGAGCGTGGCCGCGTCGTATCCCTCTGTGTGTGCACCGGCCCCGAGTACAAGGTCAGAGAACTGCCACGACGGGCTCTTGAGCGCGAATCGGATGAGGTGGTTGTCGCGGAAGTCGGTGAACAACTTTTGCACGTTCCCTTCGGAGCCGATACCGCTTGGTCGTTGTGTCGCGGTGATGGGGATGACACCCACCGATGGGCCGACTTTGATGATGGACACCAGCAGTCGGGCGATCTCCAGTGCGACAGCTTTGTCTTCCAGGGTCAGGAACTCTTGGATCTCGTCGAACACGAGCACCCACACGGGCATCTTGTATGCCTTGTTCCGGGCGATCTCCCGAGTCAGTTTCCCTTCTGGGCACACATTGGTCGGTAGGTCGGATAGGCGCTGGTTCCGTTCCTGGATCTCGCGTTTCCCGGACCGGAGAGTGGCGAGCAGGTTCTGCACCGGGTCACCCTGCTTCCGGTCCGGTAGGAGACCGAACCCGTAGGTGTGTGCGACAGCGGCGAACATGCGCCAGTCGGGTGAGCCTTTACCGTCGAACACCGACAGCCGCACATAGGGGTCTAGCGCGGAGTAGAGGGCTAGGAGCCGCGCCGAGTAGCTCTTACCCTTCCTCGGTGGCGCCCCGAACAACATGGACCAGAACACGAGCGGGAACGCAACCTTGTTAGCGTGCTCATCTAATCCGAGGGGCGCGGGCCGCCAAATGTCCCGCCGCTTCCCGTCCAGTAGTGGTGTGCGCCCAGCGGGGATGGACAACGGGTCCACGTCAGTCACGAACAGCCAATGCCCGCGGTGCGAGTCTTTGTGTTTGGTGAGGTACACCTGTGAGGTGGCCACATCCAGGCCACTGGCGATGGCTCCTTTGTTTTTGAGGGCGTCGTCGAACCCTTTCCCGTAGGGTAGCCACACGAGGACTTTTGAGCCGGTGTTGTTGTGGTTGCGGCTCATCGTGGATCCGAACTTGATTTGCTGGTCCGGCTTGTCCGCGTTGCCCAGCCCGGCGGCGTAGTAGGCGCGGAGCACGGTATCGGCGTTGAGCTTACGGAACTGTGGTGTCACCACCGCCGCGTTGACGATTGGCCTGTCAGCGGGTCTCCCATAGTGGGCCAACAGGAGGATGAGGCAGACGCTGATGGCAATCCAGATCCACCACGGCGCGAGGAAAAACAACGCGGCGAGCGCGGCGATGAGGCACACGACCGCGAATAATGTTCGCTTGACGCGCCCTGAGGCCGTGGCTTGCCCGGTCTTGTGCAGCTCTAGGTATTCCTTGTGGTGATTGTTCTGCGCGGCGTGTTTGCGCAGCGGGGCAGCTTCGGCCAGAAAACACCACTGGCCCAGCGCCTTGGCGGCTTTGTATGCGCCCACAAACGCGTAGATGACCGCCCAGAACGCATACGCCGGTGAGCGAACCGAATGCACCTTGACCCTGTGCCACTGCCGGCCCGTGAACCGGACCGCGGTCCTCTTGACACCAACCCAGGTCTGTAGGTGCTCTGGGATGACCGGTTTGAATACCGGATCTTTGCTTGGTTCCGAATCCACCGGTACCGGTCGGCCGATGGGTGCATCGTCGAGGGCGATCTCGAAGCTGGTGTCCCTCAGGTCAAGATCAGAGGTTGATGGTTCAGCTGGTGACGAGTCACCCCCCGCGTCTTTGCGCACGGGGAGCCGCAGAATGTCAGCACCCTTGCCGGGACCGTCTGTCACCGTTTTCCTCCAACCACGTGCAACCTGTTCTTCTCCTCTGCGAGGACTTCTCGGATGACGGCGGCGCCGTTGCGGGGTGGTCCGAATCGTTTGTCGACGTCGGCGCCGGTGGGTGTTGTTCCGTGGGCGCGTTGGTCTCGGACCCATTGCCGTCTGGTTTCGCGGTCTGCGGGTTGTTTGTGTGTTGGCCGGGTGGTGGGTGGTTGGGTGGGTGTTGCAGGTGGTGGTGGGGTTTGTGTCTGGGCGGTTCGTGTGGCGGTGATCTGCGATTCGAGGTCAGCACTGAGCCGGGTTATTTCCCGTTGGAGTCGGGCGGTTTCCACGCGGGCGTCGTCGCGTTCTTGGCGTATCCGCGCGGCCTCAGCGGCGCTATCGGCTGCTGCTTGAGCGGCGGTGTGGTTCGCGTCCCAGTCGGCTTTCACCGCCGCTACCTGTTCCGCCGCGATTGTGTTGAAGTGCAGCGTGAGGCTTTGCGCGTACTCGGAGAGCAGGACAAGCAGGACTGGTAGGAACGCGTGGAACAGGACGAGCCCAACTTGCCCAGCCCAGATTGGGTAGGCGCAGTTGAGGCCGAGGGACATGAGGGCGGTGACGATGCGGACGGCGCGGCCCCATGGTTCTCGTCGTCCGAGTTGGTAGAGGGACCGGTCGCCGGCGAGGGCGGTGGCGAGGCCGACGTCGACGGCTATGCCGAGCATGAAGCCCCACCAGAAGGGGTCGCCGAGGGCTTGGGCTGCTCGGCCGCCGTTCCAGGCGGATGCGGCCATGACGAGCGCCGCGTCGGCCCATAGTCCGGTGAGGACAACGTGTGAGACCCCGGCCGTGTCGATAGCGGCCGGGGTGCGTTCGTGGACGGCTGCGGTCATAGCCCGCGCTTAGGGTCGGTGACATTGGGTCCGAGCGCGGGGGGATCAACCCTTACGAGTTTGACTTTTGTGGTCATGAGTTCATGCATCCGGGCGAGCTGCTCAGTGTTTTTGCCCTGACCGTGGATCACTGCGTGCCCCTCGGTAGTTGGAGCGCGTCGAGGTCTATGGGTGGCTCGAGCCGCGCGTACGGATTCGGCTGGGGTAGTTGCGGGCTGGCGACCCACACGTTCACCACCGCCGGCGGCTGCTGCGGGGGTAGGACCCGTTCGGCTACGGCGGGGATGGGGGCGGCGATTTGTGGTACCGGTTCCGGCTGGTAACCACTCTCGTACCAGCCGCGGGTGTCGTCCCTGCGCGCCGCGTACCCCACCGCGAACCCCACCATGAACACGACCACCACACCGAACAAATACAGCCCGGTCATAAAAGACATCGGATTAGCTCCCGTTGGTTATTTGAGTCCGTGTTGTTCGAGGAGTTGCGCGTGTTCCCGCATCGCGGCCCCACCGGGGGGTAGCGCGGCCATGGGCTGGCGGACCGGGGTGCGGCGTGGTGTGAGGGCTAGCCGGAATGGTGCGCGGCAGATGGCGCTGATTCGTGCGAGCCGCGTGTCCCACACGGCTTTGCTGGCCGCTGCTTTGTGGTCCGGGCGTTGCCACACCATCTGCGGGCGCCCCACGACCGGGAGCATGCCGTTGCGGAACACCACCGCATGCAACGGCGGCAACTGCTGAATCTGCGCGGGGGTCAACAGGCCACCAGCCAGGGTGGAGAACGCGTTGAGCCCTGCGGGGTCTTTCGTGCCACCGAACACCATGATCGTGGCGCAGTTCGTCAGTAACGTGCCCGCGCCTTTCTCGCCCCAGCGGTCCTGAAGTTGGGAAAATGATTGGGCGCCGATGTGCATGGTGATGTTCCGTTTGCCTAGATCGGCGCTCCACGATGGGATGGGCAGTGGGCAGATGGAAACGGCCTCGTCGGGGACCATCGTGAATGCCGGCTCGAGCCGCTCAAATGGTTGCTGATCGGCGAGACGTCGCGCGGTTCGGGTGATGTGACCAGCGAACGCGGTGATCAGCGGGGCGATGGGGCCGTCTTTCTCCGCGAGGAGGTAGATCGTGCCCCGCTGCTCGAGGAATTGTGCGACGTCGAAGTGACCGGTGGTGACGGTGGCGACGGTGACCGGGTCGGCGAGCCACCGAAGCGCGGGAGTGATCGTCATACACACGGAGCTTTGTGGGCGGCCGAGTTTGAAGAACTGCAACGCCTGGTGCGCGATCGCGGGTTCCGGCGAGTTCCGCAGGATGCCGAGTACCGGTTCGATCGCCGCATCGGGGTCGGCGACCCAGCGTTGGACGTGGTGCATGGTGGCCCCGCCGATCGCGGCGGCGTGCATGAACGCGGACAACGCTTCGGTGGCGCGCTCAACCCACTCTTGCTCTTTATGGCCCTGCGCTAGGGGTGTGGCTGAGAGAAGGTCAGCGGCTCGTTCGCTGGCGGTCCGGGGGTTTTCGCAGCCACCGAGAATGTTGAAACCGAGGGTGGATGCTAAGCCGCCGATGTTGGATGGGTTGAAGATGTGAACCGGGCCTAGCTTCGCGCGTAGATCAGCGGTGTTGCGCACGAGGTCGCTGCCAGTCGACGTGACGAGCACCGCGCCGGGGGCGTCGAGGATCGTGTTGGCGAGGCGTCCACTCTTGCCCTGGCGGGGTCCTCCGAGTGTGATGCTGTGCTCTTCCACGCTGGACATGACCCATAGCCACCCGGAGCGGATGACGCGGGTGCCGAGTTGGGTGATGGGGGTTTGTCGCCATCTGGCCCACCACGTTTGGCCACGCAGGGAGGGGCGTAGGACGCGGGCCCGGCGTCGTAGCGACCACCAGGAGGAGACCCGCAGGATCGTCCAGTAGTTCGCGACCCCGTGGTGTTTCTTCGCTTTGTCCGTCCACCGGGCCACCAGCGCGGCGGAACCAGCGCGACGGCGCCGCCACCAGGCGCCGTACACGGTGGTGAGGGTGAGCAGCGCGCTCACGATGACGGTGAGGACCGGGGCGGTGAACCACCCGACCAGGGCGACGCAGGCCACCACCCCAGCGCCGACCGCTATCTGTTTGTGTTTAGTCACAATTCGATTTCCTTGCTGCCGTCTAACTCCCGGCGACGGCCCTTCAATAGGGTGTCCTCCATGAAGTCCGAGATGTGGCGGTACGACTTTCCTTCAACGTCGTTTTGGTAAAGAACGTCGTTCACAAGCCCGTGCCCGAAGGTTCGTTGGATCTCATCCAGGGACACGCCGAACTCGTTTTTCGCGACTTGGATGGTGCATTCGCTGACACCGCCGAACGGGCTGGATTCTTCCCACGCGCCGTGGCACTGGCGGTGCCGCCCGCTGCGTAGCTCACTGATCCACGCCTTGGCGAATTGGGCTTTGTCTTGTATCCGGCCCCGGACCACGGCGGCTTTGTTGTCTAGCCAGGTCTTGGCGGTCGCGGTCTTGGATTGCCACCACGACGACGGCTGCTCCGGCCCGGGCTCCGGCTCCGGCTCGGGGTCGGTTTTGACCTCATCATCCGGGGCGCCGGGCTCGTCAACCGTCAGCTCCGGCTCGGCAACCGTCAGGGTGGACTGTTCCTGCTCAGCGACAACCTCAGCGCCGCTCGGGGGCGTGGCGTCGGCTTCTAGTTCAGCGTCAGCAGTGGGGGCGGCTAGTTCCTGTTCGTTGGCGACGAGTTCTGGTTCGGCCGTTGCAACGGCGACAGGCTGACCCAGTTCGGGTAGCTCTTGCTCACCAGCCACCAGCTCGGGTTCGGTCAGCGCCACCTGACTGGCCGGCCCGGTTGGTTCCTGCTCGCTGGCCACCAGCTCCGGCTCAGCAACCTCAAGCGCCACGGGCGCGGCGGGTGTGGGCTCGGTTGCTTCGTCGGTGGTTGGTTCCGGCTCCGCCAGCCCGTCGGGTTCGACCACGAGCTCCGCGTCGTCAATCCCCAACTCGGGCGTGGTCGACGTCGGCGCCGGATCCTGATCGAACTCGTGCAGCAGCTCCTTAGCCGAGTGCCAGTTATGGCTACCGGTGCGACCAGCCAGGAACTCATCGGCGCCGTCGCGCCATATCTGGGCTTCCTCATGGCGACCGCGAGCACGGAGCCCTTCAACTACGGTGTTGATGTCATCGCGGTATTCGGCAGACCTGTCATCGTCAAGTTCGGCTTCATTAGCGCCAGCGACGCCAGCCACGTCGTCTAGCTCGTGGCCCAGTTCAGTGTCCGGTACACCAACCGAAGGATCCGGCTCGCGTTCCGGGCCGTTGTCGATAGCGACCTCGAGCTGGTCGCTGACGGCTACGCCGTCCCACCGGACCTCGGCATACCGGCCGATTTCTTCGTCGTCACGGACCCGGACACGACCCGTAACACCGGACCGTACGTCCCGCACCAGCTCACCATCGGCGTACCCGAGGTACTGCGTGGGCGCTGCCGTGACTGACTCTTCAGCAACCTCCGGCTCGTCCGCTGGGAGTTCATCAACCGGCGCATCGGTCCCTAGTTCCGCGTCGCCTTCGCGGTTGTTGAGCTCAACGGGGTCCCACCCGCGGCGGTTTGCCTCGTCGGCTTCTTTCGCGTACGGCCACCGCTGATCAAACGCATCCTGCGCGGGCGCGAGCTTTTCGTACGCAGCCTCTTCGTCCTCGCGGAGAAGCGGATCCGTTTCGTCTAGCTCATCCTCGATCGCTTCTTCGGCTAGTTCGAGTTGTAGTTTCTCCCAGGCGCAGATGTATTCGTCGTGTTCCATACTGCGCCGTTCATCGTTCGGGTCGGCGAGGTGATCGTGCACACTGTCCAGCGCCCAAGACGTTGGCGCGCTGCGTACCGCCTCGTCGCAGCGTTGCATGACCGCGGCCCTGACCTCGGGGGTGTCCCGGTCGGTGCCGCGAACCTCATGCCAGTAAATGTCCAGCTGCCCGAACGCGGTGTTCAGTTCGTGGCGCGCACGTATATTATCGAACAGTTTCACAGGCCCATCTCCCGTTGCTCTTGTTCTCGCTTCTGCGCAATCGCCCGATGGTCATCAGCGCAGGGTTCGCACAGGCTAGCGAGACCAAATTGAGTGGTCGCCTCGTTTCGGCACCCGTGCTCAAAGCCGCCGGTATCTGACCAGCCCATATCGCACCGGTATGTGCTCATTGCCTCTCCAATTGTTCGTGGATCGCGTCGACGTTCGGTTTGGTTAGAGGATCGATCGCGGATTCCCGCGCCTCGATCTCCCGCTGGTCTTCGACGTATCGCCACCCGGGTCCGCGCCGGTCTTCCCGGATTTCCATCCCGCCGCACCAGGTCGGTGGCTTGTACTGTGCGCCGTTGTGGGGATTGTTCGGGCACCGTTCAGCGCGGTCCAGCATCCACTGGAGGTCCCGGGCTTCAGCGTGTGATGTTTCCCTGGATCGGGTACCAGCACCGGCTATGTACCATTCGCTGATACCTAGTCGGCTGAGTTGGTTCGCGCGTCGGACGGTGTGCTTGTGGGTTTCGAACGCGTCCCGGTTCAGTTCTTGCTGCTCATCCCAGATCTGCTGCGGAGTTTTTCTACCGAACATCTTGTTACCGCCCCCACTCGTTGTTGGCGCGGGGTTCGTCGGTGGCTTTGCGTAGCGCGGTGCACGCGTCGGTGATGTGGGCGAGGGCGGCGTCTTTCGCGTGCCGCTGCGTGCTACCGGCCGGTGTGGTGTCCATCAGTTCCTGCTCCGCCCGACGCAGCAACTCAAGAGCAGCAGCGAAACTCATCTCCGGGATCCCCCTATCAGTCACGGAACACCCAAAGCGTCACACCGGCAAGCATCAAAGCGATTCCTATGCCGATCCCAGTAACGTTTAGGCTCGGTACGGAACCGTGGGGGCTCGCTGCGGGTACCTCCCGCTCAAGCCACGTGTCCAACGCGTCCATCGGATCTACCCCAGGCCGGGCTGTTGCCGCCAGGAACTCGGTCAACTGGTCCCGAGGCGCGCGGAAAACCGCCCACCCGTCGGGACTGTCGAACTCAATAATCACCGAATCGCCGAAAACCCTGTCCGGGTAAATCCGGACATCACCCAACCCGGCGACGTCGTCCGTTGACAACCCCTCTTCCAGCAGGTCGCGACCCACCGCCCACCAGTTTCCGTGGGCGAACCCCAGCCGCACCGCGAGAGGATCACAGGGATCCCAAACTAATTTGACGGCGACGGGGAAGCTGTCGTCGGTGTCCGGTAGGTAGCTGAAGAGGACCGTGCAACCGGTCGGGGAGAGGTCCGGCACGTCGATGTTGTTTTTCATCGGGTCACCTCGTCCCACCGGTCGCGTGGTTCGATGTAGTAGGCGTAGGGGCTGGTTTGGTCCGGCGAGTAGCGGTCGAAATACACGACGTCTTCGAACGTTTCCACCCGATCATCCGCCGGGTACAAGCCACGCTCGTCGTGCTCGTAGGCGGCGGTCACGGCGCACCCGCCTGATATCGGGTGAGGAACTCGTTGATGGTCGTGACTTCTGTGGTGGTGGGGTCCGGGAAAAGCGCCGCAGCGAGTTGCACACCTGAGAGGCGTTTCAGTTCGGCGGGTGCGATGTCAGCGTGGACGGTGCACCCGGTTTCGGTGTCCTCGAACACGACGCGCATCACGACGCCACCACCAGCATCGGGGTGAGCCGGAAATACACATCGGTTAACGCGGCGATCAACCCTGGTAGGTCGTTGACGGGCCACTCGTGTTGGGTGGTGGGGAGGACGAAGCCTTGGCTTTCCCCGTCGATGTGGACTTCAACGGAGCGGGGTTCCGGGTCGTCGAAGTGGACGGTGTGCGTGAGCCGCAGGGTTAGTTGCTCGTCCCCGACTTGGACCGTGGTGGGTGCGGAGGTGTGGGTGACGCCAGCGTTGTCGGTGATGCAGTGGGAACACCATGGGGGGCACATCCTGGCCCCGTGTGGGGTGGTGGGGTTAGTGTTCACGGGTTGAATCCCTCTCGCTAGGGGCGTTTCGACTGGGCCGGGTTGGCATCGTGAGTGCCCCCGGCCCCTTTTTGTGTCCGGGTTGGTTGGTGGGTGTGGTCGCCGTGGCCCTCCCGCCTGACGGCGACCACACCCGGCGCGCGTCCCCCCTTTCCGTTGTTGTTCATGCCGCCGCCTTGTGGTGGCGGTTGGTGTGGCACGGCAGCCGTCGCCGCTGGCTGGCGGTTAAGCCACCCACGACGCCGTACTGCTCCCCGGCCGGGTAGGTCAGGGCCTCAGCGAGACACGCCGGGGCGACGGGGCAGCGGGCGCACACGGTCAGCGCCGCCTTCTCCCACGCGTACAGGGGGTGCCCGTCGGGTGAATCTGCGGGGCCGTGGAAAATGTCGGGATCAACGTCACGGCACGCACTGTGCTGACGCCAGTCGGGTGCCGTGAACGTGAACATTACGGGTTCCGTCCCATTTTGGGCGCGCTGAATACGCCGCACGTCGGCCTTTCTCGGCAATTGCGCGGGCCGTTTCCCGCGCACTCTCCATAGCATAAATCCATGGGATGTGGATCCGCAAGCCCTGTCTTACGGCCAGCGACGGCGAGGGCGATCAACACATGGGTTACACTTCCCAGTCATGTCCCCCGACCCGCGCAAACACCAAGCACGTCTGGCCGCGATCGCCCGTGCCTACACGCGGGCCGTTGAATCGATCAGACGGTCAGACGATCTTGCGAAGTCGTTCCAGCAAGCGTCTGACCTGCGTGATCTACTCGGAAAACTAGAGCAAGACGCCAAGATGCTCCGAGCTGACATAGCCGCCAAGATCCAGAGCGACGACCTGACGACCATCGCGGCCGTCGCCCGCAGGGTAGGTGTCACCCCCCAACGCCTGTCCCAATTGGCACGACAAGGCCGACGCCTAAGCGGCCTCCCACAACCCGCATTGGAGCCCTCTATGACCGCTGAGCCGCAGCCCATTGTCGCCGCAATCATCACGTCGGACCGTGGCCTGCTCATCACCTACCGACACGACAAAACACCCCCGGCTGGCTTCCTCACCGGAGAAGTCGAGCCTGGTGAATCAGCCGTCGACGCCATGGTCCGAGAATGCAAGGAGGAAGCCGGCTTACGCGTGAGACCAGGCGTGGAACTCGGGCGCCGCATCCACCCGAAGACCGGTCGCACAATAATTTATATTGCTGGCACGCCGATTGAGGACTCGGAAGTGTTCGTAGGCGATGACGTTGAGTTAAGTGACGTTCGCTGGGTGAGTTTGGCCGAAGCTGACGCCGCGTTCGCGCCCTTCGGTGGCATGTTCAAACCCGTACATGACTATCTGCTGGGGATACCCATGGGATGACATCCTGCTGGGCGACAACTAGGCACAAACGGAAGTGAGGCCCAGGGCGCCGATTCCCAGGGCCTCAACCAACAGCTCAACACGTAGGACGTGGAACCATCCTAACGCGCGCTCCATCCCTAACCTAACCGCAGCCGAGTGTAGACCACAACTCGGCGGGAAGCGTTAGCCACCCTCACGTCCCACGTGTCCATGAAGACACGAGAGGACCACAGTGTCAGCCCCTATCCAGACCCCGTTTGCTGCGGTGCCCTGCTGGGTTATAGAGCGTGTCACCGATCCTGTCGCGTTACGGGTCTACACATACATCGCGTGGCGGTACGCCAACGCTAAGCGTCACGCGTTCCCCAGCGAGGAACGCCTCGCGAAAGACCTGAGCTGTTCAAGGAGCACGATCCAACGCGCACTGCGGAAGCTAAGAGTCGCCGACGCGCTGATCGTGGTGCGCCCACGTAAGGCCGACGGGCACTACGGCGGGAATCTCTACCGGCTCCCGCTGGACGACCCCCGCGACACCTTCGCGAACCTCTCGCCGAACCCTTCCGACAACTCATCAACCGTCGAGGCCGAGCACGCCACCCAAGCGTCACCAGAGACGCATGGCCTCGACGTGCAAGAACAGCCTATTTTCGCAGGTCAGCACCAAGCGTCACCAGAGACGCATGACCATGCGTCAGATCTGACGCATCAAGAACCAGACCTACTAAAGCAACCAAACCCAAAAGAAGAACCAGACCCAAGATCACATTTTGGCTTGCGTGCCGTTCATCCGGAGACGAGGACGCAAGTTGATGACGTAGCGTCACCTAACGTAACGTGCGCGCGAGACGACGCCGACCACCCTCCAGCACCAAGGGCCGCGAGCGGCACGCCGACCACACCCACGTCCTGGCTAACGGACCCGGAACAGGTCACAGCCCACAATCAACACGACCCCGACCTCAGCATCGGCGACTACTTCATGGCCCGAGAACTCAACCGGATCGAACAGGAATACGGCGGCTTCACCACCAGCGAACGAGCGCAGGCACGGGCCTTAATGGACGAGCACCCTCCGAGGACGGTGGTCAGAATGCTCCGCGAGCAGCGCGACGCATGACAATAATGCCGACAGCCAAACACTTCCCTCCGCACCTAAAGGAGTCCTGTGTCGTGAACGTCACCGCAGCCACTGCCCCCGGTGACCCGTCCGTCCCCACCGAGGACTGGTACGCCGCCACACCAGACCTGATCGTGGTCCTCGACGGTGCCACGATCCGCACCGAAACCGGCTGCGCCCACGGCGCCGCCTGGTACACCCGCCAACTCGGCGCCGCGATCCTCACCCACACCACCAACCAGCCCCTAACCGGCGCCTTACACGACGCCATCGCTCACGTCGCCACACTCCACGCAGGGACGTGTGACCTGACCCACCCGGGCACCCCATCAGCGGCCGTGGGAATCGTCCGCGTCGTTGGCGGCGACATGCAATATCTGGTGCTGGGGGACGTCACGATCGTCATCGGCGCCGTTGATGGGCGGGTGTGGCCGGTCAGCGATCAGCGGATCAGCGCGTCAGCCGCCGCGGAACGCCGAGAAGTTGACCGGTATCCCATCGGTAGCCTCGAGAAAGCGGCGGCGTTGGTCCCCATGAAGCATGCTGAGCTGGCCGCCCGGAACACACCTGGGGGGTATTGGATCGCCGCGGCGGACCCGGCTGCGGCTTACCAGGCCACGGTTGGGCAGATGCCTCTTGGTGAGGTTGAGCGGCTCGCGGTTTTGACGGATGGTGCGGCGAGGTACACGGATCTGTTCCAGCTCGGTGATTGGGACGGGGTGTTGCGGATCTTGGAATCCAGCGGGCCGCATTGGTTCATCAATAAACTGGTGCGGGTCATTGAGGACGCGGATCCGTTGGGTGTGAGGTATCCGCGGAACAAGCGGTGCGATGATGCTACTGCGGTGTTCGCTGCGGTGGCGAGCGTGGAGGATGAGCGTGGTTGGTCGGGGTCGTTGAAGACGCAGGGTCAGTTGGATGCTGAGGCGGAGTTGTTTTTCCGCGTGTCTGACCCGGGGTTGTATGGGGATGGGAACTTGCAACGGGTGCGGGCTGAGCGGGAGCAAAGTTCACCGGTGGCTGGCCTAGGTGGTTAGTGGGCGCGTGTGTAGTATCGGCGCACCCCCCTATTTTCGGAAGCGTTGAGCGATAGGAGAGTGTCGAATGGCGCAGCGGGTGATCCGTGAGTTCATTGATGATATTGACGGTTCGGTGGCTGAGCGGACGTTCACGTTCGCGGTGGACGGCGCGCAGTATGAGATCGATCTGAGCAGTGAGAACATTAAGGAGTTCACTGACGCTGTTGCGGGTTTCGTGGAGAGCGCGCGGCGGATGTCTACGTCCGTCCCCGGTAAGCGTGGCCGTAAGAGCAGCGGCGCGGTGAGTGCGCCTAGCCGGTCGCGGGAGCAGACCCAGGCGGTGCGGGAATGGGCCCGGCAGAATGGGTGGAATGTTAGTGATCGGGGGCGTATCCCCACTGAGGTGCAGCGAGCGTTCGACCACGCGCACAGCAGTGGCCTAGCTGCTGTTGGTTAACCCCCTCGACGTGACGCGCGTGAGGCCCCCACCGGTAGCCGGTCAAGGGGGCCTCACTGCTTGTTTCCGGGGTGTTAGTCGTCCCAGTGCCAGGAGCGTCTGGGGTGGCCCCAGCGGTCACGCCACCAGCCCCAGTGCCCACGCCGGTGCCGGCCGTGGTCGCGGTGGTGGCGCCAGTCGTCCCGGTCGGTGGGGGCGGGGGTGGGTGTCAGGTTGGCGGTGAAGACGTCGGAGACGCGCACGGTGTTCCTCCCCAGAGGTTCGATGTGTTGGTGTCTGTTTCGTCACCGCCTGTCTGGTTGTTACCTCATACGTCTGTCTCGGCGAGTAGTCGAGCGAGTTCCTGTAGTTGGTCGCTGCTGAAGTTGCGGCGCAGCGACCGGGCTGCCGAGGTGACGTCTTGCCGGACGCTGAATGTTCGGACGCGGAGGCCAGCTTGGAGCATCGCCGCGTGAGCGGATAACCGTCCAGCGAGTACCTCAGCGTGCAACTCGGGCGCGTCCTTACGCAGCCGGCGCAGCGCCTTAGTAGCACTGTTTCCGGAAGGAGCAAGCGGTACATTGTCACAGTTGCTCCGGTCGCCGCCGTGTGATCGCTGCATTGCTTGGTCGAGTAGGTCGAGGGTGACGGCGTCAGCGGACGCCACCCGCCGCACGAGACTCAGGTCAGCTCCCAGCCCCTTCAGGGGCTTAGTGGTAACGAACTCAGCGAACGATCGTGGCCGGACAAGGTCACCGCGTTTGGTGGTGAACTCTCGCCACGCTTCCTGCTCAAGGATGCGACGCAGCAATGCTGGTCCGGTGCTGAATGCGTGGGCCTCGTCGCGGAGCAGGGCGCCCATGTGGTCGATGAGGTTGGCGTTGGCGGCGAGTTGGTCAATGGTCATAGCTCGGCCAGCCACTCGGCTAGATAGCGGAGGGTTCGTTCTAGGTCGTCGATGGAGGCTTTGGCGCGGGCCGGGAAACCACTACGGAGGAGTTGCGTGTTGACTTCTTGTGGATCGTGCCCTGCGCGGTAGGCGACCTTACCCACGAGGGTTTTGATCTCGGCTCGTAACAGCTTCTCACGCCGCGCCCGCGGCTCCCTCGGTGGCGCGGGCGTGACCGTCACTTCATAGGCAGGAGCCATCTGGTCGGCTAGCAACTGGTCGAGCACTGGAACCAGATTGATCGCGTAGCGCTCCGGCAACCCAAGCTTTCGGCATTGCGCTTCGGCTTGAGAATACCGGTCAGCGGCTGTGCCCTCACCACCATAAATCGCCTGCGAGAACACCGGTTCCGAGGCGGACAGCGGCTGACGCAGCTCGAACAGCTGCTGCCCTGCGCGGGCCTCCGCCCTTGTCTTATCGTCCCGCTCAGCCTCTAAGTCAAGTTGGTGACGTAGCTCCTCCTCAATCGCACGAGCGTGAGCCATGAACGCTGGGACGGCAGGGATGAACAGGCGAGCGTTGACCTCTTCCCCCGGCCTGGTTCGGACGAACCGGCCGACGACCTGCCGGAAAAACAACGGTGTCTTAGCCTTCGCCGCATACACACCCACTAGCAGCCGGGGAATGTCCACACCCTCGGAGACCATCTTGACAGCAACCAGCCATCGATTGTGGTTGCGGCTGAAGGAGTCGATGTTGTCCTTGGCGTCATCATCCTCGGAGATGGCCAGGGTGGGTTCCTCGCCGGTGATATTGCGAAGGAGCCGCGCGTATTCTTTCGCTAGCCACTGCTCGTGGGCAACCACCAAGCCGCCAGCATCGGGAACCTCTTCGCGCAGCTCAGTTAGAGCTCTGTTCGCTTGGTCAAGCAATGATGGTATCCACCTATGCGAAGGTGCCAGAACAGCATCAAGCGCTGCTGACATGTCACGGTCGGACAAGTCAGCGCCCAGCCCAGCTTCGATGATCCGGCCGCAGTCAGCCCAACGGGCCTCACCGTCGTAAGCATGGAATTCAACGCGTCGGCACACACCATCGGCGACAGCCTCACCGTATTCGTAGCTTGAGTTAACGATGACACGTCCGTCCGGGCCGTAACCAACGAACGGGATGGGACTGCTGGGGTTTCGCCGCCATGGTGTGCCCGTCAGCGCGAGCCGGTATGTGGCGTGCTCCACAGCGTGCGACAGGGCGACACCCCAGGACTCGTTGTCCCCGGCGTGGTGGATTTCGTCGAGGATCGCGATGGTTGGTGTGCGGGTCGAGCGGCGAACTAACTCAGCTCCAACACCGACGGCTAACTGGGCATAGGTGACAACGCAGCCGTGGTAGCCGTCTTTGTCGTAGTCCTCTGGTTGCGCTACAGGCATGAGGTCCAGGCCGCGAGCGGCAGCGGCATCCACCCACTGTTGCCGTAATGGGTCCGTGGGTACCACCACGACGACGCGTTGCACGGCACCGATACGTCGTTGTTCAACGGCTAGATCCAGAGCGAAGCGTGTTTTCCCGGCACCTGGTGTAGCGCAGACGAGGAAATCTCGGTAAGCATGCGCTGCGAATGCGGCAGCAGCTCGGGTTTGCCAAGCACGCGGCTCTGCGATCATGACGTTTCCCTTCTGCACGTTGCACGGGGGACACAGCGCCTGGCCGTTGACGACGTCAGTGCCGCCGCCTGCGGAATGGGGGGTGATGTGGTCGGAATGCCAACCGGACTGAAGTGCCGCGCCGCAGTTGGAGCAACGTCCATCAGCGGCGATGTAGAGGACAGCCCGTTCGGTCCGGTTGAACCGCCGCCGCTCGCTCATCCGGACCGCAGCTGGTGCTTGCGCGGGCGGTCCACCCTAGGGATGGGTGTGGTTGACGCTGTTGATGATGTAGGCCCAGCCCAGCATGTAACTAGCGACGCCGCAGCAGACGATGAACACGACCACCGCTAGGTAGAACGTCCACGGGATCCGCGGTGGCCCGTTCATGATCCAGCGCACCCGTTCATGATCGGCTGGTGGGGATGAGTGGGGTGACGTCGTTGGCGCCGAATGTCCCCCACTGGGCGTTGTGCCATAAAACAGGAAAAGTGCCGATTCGGGCGGGGAGCGCGTCGGGGTGGTAAGGCTGCACTTCGCCGATGGCGCCGTCTGTGCGGCGCCGCACCATGGTGTGTGGCGGCAGCGGCTCCGGGTAAGAGATGTTAGCCCGCGTGATGCGGTTGCCGGGGCGTAGCTGTCTGGTCATTGTTGGTGTTTGAGTTCTTGTTGGTAGAGCCGGTGCATGTCTTCGGGGTGGAGTTTCGCGAGTTTGCGGAGCGCCCGGATCCGGGCGTACTGGGTGCGTTGCTGCGCGGCGTGTTTGTCGGGGTTGCTGCGGCGCCAGGCGGTTTGGTAGGCGCTGTTCGCGAGGACGCAGGCGTCGCAGGGCGGTTCACCGTTTTTGCGGTGCCATTGGTAGCCGGCGTACGACCCGTGTTTGGGCTCTTCGGTGGTGGTCATCGGCGTCGTCCGCGGATGGTCAGTAGGGGCATGGTGATTTCCAGAAGTGCTTGATGGGGTAGCGAGTCGAGGATTTGGTCGAGGTCGTTGAGGACACGTTTGCGTCGTCGGCGGGCGGCGATTTCGCTGGGGTACCAGGAGAAGATCAGCGCCCGGAGCCGGGCTGTGTCGTGTCGGTAGGTGATGAGTTTGCGTCGGTGGCAACCTCCCCCAAGCATGTACGTTTTGTCCTTTCGTGCCCCGGGGTTGCGGGCGGTTGTGCCCCCCGGGGCTGCTGGGGTGTCCCTTCTTTCTGGGGTTGTGTCCCTCGGAGTGGGCCCCGGGCCCGGTGGATCGGTAGGGGGGCGAAACGCCCGGACCCGGGGGTTCTCGGAGGGTGCCGCATTCCGGTCTCAGAGGCCAGCATGTGCCGTCATCGATCGGACCGGCTTACCGTAAATCCCAGGGCGGGGATTAGCCACCGCAAAGCGTGTGAGCGACCGCCGGCGCGGTGGGGGTGGGCGGGTACCCTGCCGGGCAACCAGCGGCCTGAGCAGCGCGTCTAGCCCCGTATCAGGGGGTTCAGGTCAAGGGCTGCGCATTCACCGGGAAGGGGGTCACGGGGTGGTTGGCAACCGTTCGGGGGTGGGGTTGCGGGGTTGGTGGGAGCGTGTCGTGTCCCGCTGGCAGCGGGAGGAACGGTTAGAGCGGCTAGTCACCCGCAGGACGGGTGGGCGGCACCGGCGGCGGCGGACCGAGTGACCACCACGGACCGGCTGCTGCTGTCTGGGCTGGCGCTGCTGGTTGTTCAGGTGGTGCGGCTCCCCCCAGGCGACCCGGTCGCGCAGATCACCCAACTCGTGTGGCTCGGGGTGAACGTGGTGTGGGCGCTGGTGGTGCTGCTGAGGTGTCGCACCAAACCGGGGGTCGTGTCGGGGTCGGCGCCGCCGCAGGTGCGGCTCGTGGAGGACCAGCTGGAGGCGTTCAGAACCGCGGGGTTCACCGACACACAAGCCCATGAGTTGATGCAGGAAGCGATGCGGACCGCGATCAAAGCCCAAGGGGGGTGGCAACCATGACCGAGCAGCTCGAAACCGGGCCAGCGCGGTTGGATGAACACCCCACCGTTCCCATCCCGGTGTTGGGGAAGCACCGGCGGCTGGACCCGGGGTCGTGGCATCCCCACGTCCTCGCGACCGCTACTGCCCGGTTGAAGGTGATCGCCCTCGGGCTTGGTCTTGTGTTGGTGGGTGGGGTGTTCGTGGTCGCTCCCTCGTTGACCGCCGCCCACCGACCGTTGCCGCAGGAGCCGATCGGTGTCCCGACTGTCCCATCGTCTGCTGTCCCGCCGTTGTCGGTGGTGTCACCCCCCCCACCTGACGCCGCGTCCCCCGCTGCACCTGATACATCGGCCCCCGCCCAGCCCCGGCGTGCCCCGGCACCCGCGCCAACCCACCACCCGGCGACAACAACCCGCTCCCAACC